GACGCGGAGTCACTGTCATGAACCACGAGTCGGTCCGTGTCGAGATCCCGAGCGACCTGCTGCCCCTGGTGTACCTGGTGGCCGAAGACCGCGATGTGTCGCCTCACACCGTGGCTCTCGCCTGGATGATCACCGGCGCCGAAAAGGCTGTCACGGTCGACGACATCAAGGACATGGCCGCACGACAGGGTGAGCGGGTCAGCGCCAGGTTCTTGAACTTCCTCAGCGAGCATGCCGCCACCTGCAAGAAGTGGTTCGGACGACGATGACGACCTACCGGCAGAAGGCTCAGATCGCCTTCGTCATTTCCATGTTCGCCGCCGTGATCAGCCTGGTCTCGTGGGGAATTGACAACCGCCTACAGGACGAAAAGAGTCCTCGGCCCTGCCATTCACCCGTCGACTACAATTATCCTGATGGATCACTGTCACACACCTACACTCACACTGCAGGAGGACTATAGGTTATGAGTGACAAGCCCGCGACAGAGGTTCTTGTCGAGCCGGTCGCTGACGTCTTCAAGACCCCGCACTCTTCCCCACATCATCAGCAGATCGCTCTGGATGGGTTGATCTATCTCAGCGAGGTGGGCAGCACCCTGCACGGGGTGAGCACCGACGCCACCAACGATGACATCGACGAGATGGGCGTCGCCATCGAGCCGCCCCGCTGTGTGATCGGCTTCGAGCAGTTCGACCTGTACGAGTACCGGACCAAGCCGGTCGGTGTGTGCTCGCAGGCGGGCGATATCGATCGCACGATCTACAGCCTGCGCAAGTACGCCAGGATGTTGGCCGACGGCAACCCGACCGTGCTCATGCCGATGTTCGCCCCGGCGGACAAGGTGCGCTACGTCCATCCGCTGGGCCAGGTGCTGCGTGACAACGTGGGGCATTTCCTGAGCAGGCAGACCGGCTGGCGCTTCCTGGGCTACCTCAACCGTCAGCGCTCTCGCTACCTGGATCCCGAGCGCACCGACACCATCCACGGCGCCCGCCCGGAGCTGATCGAGGCCTATGGCTGGGACACCAAGACCGGGTATCACGCGCTGCGCCTGGCCATTCAGGGTGAGGAGATGATGACCTTCGGCACCATCACGCTGCCGATGGAAGAGCACAACCGCGAGTATCTGCTCGGCGTGCGCAATGGCACGTACACCAAGGAGCAGGTCACCAACGCGCTGGACACGTACTTCATTCCGATCCTCAAGGATGCGATCGAGAAGTCCACGCTGCCCGAGCATCCGAACCGGCGCTACATCAACCACCTCATGGTGCAGCTGCATCAGGAGTACTGGACCGACCACGGGTGGGTCTGATGAAAGGGCATGGACATGGATCTGTTCTGGACAGCTTCCGGCGTCGGCTTGGCGTTCTTCTTGGTGCTCTCGGGCCTGGGCGTTCAGTCCTGGATGGACTCAAGGGCCGCGCTGGCCAAGGCGCAGGCACTCAGGGAGCTGCGCGAGGCGGGGTATTCGGTGCCCGACGGGACGCAGTTCAACTTCCCCCCGTGACGGGGTGGACCGACGGAGAGGAGCCGATCTGATGGCCGACGTCAACGCCCGGGTCCCGCTGCTGCAGGGCTATCAGGAGTTGCATCAGGACGACCGCAAGTGGATCGAGTACATCCTCGACGCTCAACTGGGCGATCATGTCCGCTACGAAGAAACGATCGCGTCCCGGCTGGGTCCGTCCGTGATGCGCCCCAATCCCTACCCGATCGATCTGGAGGGCCTGAAGGGCGCCCTGGTCCAGTACTGCATGAACCTGCGCCTGGCCGTGGCCCAGTCGCCTGACAAGGAGGCCGAATCCCATGAGTGATCGCGCACGTGCGGATTGGTGCACGAGATGCAGCACCGACGCCGGGACGTTCGTCCAGGAGAACGGCGAGTTGATGCATGCGACTGGGGCGGAGACCGCGTTCCATCCGGCAGAACGCCTTCCGGCGACGAAGGTGTTCCCTGTGGTTTCCGATGAGACCAAGCAGGCCCTGGCCATCCTGCTGGGCGTCAGCACGAACATGATCGAGGGCGTCTTTCTGCGCAAGGTCGACGTGGTGATCAAGACCAGTCCGTCGACCAAGGTCAAGCGCACGTTGGACCTGGGCTGATGAGCACTACACCCAGGATGGTCTCGTTCGCTGACCAGCAAGAGCTGGAGGACTACGTCGAGAAGATGAACCAGGCGGGCATCACGCCCGATCTGGGCATCATCGACAGTCGGGGCAATCAGGTGCTGGCCTGCCGCATCGCGCCCGGCGGCGACGGTTACGCCTTTGTCTACTACGCGCCCGACACCGACGACGGCATGATCCACTGCTGCGGCTGCGCCGAGTGCGACCGCGACTGCGAGTATGCCCATCGTCGCCGCGACTGGCGTCCGTTCTTCCCGGTCTGGGCCCTGGTGAGCTTCGACGTGGACGCGTGTGTCTGCAGGACCGATGGCGATCACGACGACTGCCCGGTGCATCCATGAGAGCCGAGATCGTCCCCTTCCACGTCGAGGTGGACACCGACGCCGATGTGAGCATCCACGGCGATCGATTCATGGTCATCCCTGATCGAGACGAAGAGGTCGGGATCTGCGTCAAAGGCCAACCTGGCTATCTCTACATGCCGCCCGAGGCTCACCCGCAGCTCGACGAGGAGTCGGTCATCCTGCTGGCAGGCAACATCCAGGTCACCTGGTCGGTGCGCGAGTGGCAGGCCTTGACCGTCCGCATGGACGAATTGATCGCGGCAGGACGCCGTAGCCGTGAGGCCACATTCGGAGTGAAGTCATGAGCCCGTTCGAGGTCTACGTCATCATCGGCATCGTCATCGCCGTCATCACCTGGGGCGTCCTGGTCGTACACACAGCCCGTGAGTCCGACTTCTTCGAGACCATGATCTTTGGCGTGATGGTCGGCGCGCTGATCGCAGGGGTAGTCGGCTTTGCCTGGCCGCTGTTCTTGATCGGCGCTGGGATCGGTGCCGGGGTCTACCTGGTGACGCAGCGATGAGCCTGTTCGACACTCTGTGCGTGGCGCTGCTGGTCTTCGGCGTGCTGGTGCAGACCATGCACACCCTTGGCAAGTGGATGATGAAGCGATGACCGACACCCTGCTGGCGCCGGACCTGGCCGACCTCGTCGACATGAAGTCCCAGCCTGCTTGTGAGTGCAAGAGCAGTCTCACCGACGAGGACGAGTGGGAAGAGTGCCCGCACGCGGCCACCTGGCGTGCTGTCAGCAGGTGCTGTGCGCTGACTCTGCTGATATGTGACGACCATCGACTCTGGTATCTGGACTACGTCGCGAAGATGTCGGCGCGGAAGTCGTGGGTATTCATTTGCGGGCGGTGCCGGGCCACGATGCAGGGCAATCCGTTCGCTAGCCTGGAGCGCCTGTGACCGTCGCGATCGTCGTCACCTACTTGGCGGGCGTCGTGGCCATGGCCGCGATCGTCCTGGCCACCGAGGTACTCGACGAGCCGGTCTATGCCGACATGAGCGAGACCAGAAAGCTCTACGCCCTGACCTGCATGGCGTTGGGCTGGCCGCTGGTCATCATGGCCGCGCTGGCCCTGATGCTGCTCTACTGGCTCAAGCGCTGAAAAACACCGAGCGCGCAGGAATGAAATACCCTGTAGATGCGCTATAGTGGGATAGACTGATCACGCACACACTCACCAAGGGAGACCATATGCCCAGACTCATCACGGACAAGCGCGGCGCCAAGCTGGCCCGCGAGATCCTCACCCAGATCGAGGCCGAAGTGGAGGCCCAACTGGTACGCGAGTCGTCTACTTCTACTGAAGGCCCGGTGTGGAACCAGAGCGTGTGGGTCATGGTCGACCTCGACCTGCTTCCTCCGCGTTCATCGGTCGAGCTGATTGATCCCGCCACGATCACCGCCCGTCGATCGCTTGACTATGTTCCGAACGGGCACGCCGTTCGGTCAGGCTTGGCGGCGGCGATCGACAGCGGGGTCGGTCCCTCCTGCGGCACGGCCCTGTGCTTTGCCGGGCATGCCTCGATCATGGCGGGCGACCGGTATGTCATCCCGGTGAGACCGGAGGTCGCCCAGAAGCTCAGGACCGGAAGGGTCCGGCGCAGTCTGCGGCACTTCGTGAACAACTATCGGCACAAGCTGCCTCCCTCCCTCTCCGACATCCTCGGTTCGACAGTGATCACGCCGGACAACGAGGTGACGACGGTCGAGATCCGCGCGCGGGAACTGCTGGGCCTCACTGCAGGAGAGGCAGAAACGCTTTTCGCTGGCGGAAACACCCTCTCCGACCTGCGCAGGTACGTGGAGATGATGGAGCAGGGCCTGCACCTGGTCACCGGCAGGCCAAAGCGTCGGAGGTGGGCTCGATGAGCGGATTCTCCGGCTACGAGGCGAACAAGCTCGCCGACGCCATGGAAAAGCTGGCCCGAATCTCGCGCGACCGTATCGAGGTCGAGCGCCGCAAGGCCGCCGCGCTGGAGCGCATCGCCGAGGCCATGGAGCAGCGCGACCGAGAGCCGAACACATGACCACCATCACCCTGCACCAGGTCTCTGACGACGAGGTGGTGCGTCCGGCCACCGTCAACATCCGGCATATCCGCACCACCCGGTGGAACAAGCAGACCAAGCTCACCGAGGTCGGGCTGGAGGCCGTGCTGCACAGCACCGCGCGCATCTGCGTGCTCGAACATCCTCGGCGCATCTCTCTGCTGATCAGGCGGGCCCACCAGGCCCAGGCTGTCAAGGAGAGCCTGAACAGGGTTGCGCGGACGCAGCCACAGTCAGGCGATACGCCGCTGCAGCGCAAGCTCAAGGAGGCCGTGACACAGGCTCAGGCGCCTCGCGACGACGCCGACACGGCCAGCTACGAGGCCTACGCCCAGGACATGGCCATGAGCAACCTGCTGGCCGAGGCCAAGAAGACCAACGGCCTGCTTGCCGAGATCGCCAAGAACCTGCCCAAGGAGGACTGATGAACACCGAAGAGCAGTTTGTCACTCTCGATCGCGACGATGACGGCAAGAGTGTCCGCTTCGAGATGATCGAGGACGAGGACGGCGACGCCTTCTGGGCCTACGGCCACGTGCCCGGCGAGTCCATGGTGGCCGAGGTCAACCGCTGGCTGACCCACTGCGGGCTGGAAGCCGACGTCCTGGTGTCCTCGTCGGCGACCGTCGACCACGTGTGGGCCAGGTTCACCGACAACGAGCGTTTCAGCCTGGGAGAGCCGATCGGCAAGGAGACCGACGCCGAGCTGTTCCCCGTGACCCGTCTCTACTGGTTCGTGGCCTAGCGATGTCGCAGTCGAGCGAGACCATCGTGACCACCCTCGGTGTGACGGCCATCCCGATCGGCAGTCCGTCGCGCGAAATCCTGCCGCGTCCGTACGGCTATGGCGCGCACGCCCAGTTCACCATGAGAATGACCGATCAGGGCTCTCAGTGGGCTCTGGTCGTGCGTGACCAGACCGACCTGGGCCGTCACCGCAAGCTCACTATGGTGTTTCGCACCGACGAGTACGAGCGTGCCGCCGATTCGGCTCGAAGCGAGGAAAAATGACTTACGTTCTGTTTCTGTGGTTTGGGCCGCGCGCATACGGCGCGGAGTCGAAGTACGGCTGCTGGATGCCCACCGTTCCCCGCGTCGGCGACACCGTAGTGATACCGCGAGGGCAGCCCGACTACCGAGGCAACACCGATCCAGAGGACACCCAGCACATGGAAGTTCTGCGGGTGACATGGACGTGCGACGGTACGCCACACTGGCACGCCGAGGTTCAACTGCGGTAGCCCCGCAATCGAAGCTGAGGAAGCCGACCGGCGTGCTGCCCGATCGGCTCGAAGGAGTGAGACCTGACATGAGCATGCAACTGACCCTGCAGATCGACCGGGGCCGGATCGTCGAGGCCGACGTCCGGCGCATCGTGTCCCGCTCGAACGGGATGCACGTCTACCGCTGGAGCTGCGGCGAACCCGAGGAGCATCGCCACCTGGGCGGCACCGTCGAACACTACGAGCCCGACGGCGCGGTCGCGCTGGCCAAGAGGGTGCTCGATTCCTATCTCGACCAGGCGCAAGGGTTGCGACGATGATGAGCGACGAGTTGCGTGCTGTACTCACAGAAGCCCTCGTGGATGAGTTGTCCGGTTGGACCATCGGAGATGGCTATTACAAGTCGCAGGTGCCGTTTCACGAGGCCCGCGAAATGGCAGACACCCTCGTCGGCATTCTGCTGTCTCTTCCGGGTGTGGCGGTAATCCAACTGCCCAAACCCGACGAACTGCGCTATGGATGGTGCTTGCAGGTCGAACCCAGCGGCATTATCCGCGACCTGGGGCCTATGGACTCATACACAGCGGAGGACGCACGCGGATTCGCAGGGGCACTGGTCGCTGCTGCTGCGGTTGTAGCCGAGGGGGAAGACAAGTGAGTGATGTTGTGGAGCGCGCGAAAGCAGCACTGGAAGCCCTGGGTGATAGAGGGCCGTGGACTATCGACTCCGAAGACGGCGAGCCGATTATTCACGAAGCTCATCACTACGACTCGATGGACGAATGGTACGACGTGAACGGGGCGAACGGCGGGTGGGTGGCGCACTGCGAAGACCTCCCGGTGGCCGAGTTCATTGCTTCTGCGCGTTCGTTGGTCCCCGAGTTGATCGCCGAAGTCGAGAAGTGGCGGGCCGCTGCGGTCTACGCCCATGACGACAACGGGGCACTCCAAGCGATGAAGGCTGAGCGGGACCATCTCGCCGAAATCGTTGAGCGGGTCGGTGAAGTCGTGGACAGCTACAAGCTCATCGAGGACGTACAGATCCTCGCCATCATCAACCCGAACGGGGGCCGCGATGAGGGGTGAGTTTGCTGCGGTTGTGGCTGCAGGGGAGGAACACCATGGCTGACATCACTGCCCGAATCGCCGACATCCTCGAATCCCGAGGACTTGTGCAGCATGCTCAGATCCGCGCCGCCATCGCTGAAGCCCTCGTGGAGGAATTGGGCCTGGAAGTGGAGTGGCGGGCTGTCTGCCCCACAACCGTTTTTCCTGCCGAGGACCGTGCGGTGGCTCAGGGGTTGGTGGACATGTATCGGCGAGGGCGGGTCGAGTCTCGGATTGTCGCGCAGTGGGCTGCAGGGGAAGGAAGCGCGGCTGGCGATCCGAGATCTGTGGCATTCGAAGCGTTAATGGGCGCTGCGGAAGACCGTGCCGTTCAATGTGTTCGCTGCGGTAACGCTGCCTCGCGGCACGGTGAGCGCCCACAGGATAGTCCACCCGGTTGCGGATGGACGTATTCAATGGTCGTCCGGGCTGCAGGGGAGGAAGCGTGAGCAGGGACTTCTGGTGGGGCATGTTCGTCATTCCCGCAGCTGCCCTCGCCGTTGCCGGTGTCCTGGTCGCGATCATGGCTGTCATCTGGGCCTCGTCGAGGTGGGGAGGCGACGAGTACAAGCTGTGGCCGAAACAGTGGGGCCAGCGTGAGTCCATCGTGACCGTCGTCGCTACCGCCAAATCAGTGCGCTACCTGTGGATTCCCGGATGGCACATCGTCATCTGCCGAACAACAATGGCTACCCGAGAGAGTCGTCCGGAATGGCAGCGGCGACTGCGTGTCCAGCACGCCATCGGTGCCGCAATCAGGGCTGAGGAGACCGAGTGATGTCTGATCCCACCTGCGTGTTCTGCCCGGACAACTGGGACAACCTCGACATCCTGCATGAGCACACGATCATCGAGAGCAGGACGCACAGCCGGGTGCCGAGTGTGCCCATCATCCAGTTCGTGCGTCCACTCAACCCGGTGACCGAGGGCCACCTGCTGGTGATTCATCGCGAGCACACCGACAACGCCGCCGACGGGCTGAAGGGGCCGACATTCGCCAGCGAGTGCATGCACTTTGCCGCAGGCTATGTGCGCAAGAAGGGCATTCAGGCCAACATCATCACCAGCATCGGCCCGGCGGCCACCCAGACGGTGATGCATACCCATTTGCACATCGTGCCGCGCACCGAGGGCGACAAGCTGCTGCTGCCCTGGACGCTGCAGCAGCTGCGCGAGAATCGGCAGCGTCAGGCCAAAGAGTGGCTGAGGCAGTACGACGACTGGCCTGATGAGAACCTCTGACTTTCGGGACGATCCGAGGGCTGAGATCTACGGGCCGCTGTGGGAGGCCATGGCGGCTCAGGGCGTCGGTCCCCACATCGTGACCGCCAAGGATGGCCGAGCGGCGCTCTGCGGCGGTCCTGGGGCCTGTTACGTATGCGGCAAGGAGGCGTGATGGCCGCGACCGACTCACTGAAGGGGTGCGGGAGCTGAATTCCGACACGCCGAGGCAGGAATGAGCTAGTCCAACTGTAGGTTCACTACAGTATGACTATGAGCTTGGACTTGAATTTTGTAGATCTGCCGGACAAGCAGGTGGGCGGTAGCCGCTCTGGTCCTCGTGCTCGTTTGAAAGCTCTTGCCGAAGCTCTGCGGGCCCAGCGCGGCAAGTGGGCCGAGTGGCCCTGGGCCAACTCGTCGCCGTACGCGACCGGCAACCACATCAACCACGGGCGTTACGCCAGTCTGCCGCCGGAGGAATTCCAGGCCACGGTGCGCAACCGGGTGCTCTACGTGCGCGCCCGCACCGAGGAAGAGATGAGGCAGTCATGAACACCATCAGACTCCTGTTCCGAGGCATCATCGTCGGCCTATTCGGCATCGCGCTGGCCTTCAGCCTGCTCAGCATCTACGCCGCGCTGACCGACTACGATCTGCCGCGTCCCGGTGATTCTTCGGGCTCGGGCGTCGGCATCGTCCCCGGCGGCGGGCTCGGCATCGACATGGGCGGCGGCATCATGCTCGACCCGTCGTCCGGTCGGCTCACCCCGGGGGTTCCGCTGCCATGACCGCGTTGATCGCAGGCGTCGTCTTGATCGCGCTGGTGGCGGGCGCCCTCCTCGTCTTCACCTTTCGTGCCATGACCTTCGTCGAGTGGGCGACGGCCTGGGGCCTGTCTGTGCTGGGCACGGTGGTCATCGGCGTCGGCGCATTCCTGATCGGAAAAGGGATCGAACAGCTATGAATCTCGACGACCTGGCCCCCACCGCCTACTGGACAAGTCAGACGCATGTCGGGAACGCCTCCGTCCCGATTCAGCGCGACTGCCCGCGCGCGTCCTGCGCGGCCATGGGCATCCAGTGCAAGGACCGTCGCGAGGGGCGCCCGTGCGAGCCCGGCTATCAGCCGCCCGACAAGAAGCCGTAGTCATGGACGCCGACGAGCTGTGTCGTTTCCGGCGTCGACGCAGCAGCCACCACACCGCCTGGCAGCATCCCCGCACCAGCTGGCGGCAGCCCGCCTGGCCGCCTCCTCGCCCACACGTTGACGAAAGCACGCCCCAAGAGGAAATAAAACAACCTATAGTATCGTTACAGAAGGTGTAGTAAACTCCCAGGTATGGGGAGCAAAACACACCCACACACACCCACAGAAAGGCACACACACATGAAAAGCGCTTTGGTGGCCGTCGTGGCCGCACCCGTCATCACCATCTCCGGTCTGTTCTTCGCCGCCCCGGCGCTGGCCGGAGGCTTGCAGTCCGACGTGCTGTGTTCGTCGAACGTCGCCTACCGCAACTCGCCCGCCCACGCCAAGGAGTGCAAGGACATCTCCATCGGTTCGCACGGCGGCGGCGGCGGCTGGGTCGATTCCGACGGCGACGGCATCGGCGATAAGGTCGACCGGCATCCCGACGACGCTTCCAACGGTGGTGGTGACGGCGGCGAGTGAATTTGCTGGACTCGGGCCTGGATTGATTCCCGGCCCGAGCCCGTTGTCCAGCCACCTGCATCACGCGGCGGCATGACCACTGCGCATGTGTTTGCTGCGCGATCCACGAGAGGACCGGATATGGAACCATATGAACACTACGTCGCCACCGAGGATCTGCTCGTCGAGGGCAGACGCGTGGTCGCCCAGATCAGCGACGTCAACGACGATCGCGCGATCACGCGCAAGCTGCTTGCCGAGGTCACGGCGGTGGACGGAGAGGGTGCCGAGAAGCTACAGCGCGAGGTCGCTCTCCTCACCGAGCGGATGGACGAGCTGGGCAAGAAGGCCATGGGTATCTGGGCTCAGGCCCAGGTGCACGCCGCGCTGGCCCGAGTTCCCTCTGATGTTGTCAGCCGCGCCCGGGTGTATCAGTACCGGCAGAGCCAGTACCAGCCCTCCCGAACGACCGCGCTCGACAAGACCGCCATCCCACGCTACGAGACCTTCAGTGTCGGCGAGGAGGACAGCAACTAGTGAGCTGGCACCTGACTTCCAAGGGCATCAAGCGCGTTCGCACCAGCTGGCACGTCGTCGGCGCCGATCCGACCCCCGACGGCTACCGCGACCACCTGCTCTACCGGGGCACCTCGCGCTGGCAGGCCTTCAAGGCGGTGCGGGCCGCTCTCAAGGAGGACATGACCGTCACCATCACCCCTCATCTCGTCACCAAGTAGCACCCCTCCCTCTACAGAAAGAGATCCCCATGGCAATGCTTGCCACTGTCGTACTGGCCCTGCTGGCCCTTGTCGCCATCGGAGCCGTCATCATTCTGCTGCTCACCAACGACAAAGACACCTGGGCCGGTTCGTTTCTCACCGCCGCTGGCGCCCTGGTGCTGTTCCTGATCGTCGGCTTCTTCGCCACCTTCACCGTGGTCTCGACCCGCAACATCGGCGTGGTCACCACCTTCGGTCGTCCGGTCGGCACTTTGAGCAACGGCCCGCACTTTGTCTGGCCCTGGCAGAGCGTCGAGGAACTCGACGGCGCCATCCAGATCGATTGGCACAAGGACAACGATCCCAACGGGGACAACCATGACGGCGCGATCGTGGTCCGCTTGGCCAACAACTCCAACGCCTGGGCCGACACCTCGGTGAGCTGGGAGATGAAGCAGGACAAGGCCGACGAGCTGTTCCTGCAGTACAAGACGTTTGACAACATCCGGACCAACCTGGTCACCCGCAACCTGCAGACCGCGATGAACGAGGTCTTCGCCACCTATAACCCGCTGGGTCAGATCAAGACCGTTCAAACTCCTGAGGGCCCGAAGACCGAGATCGAGCCGGTGACCGAGTCGCAGCTGCCCAAGCTGGCCACCCAGGTCCGCGACATCATGCAGGACAAGGTCGGCGACTACGTCTCGATCAAGGAGGTCCAGATCCCCACCATCGCCTTCGACGGCAACACCCAGCAGCGCATCGACGAACTCAACCAGCAGAAGGCCGCGACAGCGGTGGCCATCGAGAAGCAGGCCACGGCCAGCGCCGAGTCCGAGGCCAACGCTCAGATCGCCGCCTCGATCAACAAGGACCCCAACGTCCTGGTCAACAAGTGCCTCGACATCGTGCGCGAGAAGGGCGGCAACGTGCTGGGCTGCTGGCCGGGCACCAACGTCGTGCCGACCGTCCCGGCCAACCCGCAGGGGTGATCATGGGTATCTCCAGGGGTGCGGTCGTCCAGATCGATGGCGCGTTCAGTATCGATCATCTGTCGGCTCTGGTGGCCCGGATGAAGATGTTGGGCGTCGGCACGACGACGCCGGTCGAACTCTGGGGTCAGGGCGATCAGTTAGTCCTGGTCCCGGCGTTCGTCGAGATGCATCTGCGTGAGCAGGGTTGGACGCTGTTGGTCGGCGTGCATGGTCCCGTCGGCGTCAGAGCTGCGGACCGGGCCAAGGCCAAAGCCAGGGACTCGAAGAAGGCCACGACCACGCGTCGTGGCCCGATCGGCTGGTTCCAGCGACACTGGAGCGGCGAGGCCTTCAAGGAGAAAGAGTCGTCATGACCTGCCCGAACTGCGACACCGAGCTGACCGACACCACCGAGGACACCATCATCGACGGCCAGGAGGCCAAGATGCACGTCGTTGCCTGCCCCAACGGCTGCTTCCGCAGCGCCACACCCGCCCAGTAGCAAACAACCACCCGGACGAGGATGCCCAGGTCGCTGGGCAACTCGCTCCAGCCAAGGAAGAAGGACAGCTAACATGAGCACGCCCGCGCAGTACCGCAAGAAGCCCATCGTCGTCGAGGCGTTGCAGTGGACCGGCGACAACGCCGAGGACCTGGCCGAGTGGGCCACGATGCCCTGCCACGGCGCCATCCCCGGCTCCGAGCTGATCTGCTTCGTGCCGATGGACGACGACGAGATCTTCGACACGATCGACTCGACGCGCTATGACGAATTTCGCGCCGTGGGCGCCACGGCGGCACTGTGGGTCAACGCCAACCAGAGTTGGCTGCCGATCAAGGACGGGGAGTGGGTCATCAAGGACCGGCTGGGCTTCTATCCGATCGAGGACAGCATGTTCGCCGAGAACTACGAGCCGGTCCCGTGAGCACCAAGCTCTACGTCTACCGCGTCCCCAAGAGCCAGTGGTGGGACTTCTACGCCGCCGTCCGTCGGGTCTATCTCGACGAACATCTGATCGCCAGGGCGGTACGCGGGCTGGCCGAAAGAAAGGCTCCGCACCGGGACGTCCGCCGGATCATCAACGAGTCGGTCCCCGAGTACGAGGTGGAGCTGCAGCTCTTCGACGACGGCGAGCACTGGATCGTCCGCCCGCTGGAGAGCGGTTGGTTCTTCACGAACCAGCACCACCGCTGGCTGGAGTTCGGCCTGGTCCCGGTCTTCTACGACGACCGCGCTGACGTCCCGCCCGAGCACGAGGCCAACAAGGTCGTCGCCGATTGGGTCGACAAGCAGATCGAGACGCATCGCTACCTGATGGCGCCGGTGCTCAACCGTGACGCCTTCTTCAGCATCTGGATCGATGCGCTTTATCCCAAAGCTCCGGAATGAATCCCCATCTCAGTGCGTTATACTGGGTATAGCACTCACGCAGAAACACTCACCCAGGAGTCCGACATGACCGCCACCGCCCCCTACAGCGTCATCTGGTTCGAAGGCACCCCGGATGCGCCGGTCAAGAAGACCCGCAATGGTTTCGCCACCTTCGACGCCGCCGAGGTCTGGGCGCAGACCCGCATCAACGGCACGACCCTCCCCAACGTCGACCTGGACCCGCACCGCAAGGAGTGGACCAACCAGCACGGCATGACCTTCACCCTGGTCGCCGGGAAGGTCTACGAGACCGGCGTCTTCGACGGCCCGAACCGCTTCGCCTTCATCGGCCTGGACAAGAAGGCGGTCTCCTGACATGCTGCCGCACATCGGAGATTTCCCGCCCAACTGGTGGCCAGGCGCCGACCGGATGGACGAGGCTGCCAGCTGGACCTACAACCGGATCGGCTACGCCCTGACCGACGTCCGCAAGGACCTCAAGCGCTGGGACCAGACCGGCGAGTGGCTGGAGGACTGATGCCCCCGACATCCGACTTGCGTCCCGACTTGCGCATGGGACGGCCTCCCAAGGGCACCGTCAGCTCGGGCAAGACGTCCGCCCTGACTGTCCGTATCCCCGAGTCCGTTCGTGTGGAGATGAAGCGCCGCGTCCGGCTCGGACTGCACAAGTCGGAGTCTGAGCTGGTGCGGGTCGCACTCGTCGAATACTTCGAAAATCATCCGCTGGAGGATTGATGCCCCGGACACCCGACTTCCGCGACCTTGTGATCGCCGACCTCTCCCAGTACCTGCGTGAGCGCTGTGGCATGAGCGAGGAGACGGCGCGGAAGGAGGCCAACCGGCTGCTCGACCGGGCCGTGAAAGATTTTGAGAAATCTTTGGAATCCGGGGAATGATCTCTCATACCGCTCCGTTATACTAGGTGTAAGACACAGACACACTCACCCAAGGAGCCCCGAAATGAATGCCACCGCCATCGCCCAGACCACCACCGAGCTGACCGTTGCCGACTTCGCCGAGTCGTTCATCAGCCCGCGCCGCACGCGGATCTACTTCGCCAACACCGCGCTGCGCTCGCGCTCGGAGGGCGGCAACGGTCGCTACCAGATCGAGCAGTTCGGTGCCCGGCTGTGGGTCCTGACCCACCACCAGGTGATCAAGGGCGGCGAGAGCAGCGTCGTGCGCCGGATCGGCCAGTTCCCCTCGAAGGCTGCGGCCATCCGCGAGGCCCAGCATGACGTGGCCGACCTGGAGGCCAACGTCCTGGATCACATCCTGCGGGCTCACTGACCCGGGAATGAATCCCCATAACGCGCCGTTATACTGAGTACACCACCACCACTCACCCACACAGGAGCCGAAATGTCCAAGGTCATCGTCAACAAGGTCGCCATCGCCCGCTTCCTGCGCGAGCGCGGCATCCCGGCCCGCGAGGCCATCTTCGCCTCGGTCATCCTGGGCAACGCGGGCATCGATCTGCCCGAGATCGCCGACGCCTTCGACGTCGCCGTCGAGAACCCTCCTCGCTTCCAGGCGGTCTACGACGCCCTGGAGGCCGCGCACGTCCAGTCCAAGTCCCCGACCGCGCTGGCCGACGAACTGGCGCTGAATCGAGTGGAGGCCTGATCATGGAGATCACCTTCGCCGCCGAGTGGCGCAAGCCGCACGACTTCACCGACGACCTGGTCCTGGAGATCGGCCCCTACACCGCTCGGGTGCACTTCGCCGGAGACGTGTGGGAGTCCGAGGTCGAGGTCGACGACGGTCGCTCTGTCGGCATCCGGATTTGGGAACCCACCCGTGAGCAGGCCAAGGCCCGTGCCGAGGAGACCATCCGCAGGCATGTCGAAATCCGGAACGCCCGCGAGAAGGAGTCCAGCGATGCCTAACCAGCTCCTGCGCAACCGCATCGTCGTGGGCGGGCCAGGCCAGCTGCTCGGCGCTATCGACGTCTCGACCGCCGACGCCAACAAGATGGTCTTCCGGCCTGAGACCTGCCTGTTCTGGGGCCTGGGTAGCTCCTTGGTCGTCGAACGGTATAACACCTGGGACGAGGCGATTTCCGGACATAGCCGCTGGTACAACAACCCGGCGCGCTGCGTCGAACGCATCCTGGCCTACAACGCCGAGCGTGACCGGGTCTACCAAGAGGAATACGGCAATGTCCAGTGAATACAGCTGTCTGGTGCCGGTGATGAACTTCGCCATCCGGTGCTCGGAAACGAACTCTTACGACGGCGAGGACGAGAACTGCGAGGCGTCCTGGTGCGCCGACCCGCCGGTGATTCGGCACGCCTCCAGCGAGGAAGCCATGGCCGAGGACCTGGAACGCGACGGCTGGCTGGTGCTGCGCGAGCGGCACGGCTGGAGCCTGACTTGTCCGAACTGCCGCAAGCGAGAGGGATTGTGATGGACAGGATGCACCGGCTCTGTCACCGGTTACTCCCTGACCACTCTGTCCGAAAGTCCGAGATGCACTCCACTTGGACGGACTACTGGGGTGAGGCCGGGAGGAAGCTCTCCTTCTTCATCTGCACGTGTGGGGCGGTGTGGCCGCGATGATGGACGGGATGCATATCGGGCGCAGCTGGGTCGACCACCCTGTGGAAGACGCCTGTCCATGCCCGAAGGCGCCGTGCGGCCTGGTCATCGCCAGCCAAGCTGTCTGCGATGAGCACCGGCTCGACGGCGGCAAGACCATGCGTCAGGGCCACTCGGCCAACCGTTGCCCTGGGGAGGCCTGATGTCCGATCCGGCAATCGAAGCGGTGGAGCGATCGCTGCCGTACGAGTACGAGGCCGACGAGGTCATGGCCGACGTCGCGGTGCGTGTCGCCCGTGAGGCGTTGAAGCCGGTTCGCGAGTGGCACACGAAGATGGCCGCAGCGTACGCGTTGGACGACCGTCCAGAGGGAGTGCTCGTAGAGGCGGTTCTTCAGGAACTCGCGAAGCTGATCTACACCACCGAGGAGCTTGGCAATGCCTGATCCAGCAGTAGAAGCCGCACACCGGGCGATGCCGGAACTTAGCAGTGCCGCTCCGACTGAGGACATGATCGCCGCTGCCCGTGAGATGGCCAAGCCGATACGCGCGGCGTACACGCGCTGGGAGAGCGCTTTCGGCGGACGCCGTGGAGATGTGCCGGAAATGGTTCAGGTCCTTCTGGAGGAACTTGCACCACTGATCTACAGCACCGAGGAGCTGGACCGATGAGCGACATTGTTGAGCGGACAAAGGCCGACCAGGCCCGCATCGACCGCATCAGTGAAATCCTGCACAAGCATCAGTTCGACTGGAGCAACAGCGGTACCAGATGTATCGGGAGCGGTTGCGACTGGCGGGGCGGCTACCGTCCACAGCACCACGAACATGTGGCCGAGCTGATCGACGCTGCGTTGTATCCCTGCATCGAGACCGCTGAACAACTCGAAGCGCTGCCAGACGGTGCGGTCGTTGAGGTAGTCAAAGGTGTGCCCGAGGTCAAGTGGGATGGCTGCTGGTACGCGATGACGTCCGACGCATTCGAACCTGACCTTCCGGCCTGCGTGCTCTACACCCCGACCGGTGAGACGCGGATCACACCGACGCGGGAATGATCCTGGGGTATATCAGGTTGAAATGAGTGTAAGCGACACACACTCACCCAGGAGCCCGAAATGTCCAGCATCCGCAAGGTCCAGGCCACCAATCCCCACACCGGCGTCGTCACCACCCGCACCAGCAAGAGCAAGGTCTACACCCACGCGCTGGTCGTGCATCATCCGGCCCAGGAGGCCTACACCATTCCCGCTGGCACCTACGTCGTCCCGAAGAAGCGCATCCGGGGCCGCACCATCGCCTCCTACACCACCAACATCAGCTCCGACATCGTCTACGAGGCCCGCGAGGCCAGCTGGAGTCTGCTGAGCTTCCACACCAGCTACGACGCCGCCGCCAAGGCCGGACGCAGCGAGGTCTCGCTGGCCGTGACCCGAAACGACGAGGACAAGGCTGTCTTCGGTGAGCACGTCGCGAACAGGACCCCCTTTGTCGACAACTTCGAGGTCGTCGAGGTCGAGGTCCTCGACGAGGGCTTCAACGCCTGAGACGCGGATCACACGTCCCGGGGAATGAATCCCCATACCGCCGCGTTATACTCAGTGTAAGACACACTCACTCACTCAGGAGTCCACGATGATCACTCTCGCCGCCGCCCCCACCAGCATCAACCTCTCCGACTACAACGAGGTCCGCCTCGTCGGCAACGTCCGCACCGGCGACGTCCTGAGCCGCGACGGTCACCTGCTGGTGGTCACCAAGGTGGTCCGCACCGCCAAGACCATCGAGATCCGCGCCGAGAACGCCAACGGCGAGGCCGGGTACGGCAAGCGCCTGTGGACCAGCAAGCACCGCAGCTCCACCCCGGTCTCCCGGGCCCTCGGCGACACCACTCACATCTTCCGGAAGGCGGTCTGACCATGGACGGCTTCCGCCTGATCGGCCACCTCGAAGACGAGGTCCACCGCGTGACCAATCGCCAGGCCGTCATCGCCGATCGACTGGCCCGGCTCGCCGAGGCCCGCAGGGCCAAGACCGAGTCCACGCCCGAACGCAAGGCGCAACGCGCCAAAGAGAAGGCCGCCCGCCAGCAGACCAAACGACGCAGGAAGCAGGGACGACGATGAGCACTATCAAGACCGACACCGAACTGGCCCAGACGATCGACGCGTTCGCCGCGAACGCCGTCACGGCGTCCGACACTCTCGACAATGTCCTGGAGACCCTCGATGGCCTGCTCTATCAGGCCGAGTACGTCAGCGAGACCGGTTTGCCGATCAACCGCAACCAGGCTGCCGGTGCCGTCGTCGAGGTCCAGGAGAGCTTGATCCGGCTGCGCCAGGCGATGGAGCAGCTGCGCGGGGAGCTGCGGTCCCACCTCGGAGATCAGTCCTGATGGCCCTCAAGAACCTCCAGCACTACAGTCCGGAGGAGTTGCGCCTGATTCTCGACGTACTCGTCGACGTCCACGAGTACGGCCAGCAGAATGACCGCGAGGAGATCATGGGCTACCTGACCCAGCGCAAGCGCACCGTGCGCAACCGGCTCAAGACCGTAGGGAATCAACTGAGATAGCCTCGTGTTATACTCAGTGCACACCACCACACAAACACCCACAGGAGAATGACAATGGCTCTCCCCGCTCTTACCTGGCGCACCGAGACCAACGGGCGCAAGAAGGTCGCCACCACCCATCTGCGCACCACCTACACCCTGGAGAAGATCGACGGCACCTGGGTCGCCCGGGTGACCGTCCCCCAGACCCGCAACCGCATCGGTGGCGGCACCGAGACCCTGGTGTCCGGCGTGACCTTCGCCCAGGCCCGCGCCGCTGCCCTGGACGACTACAAGCGCAACGGAGGTAACTGAGATGGCCACTGTCGTCGCGGCCTGGCGCCCCCTGAAGTTGAGTACCGGCTACATCCTGGAGACTCCGCGCGCGACGTTCTGGGTCGAGAAGATTAGCGCTCCCGGCGAGCGTTCCTTCTGGCAGATGAAGCTTCGCCGCAAGAACACGGACGACCGCACCGTCCTCGTGTGGCAGCACGATCTCACGGCCAGGTCCCTCAAGGCTGAGGCCGAACGACTGGACGCCGACTGGACCGAGGAGAACTGAGATGGGCAAGATCACCGAGAGCCCGCTGGGCATCTACCTCAAGCTTGGTGACACGACCGCCGAGGACGTCTTCTACCACGACCTGGGTCTGGCGATCCCACAGAAGCACGTCGGCAAGCCCAAGCACGACTGGGTCGAGGTGTCCCGGGGACACGTCTTCCGGCCTCGCATCGTCACAGCGCCCCGGGGCGAGGACTGGGTGTCGGTCGGCGGTGTCGAGCACACCCGTGCCGATGTCACCATCACCACCGACGAGTTGGCCCGCCAGCTCCGCCGGGTGGCGTACGTCTTGATCGACGAGGCCGACCGCCAGCGCAAGGAGAAGGACTACTTCGCCGAACAGCTCGCGGCCAAGAGTTGCGAGGTCACCATGCCCGAGGAGAACTGAGATGCCCAAGCTGTCCGAGCTGTCCAACAAATCGGTCTACCATGCCGCCGAGGTCGCGCTGAAGCAATACCGGCTGCTGACTGAGGAGGGATCTTCCTCGCCGCACCTCTGGGAGGCCTACCGCGTCAGCGCCGAGGAGTGGACCGCGCTGGCCCTGGAGCGGCTGCGCGCGGCCAAGGACGGCGGCACGATCGATCTACCCACCAAGGAGGCGTGATGCCCAACACCAAGATGACCATGATGCGGGGTGGCAAGACCGTCTTCAGCTACTCGGTCAGCATTCCGGGCACCTGGGCTCGAACCGACGACCAGCTACGTGCGGCCTGGAACCGGGCCGCCGTCGCTCTCAACGAGCTGGCCACCCTGATCGACGAGCGCACCAATGACAAGCACCTGCCGCTGCCGGTGCACTATCGCGACAACGGCGAGCTGTGCGAGTACAGCGAGAGCCACGACATGGCCTCCGGCTGTCCGCGCGGCTGTGCGAGCGCCAGGACCCACTACGCCAACGATGGCCACCTGATGTGCGCCGAGGAGGACTGATGCCGAGTTCCCGCATTTACGTCCGGGCGGTTGCAGTGATGAGGACCGCGACCTGCGGATGGTGACGAACCAGATGCTCCTCGACGCCCTGAAGGTCATCGAAGCGCCGATCTGCCAGCGGCTGGAGGACGAGTTCAACTCATAGCGTTCGGGAATGGATGCGGCTATAGTCTCGTTACACATCACGTACCACCCACCACACACGCAGGAGCACCCAATGTTCGTTCTCTCCCTCACCCCGACCGGCACCGTCGACACCGAGCGCACCGAGCACCCCAACCTCGTCGAGGCCCGCCGGGCCCTGACCGAGTTCGCCCGGGCGCGCGGGCTGCGTCTCAACATCAACGACACCGGTGCCGGTGTGGGCCGGGGCTCGCTGAGCTACGCCCCCTCCGGCACCTTCCACCAGGCCACCCACACCTGGGTCATCGACGAGAAGGAGGCCTGAGCCATGAAGTACCTGATCAAGCACGACTCCGACGTCCCGCGCGGCGACGTCGAGTTCCACGAGATTCCCAACGCCCAGCCGGATCTGTACAACCTGTACCGCTGGTCGGTGGATGTCTACAACAGCCAGTTCGATGTCATATTTGACGGCAATCGTGCCGGGGAGGTGATCATCCGGACCACCGACGGGCGGATCTCGTCCACCAGCATCCCGAATCCGATCGACGACTCCGGCACCGCCCGCCGGTACGCCCTGGCTCTGCTGGCCGCTGCCGACCTCTGGGACGAGCTGTTCCCCGACGGCAAGGTGGACAGCGAGGTCCTCAATCGGATGGCTCGCGAGCAGCGCGAGCGGTTCGTCCCCGACGAGACCGCCTGACCCCTCACCCACGAGAGAAGGAGAAACCCATGGCCCGATCCAAGGTGGTGTCCATCCAGGCCGCCCCGCGCCGGTCCTACAAGTCCTCGACGGCCAAGATCCAGGCCGAGACCCTGCGCAAGGCCTCGCGCGCCGGGCTGCCCTGGGAGGACGACGAGGTCGCCCGCCTCGCTCAAGGCATCGCCGCTGACGAGACCAGCCGCGAGATCGCGCTGTCGCTCGGACGCACCTACTACGGCGTGATGGGTGCGCGCACCCACGTGCGGTTCGCCCTGGACCACTGGGATGCGCTGGCGCCGGTGGCCAAGGACGCCCGGAGGAAGGTGCGCTAGTGGATCCCAACCAAACCCTCGGCGACCTGCGCGACTGCATCGAAGGCGAGCGCTGGGATGAGGCTGCCGAGCACTTCCAGGCCCTCGACACCTGGCTGACTCAGGGCGGCTTTCTGCCGACAGATTGGGCGCGTCGATGACCATCATCAATCCCAAGCATCAGTTTCGCCTGGTCTTCAAGACCTGGCTGGGTAACTACAAGGGCGAGCAGTCGTTCACCAGCGCGCCGCAACGCAACCTCGACGAGGTGATCGACCTGGTCCGCCAGACTCAGGCCAGCGCGCTGCATCCGCACATCCGCAGCTATGTCGTGCAGGAGAACCTCGCCGAGTCCTCCTTCGCCCCGTGCTGGAACACCCTGGATCCCTCAGATTGGATGGACCTGCTGTGAGTGAAGCCCCACTTCGCTACATCACCGCCGACGGCGTCCTTTGGGACGCGGTTGGTGTCAAGCACGGCGGCTCGATGGCTTTCGTCCGGGTGAGTGATGACGCAGGTCTCGGGCCGGGTTACCTGTCGCTCAACGAGGTCCTTCGGCAACATGGCGCCCTGGAGATCTATGACCCGATCGTGCACACAGCGCGAATCCTGGTGGCCGCTGCCGAGGAGGTCGGTCGCGAGATGTCGCAGTCAACTGCCGAGGATCTCGTCATAGGCCTGAAGACCCTGGGTCGGGAGATCGTCAAAGTGACCGACGACACGCCAGAGTAGGTCATGGCAGCGGGGAATGAATCCAGGTAAAGTGTGGTTGTAGAAGACGTAAGGCACAAACACCCACACACAAGGAGCCCCGAAATGACCGCCATTGCCACCACCGCCCCGGCCACCCACGACGAGTGGATCGCTCTGATGCTCAACTCGGTGTCGCCCTTCATGCGCACCGTAATCCGCGAGGAGTACATCATCGCGGCGGAGACCGGCGACTATATGGACCAGCTGTACCTGGCGGGCGAGGTGCAGATGTGGCTGCGCCTGGAGGCCAAGACCGACGGCCAGCTGGTCACCGAGCTCTCGGTGCTCGCCGAAGAGCGCCAGGCCTACTGGGACGAAGAGGACTCCAGCGAGATCACCTGGGAGGACACCGAGCAGTGGGACCACCAGATGTGGGCGATTCGTGAGCTGCAGGCCTACCGGGCCGCGCAGGCTCGGTACACCAACCAGCCTCCGCTGACCCACAGCCCGTTCGCGGCGCTGGCCACATGATCTCCGCCTCCCCACCCCGGGTGATACGGCCCCGGGGCGGGGAGGTCACCAACCTACCGAATACCCCACTCACACGAAGGAGCCACCACCATGGGCGCACGAGCCAACTTCCTCCAGACCGTCCGGGTCTACGGCTGGGAGCCCGACCCCCGCCAGACCGTCACGCGTAGCTGGTCGAACCGGGAGCGGGTGCAGGACCCGCATGCGTTCACCAAGCCCGCCGCCCACGGCGGCACCTGGCACATCTACCTGGACTACCGCAATCGGTCCAGTTACCACCAGAACTACGACGACACGCTGCGCAAGGTCGAGGTCCGTCACCGTGACGCCGAGGGCGAGATGGATGAGCGGTCAACGCTGGATCGTCCCGACACCTTCCGAACCTTCATTGCACTCTGGGAGGCCACTGCCGATCCGGCCAAGAAGAACGGCGGTACTCTGCGCGACCGGGCCACCCTGCTGGTGGCCGACGTCGACCTGGTGATGTGGCTGGCCGCCGAGATCACGCACAAGCATGCGCTGGAAATGAAGGCCGAGAGCGATCGCCGCGAGCAGGATCGCCGTGAGCGTGACCGTCCGCTGCCGCTGACGCCGGAAGGCCAGAAGAGCTGGTGGGAGGTCAAGCGCAGTCTGTACGACGCCGCCGACCACATCTACAAGTCCGACGGCAAGAGTGATCTGGCCGCGCTGATCGTGGCCGCGCGCCGGGCCCTGGCCCGCGTCGAGGACGCTGTCAACGCCGATGTGCAGGCGCAGATCGAGGCCCTGGAGGCGGTGACAGCATGACCGACTTCATCGCGTACTCCGAGGAGCCCCTGGGCTACGACGACATCGTCGCCTACCAGTCCTTCGACCCGCCCACCGACCAGATCCCCGTGGTTTCCGAAGCGATGGTCGACGCCTACCTGGCACTGCCGTGGTGGCGGCGCCTGGCCGTCGACTTCGGCCTCGTCGACCCACTGACGCTGGTGACCTGATGGGCGCACAGCTGACCCCCGCCGAGCTGGCAGGCGCGGCGATGAGGCCGCGCTATCAACAGCTGACGCCGGTCGTCGACTATCAGACCGCACTGCACCGGTTCCTCCTCGAAGAGCTGCCGCCGGACACTGTCTTCGACGTCGAGCACGTCAATCTGGGACTGCAGCTGATTATCGAGTTCAACCGTGACATCTGGCCGCACCGAGTCCCGACCAACTGGGAGCTGGTGCTGGCCGATCGTGCCGGACGTCTCGAAGAACGCATCGCCGAGATCGAGGCCGAGTATCAACACAGCAAGGAGACACGATGACAACCTCAGTTGTCTACAACCAGCTCCAGATGGAGCTGATCACCAAGGTGACCGAGGCCATGGAGCGCAACGGCTGGTCCCAGGGCGACTTGGAGCGTCGTTCGGGTGTGACTCAGCCCAACATCAGCAACCTGCTTGCCGGGAAGCGTCTGGGGACGCTGCACACCTGGAACAAGCTGCTGCGCGCGATCGAGGCGCCGTGAGCAAGCTGACGCCCACCCAGGAACTCATTCTGGAGGTGCTCGCCGCGCGCAGCCGTCTGGGCGAGCAGTTCTGGACCTTCCCGACCCGTACGGCACTCGTGCGGGCCGCCAGGAGCCTGGAGAACACCGGATTCGTCTGGTGTGACACCGCGCCGACGCCGCGCAGCTTTCGCGTCGGGCTTACCGAGCAAGGCCAGCTGGCCTGCATCGATCCCGGCTACACCCCACCTGTGGAGCGCACCAGCACCGAGAGCGTCCGCAGGCGGATGCACGAGGCTGTCGATCGCGTCCTGGACGGCCTCTGATGGAGTTTGTCTTCTTCGACGAGTTGACCCCTCAACAGCAGGAGGCGTGGCTGCAGGGGGACGCTCTGGACATGGCACACCGCTGGCTGCGGGGTCGGCGCCAGCGCGAGCTGCTGATCAAGATGTTCTACCACGAGAAGGTCTACGGCCCGCGTGGTTCGCGCTGGGGCTACAGCGCCGAGTCGCGCCGGATACTCGCCGCCCTGCTTCGGCACAGCCTGGTGATCAAGTGCGACAGCGCGGTGCCGCCGGAGCGTCCGGGCAAGCAGCTGTGGCGTCTGAGCGACATGGGCCGACGGTGCGCCAAGATCATGATCGAAGAGAAGCTGTGACGCAGGACACATAACCCCAAGGAATGATTCGCCCTATAGCAAGGTTATAGTGGGTGTAGCACCGAACATCGACAACTCAAGAGAGCATCTGGACCACCGAGGCACCGTGCAATTACCCCTGTGAAACATCCCCTGACGGCTAACGACCACGACCTCACCCCAGAGACCGGACCGAAAGGCCCCATCGCGATACACCCCAGCCACGTGTGGCGGGGCCGGTGGGAACCAGCCCCAGAGAAGCCGGAGACGGGCGTGAGGCGACCCCTGAACGAAGGGATGCGGAGGGCGAAATCCGCCGCGAGAGAAGGTGAGGCCAAGAGCCATCGAGCGCGCCGACGGGCGCGGGAAGGATGGACGAGCGCCGCGTCAAACAGACAGGTCTAGTACCGATGGTAGCCGGGGAGTGCGCACGAACCGGGGAGACTAGGGAACGAAACCGGCTGGCCAGATGCTCCCTTGGGTTGTCGATGTCGGCACTCAACCGCCACCCACCGAAAGGAGGGCCGCATGGCCCACAATGATCTGGTCAAGCTCGCCAGCGAAGCCAACGAACGCGCGCTGTATCTGCGCGAGCAGATGGAGGCCTGGACCTACATGGCCCCGGCGGGCATCGTCGAGCTGCTGGCCGCTGTCGACGCTCTGACCGGCGCCGTGGTCGAGCTGGCCGCGACCGACGACGATGTCGCCGCCGAGCTTGAAGCGCTGCAGACCAAGTTCGATCGCCTGCGGACCTGTCGGTGAGAGTCTTCTTCGGCGCCCGCGAGGTTACCGAGGAGGAGGCCAAGGCCCTCGAAGCCGAGGGCCGGGCCCACTTCTCCTACGTCGACGACGAGGGCAACTTCATCCTGGAGCGTGGGCCGGGCAACAAGTGGCTGGAGACCCAGCCGCCGCACGTGTTCGCCCTGCACATCTTCGGGCACACCGCCACCTGGGCCGGGATGGCCACGAAGTGGGCCACCACTTCCGCTGAAGGCGAAGACGCCGATGCCGTCGATGCCATGTTGATGAGCGGCGTTGCCGCCGCCCTGGTCGTGCTCAACCGCAAGCTGGCCGTCGCCCACAAGAATCTGTCCCGGAGCTGATCATGGCCTATACCGTCGTCGACTACGGGGAGCAGACCCCGCAGACTCTAGACCGCTTCGGCACCGGGCAGGAGTATCTGGTCTGGGGACGCAACGGCGATCGGCATTTTCACCACCACGTCGTGCCGCAACGCAGCTCGTGGTCGCGGCGGGCGTTGAAGCGTCTGCAGCGTGCCGCCCGGCGTGAAGAGCATCGTTTCACCTGGGAAAGTACCAACGTCCCGGGCACAATGCTCTACCACGTCCGGCTCAACAGCGGTCGCGTGGTGACCATCACCGACAGCGCCGACGGACGCGTGGCCGTCCGAGTGGACCATCAGCACGTTTATCGGGAAACCAATCGGATGCGCAACGGCCAGCGCGAGCGTGCCGTCATCCAACTGCAGTCACAGGAAGCTTTCGAGCGCGAGCTTGCTCAGGAGGCGCACAAGGAGGCCCTGCGGGCCAAGCTGGGCACCGACATCATTCACTCACCCACACAGGAGCATCATGACCAAGATCCTCGCCACGATCGCTAGCGTGGCCGTTCTCTCCGCCTGCGCCGCTCAGGTGCCCGCCGCCCCGGAGGTCCCCGAGCACAAGGACCTGCCGTTCGTCTACCAGCTGATCGAAGACCTCAAGAACCCGCCGACGACCACCGTGGTCCAGCCGACCACCATTGCCGACATGCTGCTGCCTCCGGAGGTGAAGTGAGATGGCCAGACACGCGGCAGCTCCTACGCTGGGCGACATCGCGGACCAGCTGCGCGAGTGGAAAGACGTCGGGGTGACCCTGGAATCACTGCAGTGGGTCATCCGTGAGCAGGTCTACTTCGAGGAGTCCCGATGAAGACCGTGCGGGTCACCACCCAACGGATCAAGCGCGACGTCTCGTTCGGCGCCCGGTATGTCGAAGAGATGGGCGCCGAAGGTCTGAAGAATCGGATGTACGACACGGCTATCGAAGACGACGACGCTCGCTGGCCCGGAGAGCAAGGCTGGCATGTCGACTCGGTAGAGGTTATCAGCCAGTACATCGATCCCAGACATCCCGGCGTGATCAGGGTCAACGCCTTGATCACCGAGAGCAAGACGATCCGCGTCCCTGAGACGACTGAGGAAGATCCAAACTACAAAGGTTGAGTTCAGAAGAGAAACTTGCCTATAGCGGAATTAAAGTCTTAGAGTCTCGGTTGTACGGTTTGTACGACGCTCACCCAGAGCACCACCACCACCCACACAAGGAGTACCTATGAGCACCATCACCAACCTCCCCGAGGTCCCCGCCCAGGTTCTGCGCAGCGCCGATCTGGCCGAGGCCGCCAAGGTCCTGCGGGCCCGTCGGGCCCAGAAGATCGACGTGGTCGTCCCGACCAACCAGCTCTCGCTGCAGAACGGCAACCTGCTCGTGCAGGGCCTGGACTCGGTCCAGGTGCCCGAGCACACCGTGCTGCGCGAGGACGGCGTGGAGACCATCCCGGGCTTCACCTACAACCCGTCGGGCCTGTACCGCCCGACCTCGGTCGTCGACCAGCACATCGCCTCGCTGTTCGAGATCCCGGTCCGCTACATCCGCAAGCTGCGCGAGCAGGACGTCGAGCTGCTCGACATCAACGTCAACCGGCATGCCGCTCGGTCCGGCGGGTCGAACCTGGTTCGGCTGATCTGGGGCCAGACCCCCGGCGACGAGACCACCACCGGCATTGCTCGTGCGGTGCTCTCGGATCGCTACGCGATCATCGATCACCTGGACACGGTGATGTCGATCCTGTCCGGTCTCGACGAACTGGGCATCTCCGGTGACAGCCTGATCCGCCTGGACCTCTCCGAGCGCAAGCTCTACATGGAGATCGACGCCCCGCAGATCGCGGTGCACGGTCGTGAGCTGGTGAAGAACTACCGCTCGCCGTTCACCGGTCAGACCGGTGACGAGCTGCCTCTGGTCAACGCGGGCATCAAGATCACCAACTCCGAGATCGGCCACGGCGCGTTCGAGGTCAAGCCGTTCGCCCGCTTCCAGGTCTGCATGAACGGCGCGACCATCGACGCGGTCGGCAACAGCAAGGTCGGCCTGCGCAAGGTCCACGTCGGCAAGCAGCTTGACGAGGGGGTCATCAACTGGAGCCAGGACACCGTCCGGGCGGCCAACGAGCTGGTGCGCAACCAGGTCAAGGACGCTGTCGGTCAGTACCTGTCGGTGGACTTCCTGCAGCGCGCGGTCGACGAATGGCGCGAGCTGGCCGGAGTCGAGGTCAAGCGTCCCGCCGACACGATCAAGGTCGTCGCCGACGAGCTGTCGTGGACCGAGGGCGAGATGAACAACATCATCAACAAGTTCACCTCCGGCGGACACACCAGCGCGTTCGGTGTCGGTCAGGCGGTCACCGCCGCCGTCCAGGACATCGCGGATCCCGACCGGGCCCACGAGCTGGGCGAGCAGCACCTCAAGGCTGCAACCATCGCCGCCCGCGAGGCTGCGAAGGCCTGAGGCCTGACGGGAGGACCGGAGACCCCGGTCCTCCCACCACTCACCCATCTAGAAATGGAAAGGTCAGCCATGACCCTCAACACCCGCATTGCCGTACGCCTGCCCGGCGAGCACGGCCTCACCCCGCGCCAGGTCTTCGACGAACTGGTCAAGGCGCTGATCCACGCCGGTGGCCCCTGGTCCAGAGATCTCTCGGAGAACATCTTCGACCCCAATCCGACCCTGGCCCCGGCCAGCACCGAAATGCCGAAGACCGAGAAGTCCAAGGGCGAGGAGACCGGAAGTATCTACACCGCGCTCGGTCAGGGTTTTCACGGCATCACCGACATCGAATATCGTGTCGACGGCTCGCCGCTCTACCCCAAGGACGTAACCAACGGGGAGTTGTATCCGGAGGACTACGACCCGAACGATCCCGACGACGTCAGACACGCCCAGAACCTGGCCTATCCGGCCTGCTGGTATCTGCTCTCGGTTGACACCGCTTACGGCTATCGGCCCGATACGGGCCACATGCCCGGGGTGACCGGCTGCACCACCCTGCATGCGGCGGCGATCGGCATCTTCAACCAGTGGGTGGTTGCCCAGGGCGGCTCGGTGATCTGGGAGAACGAGTACGCCGGGACCTGGCACACCATGGACGACGAGGAGGGCTGGGCCAACTTCGCCGGGAATGGCGCCGAGGCCATGAGCTGGTTCAAGAACACCATCCCTGTCGTCGTCGCCACATACGGATCCAGCAACAGCTGATCAACCTCATTCACTCACCCACTCGAAGGAGAATCATGAAGACCACACTGACCCTCGCCGTCCTCGGCACCGCCGTCACCCTCGCTCTTGCCCCCGTCGCTCAGGCCGCGCCCGCCTGGGTCGAAGACGAGAGCGCCAACATCTGCAACTCGTTGAACCTGGCGTCCAGCTACGACAGGTCCTGGGTCACCACGCAGATCTCGCTGCTGCAGTTGTCTCACGACATCGGTCGCGCCGAGGCTGTCGCGGGCATCCGTGCCGCCGCGATCGAGTACTGCCCCGAATACCTGTCCGTCGTCCCTGCGAAATAACCCAAGGACTGATCACGTGGTGGTGGTCACTGAGGAGGAGTCCCGGGACTACGGTTCCGGGGCTCCTTCGCCTTCCTTGGAGACGATGGCCACGATGTGGCTGCAGGCTGACCGCCGGATGTATCAGGCGGTGCACGGCAAGTCCAACGGACCGGTTTTCGGCATCCTGCTGCCCGATCAGCTGCGGATGCGCTATGAGCGCGAGGTCTACAACCGTAACGGCGTGGCCGATCCAGCGATCGAGTCCGGCATCTACCACCGCGCCTACAACCCTCAGGTCGGTCGTCGGCCCCGCCGTAAATTCGACCCACACAACGACGGTCCTGCCCACCACTACGACTCCCGTGTCGGTATGGAGGGCAATCATGTCGGCTGGTCAGAAGACCTGTGCGGTCCGCACCGCGATCCGGCCTGGTCGGATCCTCCCGGTCAGAACCGCTGGCATCATCTGGACCGAATGCAGCGCAGTCGCATTCGTGCGACGTTGCGCAAGCTGCCGCAAGAGCATCTGGCACTGCGCGACATCGTCCGGCGGCATCTGTCCGCGACCTACGGTGTGCCGGTGCATGTCATTGTCAGGGTGGAGCTGAGCGGCTTATAGTCTGGAGCCATGGCCAGCAGCGGCATCGCGTTTCCCGCGACTCACCCGATCCACGAGAAGGTGCGGGCGTACCGGGAGGAACGCGAACGTCAGGAGCGCGCGCTGGATGAGGCCACCGGCGGCTACGACGCCGACAAGGCCGACTACTTCGCTCGGGGCGGCAAGCCGCTGATCACCTTCAAGGACTGGCTCAAGAGCACCAAGGCGTCCGACGCCGAGCAAGCCCAGCAGGCCGGGCCGGTGACCAACGAGGTGTACGCTCCTGACCCCGACGCCTGGGGGTCCGACGACGACGTGCCCGCCTGGGCCAGGATGGCGCGACGTCGCTTTTCCATCCCGATTCGAGTCCTTCTGCCGAAACAAATCGGCCTGTAGTACTGTTATAGTCAGCACACACACTCACCCACTCAGAGGAGATCGCCATGGGACAGTATTACCGCCCGACCGTCGTCGACCAGCACAACAACGTCTTGTTCACCGCCTACAGCCACGAGTTCGACAGCGGACTCAAGCTTCTGGAACACAGCTGGATCGGCAACGACTTCGTCCAGGCCTTCGAAACCCTGCTCGTCGCCGACGGGCCGGTGCGCGTGGTGTGGGCCGGTGACTACGCCGACCCCGAGACCGACGCCGAGGGCAACCCGCTGAAGGTGACCGGCACAGATGGCAACGAGTACGACGCCAACCTGTACACCCTCGCTGCACTCGCCGAGGACAAGCACTATCGCCCCGACGTCCCGGCCTGGAACCGTCAGTCGGTCTGCAACTGGACCTACGCCAACGGCAGGCGCCGCGAGAAGCCCAAGATCACCTACGTCCCGTACGACGAGGACCTCAAGCCCAACGCCTTTCCGGAGGTGCTGCCCACGACGACCAGCCACCCGTATCTGCTCAACCACGACAAGGGCCTGGCCGTCGACAAGCGCCGGGTCCCCAAGGATGCGACCGGCTGGCGCATTCATCCGTTGCCGCTGCTCACCGTGGAGGGTAACGGTCGTGGCGGCGGCGACTTCCATGTCGATCCGAGCTACTTTCGCACCGGTGGTAATCGGGGCAATTTCGACCTGATCGGCTCGTGGTCACGCGATCGGATCTCGTTGTCCAAGACTCTGCCCAAGGGTTTTGAGCGGATCGACTTCGACTTGGTGGAAGGGTGATCATTGCCGGGCTGGCTTGGGCTGATTCTCAGTCCAAGCCGCCACTGTCCAATGTCATACCACTTCGTGAGGCTCCCATGCCCGGAGACGGAATTCAGTTACAAAGCGGGTCTGAGTTGCTCGTAATCCGTCGCAAATTCCTGGAGTTACCTTCTGATCCCGCGCAGGCGTCCAATCATGTCGACTTGATCCTGACCGTAAGGGAGAAGTGAGAATGTCTGACTTTGTCTTTGCGTGGGATGAGCGCGAAGAGGAGTGGCACGAGGAGCAGCTGGCGAAAGGACTGTGTCCGACGCTGCAGTCCCACCAGGTGTGTCGTGCTGCCGAAGAGATCATGGACGAGGATGATCCGGCGCCGGACTGGCCCAAGGCCGACAAGTGCTTCTGGTGCGGCAAGAAGTGCGACGGCAACTGTCTGCGTGTCAACCACGAGTCCGGTCCCAGGCAGATGACCCCCGAGGACCCGGCCTACTGGATGCTCTCCAGTGGCAAAACCACCAGCACGACGGTTTCTGATCCGAGCTGCTATGTCTGCCAGGATCCAGAGTTTGCGCAAATGGGTTTGCCGTTGTGCAAGCCGTGTCCGGACTGCACCGCCAAGGAGGGCAGGGACGCGGGTCATGTGCCCGCCGACGACGAGGAGTGCACCGTCTGCGGATTCAATCTGCGCGTCTACTACGAGTGCGGCAAGGACATGGATGCCTATCGCAAGCTCACGCAGGAAGAGGCTGGACCCTGCACACGAGAAGGAGCCGAATGGGAACCACCTACGCCCTGATGCGCAACGGTCGCATCATCAACACCGTCACCACGGTGGCGTCGCAGGAGGAGGTCGAGAGAAGGTTCAAGACCTTCGACGTGAAGCCGATTGACGAGGTGCCGCTGTCTGTCCGGCAGGCCTACAAGTACTGGGACGAAAGGCCGTGACCTGATAGACCCTGTCAACCCTTCCGGTGCTGCCTCGAATAGATGACGGGGCGAGGGAGGAGTTGTTGTGGACAACGACGACGACAAGGTCCGGGTCTGGATCCATCTGTACGGAGGCGAGCAGGACGGGTGGCGCCGCAAGATCGTGCTGGCCGACGCCGATCCGGAGAAGGCTCCGCAGATGTTCTACGTCTGCCGCATTCGTGACGAGGTCAAGATCTCCGAAGCGGCGTCGCCGACTGCCCGCATGACCCTGCAGAATCAGCTCTCACAGCTCGCCTACGAGCTGTACGCCGATGTTGTCATTCCATGTGCGAGTGGCAAACCCGAACGCGAGTTGCGTTATCGACGGCTGGAGTCCGCCGACAAGGTGATGCCCAACGCAATGGGATAATCCCCTTTTCCTCCTCTAACAGATAGAGGAGGTCACCTATGTTTCGTTCCGCGTCGGCCATTGAGGCCGAAGCCGCTCAGCGCAAGCTGGACCAGTTGCGCGAAGACTGGCAACGCACGGCGAGCACCTGGTTTGACGGTACCGCCGAGTCGGTGGACCGCCGAATCGCTCAGCTCGATCGGGTGATCGCATTCGCCTCGCGTACCGCCCAGCGTGACGGAGATCCGGCAAAGTTCTGCCTGTCGGCACTGCCCACACTCAAGGCCAATCGCGAAGAGCTGACTGAACTGCGTCGCCAGCTGGTCGGCGGCTCCTGGTACACCGGTCCTGAGGATCACGGATTCGCCCTGAATCCCAACGACTACTCCAGCATGCGCGAGTGGATGGATGCGTCCAACATGAGCAGCTACATCCAGGACGCTCACGACAAGCACCCTCAGGACAACTGGGACCGCCACAAGGGCGACTACGCTGTCGACGAGAGCTGGATGGACCCGCATGCGCCCGCCGCATCGGGCCGCGACCTCATTCTCAATCACGCTGCTCTCGACTTCATCGCCGAGCAAGACACCACCGATCCCGGAGAACTCAAGATCCGGGCCCAGCGCCTCATCGCGGCGCGTACTTCCACATGGTCACGTGAAGCATCGGCCCGGGCAGTCCAGGCCTTTGTGAGGGCCGTGGAGGACAACAGTCCCCGACCGGTCCGGACAGCATCGGCTCCAGTGCGGCACCTGCCCGGCTTCGAGGATTACCTCATGTTCAGTTGAGCACAGAGAGGCTGGTGGGTCCGATGATGTCACCAGAGGAAAAGTGGGAGATCAAGCAGCTGGTGCACCAGGAGCTGGCCGCGATCGAATACGAGATCGCGCACAACGCCGGGAGTTACCGGTACCTGTGTGCTTCGGGCGGAATCACATTTTTTAGTCACACCCCCGTCGGGACGGTACTGCGAAGCATTCCGCCTCGAACGCACTTGCCGGTCAGTGTGTGACCGACCCAAGTGAGTGTCGTGATAAGGAGAAACTGTAGTGGCGAGCTGGCGCAATCCGCTCCGAGACATCAGGCCGCTGACCGTCACGATGTTTCTGGTCACGGCGATGTGGGCGGTGTTCCAAGCAGTGGACCCCGCGCCGCCGCCGGTTCTGGACCAGATTCTTATCGCGATCTTCGGCGCCTGGCTTGCACGCGAGACGGTTGATCGGAAAAACGAGCGGGTAAATAGCGACGAGCCGGAGAAGGATGCCGCTGCACCCGCGTCAATAAGCGATGATGGGCAGAAGGGCAAGGTCGGGGACAAGACCGAAGAGGATGAGACAGGCTGATGGGGGACCTGGTCGTGGATCTTCTGGGTGGGTTGTGGACGTGGCAGACGCCCGTTTCCTTCCTGGCCGGTATCGGCGCGACTCGGCTCTACGACTTCTGCCTTGACACCTGCCGACGACGCTCCAAGAGAGAGACACCCGATGTTCAGAAGGAAGAGTGACGGCACCTACGCGCTGTCTGCCCGGTTCTGGACCTACGCGATCATCTTCACACTGATCACGGTCTGGATCGGCATCCGGACCCAGCGCACGGCCAACCTGGTCGAGGACCAGGCCAAGAGCACCACGGCCTTCGCCGAGGCCACCAACAAATGCCTCAATCAGGTGATCGACGTGCTGACCACCCGTGTGGGGTACAACGACCAGATCGCCGATCTCGAACGTCGGTGGTCGGTGCTCGACGCCCGGCGTCAGGCCATCTGGGATCAGCTGGTTTTCGACCTGGCCCAGGCCAACAACTCCGACGGCCTCAACAAGCAGGCCCTCGACCGTTTCCTGACCTCCAACGCCCAGCTCAAGGACGAAATCGGCGCCGTCCGCAGCGAGCAGGCCAAGCTCGGCGATCGCCGCGAAGAGATCCAGTATCCCGACTGCGCAGCGGCGCTGGCAGCCGACGGCCCCGGGAAGTAACGATGTGCTACGGCTGCCAGCAGGTCCTTGCCGACCTGCAGGACTACCACGAGGGCGCACGGATCACCGCCGCCGAGTACCAGGTCCCGCCGGAGTGGCAGCGCTACTACGACCACATGAGCGGTCAGCCGGATCGCTCGCAGGCCGCGCACCTGATGATGCCGACCGAGCTGGTACACCACTACCGCGAGTACGACCGTGACCCCGCCGACCCGAACTACCAGGTGCTCAAGAAGGTCATCCGGGAGCACGGCAATCAGATCCGTCAGCCGCTGGTGATCAACGCCGACGACACCCACGGCGTGCTGACCGAGGGCAATCACCGCGCGGCCATCGCGCGCGAGCTGGGCATCACTCATCTGCCAGTGCGGGTCCAGTACGGCCCTAAAGCCCAGGCCAACGAGGGCACCCCGGTGCCGCACCATCCTGCATTCAAGCAGTGGCTGGACGCGAACATGGGCACGTTGCGCACCGCCGGGGCCAACGGCGACCTTCCTGAGCTGCGCTACGAATACTCCATGGGCCCGAAGACCAAGCGTCACAGGCTCATGGCCTACGACGACACTCTCCGCGTCGGCTGGCTCGACTGGACCCCGGGCGGAGAGGTCGAGAACATCGAAATTCATCCCGACTATCAGCGTCGAGGCATTGCCAGCGAGATGTGGCGACGTGCTCAGGACATCGACCCCTACATCAGCCACTCGCGTGCTCAGACATCGGAGGGCAAGGCGTGGGCTGCTGCGGTTGGCGGACGTACCGCCAGCTTCCACGAGGGCGCACGGATCGCCGCCGCTGAGACCCCGTTCATCGCGCGCGGGATGTCCATCGGACTTCCCGACGATGACCACGACCTATTCCATGCGATCAACGAGCACCGGGCCACCCCGGAGCACATGTATCGGCTGCTGACCCACACCGACGGGCGCGCGGGTGTGTGGTGGGGTACCTATCGCGACGACGAGCACCCCGACCCCAAGGCCTACGGCAGCTTCGAGGACTTCGTCGCGCATGCCGGAATGGGCGAGGAGTCGGTGGCCAAGTATCACGACTCTGGTGAGTACCACGACCGCGTGCGCGCGGAAGGCGGCCAGGGCCCTGGTCAGATCTTCGCCGAGGTGCCGGTGGTCGCCGTCGGCACCCGACCCAAGCGCGGGGACGAGCTGTGGGACCCCGACAAGCACAACCCTGCCGACTCGCTGATGGGCAACTCCTATCTGGACGACAACGAGCCCATCGACCTGCACGAGGTGCACTACAACTCAGGCCGAGGCTGGGTGAAGGTGCCGATGAAGGGCTACCGTGTCCAGGCCGTGCGGACGGCGGGCGCCTATGACCCATATGTCCCGATTCGCCAGGATGATCAGTTCGGCCAGTTCTACGCGCCGACGCAGACCGACGACCAGGGCCGTATTCGGGTACATCGAGGTCTAATCGTCCCGCACGGCACTCATCCCGATCATGTTGCTGATGGCGGCGTCGGCCCACACTGGAGTGTCAACTCTCAGATCTCCGAATCATTCGCCGACCCGGACTATTACGGAGAGGGCGACGACGATATCGGCATGGTGCTGTCTGGTTGGCTCGATCCGACCCATGACACCAATATGGACTCCGACGACCTCACGGGCGGCAGCGGGTATCACAATGAGCAGGAGTTGACCCTGCATCCAGGCACTCCTGTACATGTGGATCGGGTGCGGTGGAGACCGACGAATCATGACGGCCACTCCTGGAACGAGCACCCCTGGACTCCGCGCACCGTCACCGCCTTCTATCAGGCCGACGACTCGCTGATGGAGCCCGACCCGGCGCCATTCGGAGTTCCACGTCGATACGCTTCGATCCCTGATGGCTACAACATCCATCTGGTCACCACCAACGGATACGGCGGTGGCACGGTGGCCGCATATCCGAAGACGGTGCGCAAGCCCGGCCCGAACAACTGGCATGCAGGCCTGCAGTGGGACAACTACGGCAAGATCACTCACGTCGACACCAAGGAACCGTATCGGGGCAAGGGACTGGCCAGGGCGCTCTACGAGCACGTCAAGCAGAACTATCGTCCCGATCTCATGCATGACAGTGCGATCAGTGCTGACGGCAAGGCGTTCGCCGACGCCGTGGGTGGGCAGATGTTCGACGCCGACGAATATCAACGCCGACGCGATCAGCATGACCAGGAGAGGAAACTCCCCTACGAGCAACGCAGTCAGATGTGGAAAGAACGTGGCTGGCCAAGCTTCGGTGTGCTAGATTGATCGACATGATCGCTTTCCGCCTGAGTTTGTCCTCATCGCTAGTTAGCTAGCGGAGGGCTCACTCCTCCGCGTCTAAGGAGGGTGAGCATCAGGTGATGCAGCGAGATTGCTAATCCCGTACGGTAACCACCCCGTGAGGTTCGAATCCTCCTCCCTCCGCGTAGTACATCTATGGAGGATGAAGCAGCCGCGTAGTGCGGCGACCGGATTCGAAACCCGGGTAGCGCGTCATGGCGCTTGGGGAGCGTGCCCTCCTTCCTCCGCTTGGGAGAAGAAACCGTCAAGGCTGACGGGACCGCTTGGAAAGCGGCTCGTGGGTAACACCATGAGGATCGTGCCCTCTCTTCTCCGCGCTCCCGTAGCCCAATTGGCAGGAGGCACCAGATTCAGGATCTGGGCAGTGTGAGTTCGAATCTCACCGGGAGTACGTGTGTGTTCCATGTGGCGGATGTCCCGACTGCGGGCCGGTGTACGCGTGCGAACGTTGCGTCAAGGCAGCGTTCGACCGGGTGCTGGTCCGCTGGGCCTCTGTCCTGGAACGCCTCGCGTCTCTGTAGGCAAACCGGAAAAGCCGCCATCTTGAGGGGGTGGTGCGTGCGGGTTCGACTCCCGCCAGAGACACGCCGTGGTAGGCCATCTGGCGAGCCGCCGAATTCAAGTTTCGGTGTTTGCGGGTTCGAATCCCGCCCACGGTACAACCTGTAGAAAACCTACCGACCTGTTCTAACCAGTAGGAGCAACACCTTCTATCTGGCAGGAGCAGGGATGAGTGACTTTGGTCTGTTCGAGGCGGCAGCTGACGCCGAACAGGAGCCGAGCCGTAAGCACCGGATCGCCGCGCGCAAGATGGCCGCAGCGCTGGCCGACGTGCACGCCAAGTTCGGGTCGTTCATGACCAACGCTGATGGCGTCGACAACTTTGAGGATCGATTCTCGATGAGTCGTCGTGACATCGCCAAGATCATGGTGGCCCACGGGGTGGGCGCCTATCCGGCGGTGATGCGTGAAGTCCACGGCAGCCTCAAGAGCGCCTGGTACGAGAAGCGCGCCGAGTTCGACGAGGATGCGGGCGACAGCGAGGAATCCAACTTCACCGACGGTGACGACTCCGGCTCGGACAAGCCGGGCGACAAGGAGGCCCGCCGTAAGGTCGCTGAAGACCGTGACGCTCCGATTCAGGACATCCAGGAGACCTACGCGCCGTCGAGCGGCAACTTGATCCCCGAGGGCGACTTCGAGGGCTACCTCGACGACGTCGACCAGGGTGGTCCCGAGGCGGTCAGTGGCCACGACTTCACTCCCGGCGGCGATTCGGGCGCCGACGCGCCGCGACGCGAAGCTATGCAGCTCGTCGCCGATCTCTACACCGACTGGGCTCAGAGCAATGGTCTTCGTGTCGCGTCGATGAACACTCTCGACGTCTACGCGGCCAACGGCCTGCATGACGACGACTACTACCTGCTGGCCTCGCTGATCCACAAGGCTGAGTGCGAGTGTGACGAGGACAAGGACAAGTCCGACAGCGATGACTCGGACGACAAGTCCGATGACAGCGATTCGGGCAGCTCGGACAGCGACTCCGACACCGACACCGACACCGATGGCCCCGAAGGTCCGGACACCGACACCGACGGCCCGCCTGCGGGTGCTGCCGAGAAGGGCGGCGAGACCTCCGACGAGGACGGATCCGAAGACGACTCCAATCCGTTCGGCGGCGAGGGAGACACCGCCGAGAGCGGCGACGCCGAGGACGAGGCCCCTGAAGAGGGCGGCGAGGACTTCCCGGCAGACCCCAACGGCCTGGAGGACGCCGGTCCTCAGGACGCGCCCGTCGACGACGGCAGCGCTGGCGGTCAGGAGTTCACCGTCCCCGAGCAGGCCCCCGAGCTGCCACAGGACGAGATGAGCCAGCTGCAGGACTCCGGCCCACAGAGCGTGCCGCCGGAGGTTATCGACGACATCCTGGGCCTGCCTCCGGGCACCCTGGAGCAGCTCATCGCCGAGGAACTCGGTCAGGCTGGCGGCGGCGCTCCGCCGCAAGGGCCGCCTCCGCAGTTGGCCCGCCGACGCCGTCAGGCGGCAGAGGACCCCACCGGGGCCGCTGAGTCTGCCGACCAGGGTGACGCAGCGGCGGCAGCAGCCCCGGCAGCCGCAGGCGCGGGCAGCGCTGGAGCCATCCCGCCGCCCGGATCGGCCTCGGTCGCTCCTCCGCCCGCCCCGGCGCCGCTGGAGAACCAGCCTGCCGAGGACGCGCTGCTGGACACCGCCGTGCAGTCGGTCACCCAGATGATCGACCGCGAGACTCAGGAGTACCAGCAGATCATCGATCCGCTGACCCAGGCCCTGCAGGCGATCGAGTTCGCCCAGCAGGTTGAGCAGGCCGAGAACCCGCTGGATGTCACCCCGCCGGAGGGCACCGTCGACGCCACTCCGGCAGCCGCCCCCGGTGGCGCCAACAGCCTGCAGCAGCAGGCTAGCCACGCGCGGCGCATGATGGCGCGCACGGCAGGCATCGCCAAGCAGTTCGGTCTGACCAAGCGGGCCGAGGCCATGATGATCGACGCGATGAGCCGCAAGCACTACGAGCACGTGGCCGAGGCCATCCGCATGGTGCCGCCGGAGATGCGCGGTCCGGTGGCCGAGCACATCGGCGCGATGTTCCGCGAGGACAACCCCCGGTTCAACCACGACCTGTGGATGCAGCACGTCGCCGGACGCACTGCGGGCCGCTGGAACACCCCGCCGGGCGGGACGCCGTGGCTGGATGCCACCCCAGCGAGCCGCCGCCCTTTCGTCGTTAGCCGGACTGCCGGGGAGACCTGGAAGAACACGCCCACCATGGACGCGTTCGAGTTCCCCGGCCACGGCGAGACGCCGGAGATCTCCGACAACATGAAGATCAACGACCTGCCGAAGGCAAAGAGCGCCGCGCTCGACGTCGAGGCCAAGGGCGTGCTCGACATGTTCGACGACTTCACCAAGAAGCGCACCGAGAAGGGTCTGAACCTGGGCCCTGCGGCCAACGTCGAGACATTCAAGCAGGAGAAGGGCGACAAGGTCGGTCCCAAGGCTCTCGACAAACTGGAGAAGACCATCGAGGCCAACCGCAAGGCGGCGTCGTTCTTCACCCGCAAGGTGCCGGGCTGGCAATGGAACGACCATCTGGCCGGATACGTGAGCAAGGAGGCCCGCGCCTTCATCTGCTCGTGCGGCGCCGAGATCGAGACGCCGAGCTACACCATGTGCCACTGCGGCAAGATCTGGAACAGCTACGCGATCGGTGATGGCCACCATCTGGCCAGCGACTCTGCCGAGCAGTTCATCACCCGTGAGATCCCGGTCCGCAAGGATGTCGTGCTGGCCAACCGCCAGATGCAGGCCTGGACCTCTGACAGTGGCTGGACCCCGCCGGACCAGCGCGACGTCGACTGGGTCGAGGACGAGGACCGCGAGGACGCCGACGCCCCGCACGCCCCGGGCAAGACCGCCGGTGCCTTCGGTAACGATCACAAATTCCCCGGATGGGTGCAGAGTCTTCATCCCGAAGGACGGCACCCCGACGATATGGATGACAACGAGTACGCGGAGTGGAGTCACGCGTGGGCCACCGCAGGGGATGACTACCGGAATAAGTACCAGCCGCCTTCGGCGCCCGCACCGGGCAAGACCGCCGGTGCCTTCGACACCTACATGAACGGCCTGTCGCAGCTGCCGGAGTTCGACGAGTGGGCCATGGGCAGTGATCATGTCCCGGCGCCGGAATCCACACCTGCTCCTCCAGCACCAGCACCGGCTCCCTCGCTCAAGGACCGGGTCCGCCAGCATCTGATCGACCGGATGAACCGCACGGGTCCTCCTGGAGGTTTCGCCGGTGGCCGCTCGGCCAAGCTCAAGGACGAGGACTACATCGTCAAGTACACCGACGATGAAGATCCGGCGCGTCGGTCCGGCCCAAAGAAGCCTCCGTCCACCACGATCAAGGGTGGAGATCAGAAGTGGCACAGCCGCGCCGATGACGGCAAGTTCCAGTCCACCTCGCCGTTCGGGAAGTAGAGGGCAGTCCCGTGAGGGATTTGTGTTTCGGGTGCAAGACGTTCAAGGAGATCGTCCACACCGAGAGCGGGACGGGTCATCCGTACTGCCAGGAGTGTGCCCTGATGCAGCCGCCGACCTCCGACGAGTGGGCGTTGGTGTTGCTCAACGCCCCCTGGTCGCCGTTTTCGGCCCCCTTCCGTCCGGGCGACAGGGTGGAGGCCCGCACGGCGGGTCAGATCTTCGACGGAGTCGGCGAAGTCGTCGACATGTCCGTCTCGCTGGAGCACGGGGGAACTCCCGTGTATCCAACGTTCAAAGTGGTTCTCAGCGAAAAGGCACACGACCTGGCTCCTGACGAAGCCTGGTACACGGAATGCTGCCTTCAACGAGTGGAGTGATGCATGAGTAGTCCCATCTACAAGGCCGGGTCCAACTGGTCGGCAGAAGTCAGCCGCCTGCGTAAGGCGGGCGTGAGCATGCCGAACAGCCCGGCTCTGGCTCGGGCTCAGGCTGCCGCATTCCAGAACACCGTGGACAACAAGCCGCTGATCGACTACTTCCAGGGGCGCCGTCGCGCCGCTGCGGCCAATCGGGCCCGGCTGGAGAGCTACCGGGGTCGAGGCATGGCTCGCGCGGCCAGCTTCGGTTCCAACATGCAGATCGCCATGCCCAAGATCCGCCAGCCGTTGGGCACGCTGGCCGACAAGGGCATCCCGTTCAACGTCGAGGACGAAGAAGAGCTTCGGGTCATCAGACACTGGTGCCGCCTCTTCTATGCCACCCACGACCTCGTCCCGCTGCTCATCGACATCTACTCGAAGTTCCCGGTCGTGGGCATGGAGTTCGACTCCAAAGACCCACTGATCAAGACGTTCTACGAGGACCTGTTCTTCGGCGAAGACCTCAACTACCTGGAGTTCCTCCCCGACCAGTTCGGGCGCGAGTACTTCACCGTCGGCGAAGTGACCTCGCTGGCGCACTTCAACGAGTCGCTCGGCGTCTGGTCGTCGGAAGAGATCCTCAACCCCGACATGCTGCGGGTGTCCCGGTCTGTTTTCCGCCGCCCCGAACGCGTCCAGCTCATGGTCAAGGATCTCGTCGACAGTCTGCGTCAAGGCCCGCAGTCGGCGGGCGGCAACATGTCGACCGTCGAGGAGACGCCCTCGGAACGGCTGCAGCGCATGCGCGAGTTCGAGGATCTGCAGCGCAACTACCCCGAGATCATTCAGGCCGCGATGCAGAACGACGGTCTCGACATTTCTGAGGCTCTGGTCAGCCGCGTGGTTAACCGGCCCACCCCGTGGGCCACCCGGGGCGCTCCGCACCTGTTGCGGTCGTTCCGAACTCTGATGGCCGAGGAGTCGCTCAACGCTGCCCAGGACGCCGTGGCCGATCGCCTCTACAGCCCGCTGGTGCTGGCCACCCTCGGTATCGAGGATATGGGCGACGGCGAGCCGTGGATCCCTGACGCCTCGGAGCTGGACGAGGTGCGCGACGACATGCAGGCACTGCTGGCCGCCGACTTCCGGCTCATGGTGCACAACTTCGGTCTGAAGGTGGAGAACGTCTTTGGGCGCGAGAGCGTGCCCAACCTCGATACCGACTACGACCGCATCGAGCGCAAGCTGCTGCAGGCCTGGGGCATCGGTGAGGCCTTGATCTCCGGTGGCACCGGCGGCGCCTACGCGTCCAGCGCGCTCAACCGTGAGTTCGTCACCCAGATCATGACCGGCTTCCAGAACGCCCTCAAGCGTCACATCCGGCGCCGGTGCGAGGTGGTCGCCGAAGCCCAGGGCCACTACGACTACGACCTCAAGGGCGGGGTCCGTGTCCCGATCTATCGCGAGATTGTCGATTACGACGAGGAGACCGGCCAGGAGTACATCCGCAAGGTCCCCAAGCTGCTTATCCCAGAGATCAAATTCTCCACGCTCAACCTGCGTGACGAGGCCCAGGAGCGTGCCTTCATCGCCCAGCTCAAGGGCATGGGCGTGCCGGTGTCGGACAAGACTCTGGCGGTCAACATCGACATGAAGTTCGACCAGGAGCTGGAACGTCAGGCCGACGAGACGGTGCAGAAGCTCATGGCCACCGCACAGGCCATGAAGAAGGTCCAGGACCTGTGCGACGCGCAGAACCTGCCTTACCCGCCGGAGCTGGCCCAGCACCTGCAGTCCACCCTGGCCCTGCGTCAGGGCAAGACCCAGACCGAGCTGGGCGAGGCTCAGGCGGTCGCGGGCGAGGCCCAGGCCGAGCTGCAGACCAAGCAGATCGAGATGCAAGAGGTCATGCTGGACCAGCAGATGTCTGGCGGTGCGATGCCCGGTCAGCCGATGCTGCCACCGGGTGCTGCCGGTCCTCCTCCCGGCATGCCCGGCGATCCTGCCGCCGCCGAAGGCCCGCCCCCGCCCGCCGGTGGCCCGATGGGCGGTCCTCCGGTGGCCCCGGCGCCCGGCGTCGCCGGGCCGGGCAACGCTCCGGCGAGCTTCTACGCGGCCAGCCTGCGCACGGCGGACGCCATCAATGGCCCGACCGGCACCGGTCCCTCGGCGGACGGTCCGCTCGGCCCGACCGGACCCGAGTTGCCTCCCGGCGTGCCCGAGCCGACCGAGGTCCCGCGCAACCGGCAACGTCCGGCGGAGTCCGACGACAACCACCCGGGCGGCAACCTCAAGCCCGCCAGCCGTCGCAAGCGGACTCGCAAAGGTGTCGAGGAGCCACGCGGCCTGAGCCGATTCGAGCGCGGACCGTCCAGCTACGGCAAGAGCAGGACAGCTTCCGAGGAGCATGTGATTGCTCAAATCCGCCGTCGTGAGGCGGTAGCCAACTGGGATTGGTCACAGTTCCGTAACGGTCCAAGAGTTGCTGATCTGGTTCATGATCCGCGCTTTTACCAGGCCACCAACATGCAGGCGTATCAGTCGCAGTTGCAGGCCGACTGGCCGGAGATCCAGGCCGGTGGCGCAGAGGACAGTCGCCGGATTCTGGACGATATGCTGAGCCAATTTCACGAGATCTTTGGTGTCGAACCGCAGTGGTGACCACTTTCCTCAGCAATGAAACTTTGGGGTGACCAGGCCGGGAGAGAGTGCTATTCTCAACCTGTAGTCGAATCAAAGTGATCGACGGTCCGAGGGGTTCAGTTCATTGCACGCAGACGCTGAAGTCACGTCCGAAATTGAGATAGGTCTCAAGTTGCCGGACGGCACACAGATTTTCCCACCAGAAACCTTTCACGGCAGCTCACTTGCCACCGCAGAGGACCGACAGGCCATCCACGCGGCTTTGCTGGTTGCCGCCGCAAACATGGGTTACCCGCCCGACCGCATCCAGGAGGACTACTCCTGGATCCAGCGTGAGAACGAAGTGGTAACCATCAGAAGACCTGTAGCGATACAGGAGTTGCGGATCGACGATCCGCGCATCCTGTCAGCTTGTCTAGACAGCGTGTCTGTTGTTGACAACGAGAGTTCTGGACCGCCGGGCGCCGACGGCGATACCGGCTGAGACCCTTCCAACAACCGCGCGAGCGGCTCGAATAGGTGTCCAATGTCCATCTATTTGAGAGGGCGACACCATGCTCGTTCTTGGCATCATCCTTCTGGTTCTGGGCTACCTGCTCGGGATCCACGTTCTGTACGTCATCGGCGGCATTCTGGCAGCTGTCGGAGCTTTGCTGTTGCTCCTTGGCTCGGTGGGACGTCCGGTCGGTGGCCGACGCTACTGGTACTAGCCATCTTTGACTCGGAAAAGTTTTCTGGGTCCTTCCACCCACTGCAAGTGAAGAAACGGGAGCAAAGTGCTCGATATTCAGTTCACCGATGAGATCGTCGTCGAGGTGCTCGACAGCAACTTCTCCGACAGCCGGGTCTGCGTCGCAGCCCGAACATCGACCGCTGGTGCTGGTGCCGACGACACCGAGCGCTACGGGCTGATCAACGCCCTGATGCGCGACCGTCACGGCACCCCGTTCGAGCACATGAACGCCACCTTCCGGGTCACCGCCCCGATCTTTGTCTGGCGCGAGCATCACCGTCACAGGTCGGGGTGGAGCTACAACGAGGAGAGTGGGCGCTACAAGCAGCTCGATCCGGTCTTCTACGTGTGCGGCAAGGACCGCCCGATCGCCAAGGTCGACGGCACCAAGAACATGGACTACGTCCTGCAGGAAGGTACCCGCGAACAGTACGCGTTGCTGGAAGAGCTGGATGTCGAAGAGTGCACCCTGTTGTACCAAAACTACCTGCGCAAGCTCGACGCCGGGATCGTGCGCGAAGTCGCGCGCAAAAACCTCCCGCTAAGCATCATGAGCACTTGCATCGTGACTTGCAACGCGCGATCACTGATGCACTTCCTGTCGTTGCGGCAGCGCCACGACGACGCCAAGTTCCCCAGCAAGCCTCAGTACGAAATCAACCTCGTTGCTGACGGGTACGAGCGGCTGCTGGCCGAAGATGCGCCACTGGTGCATCGCAGTTATGTCGAAAACGGGCGAGTTGCCCCGTAGCCGCCTTGGAGGACAAAGTCATGCCGATCATCCGTAATATCAGCTATCACACCATCCAGACTCATCACGCCGATGAAGCGGAGTCGCTGGCCTTCTACCTCAACGAGCATGGAGTTTGTGCTCAAGCCAAGGGTGACGCCATCGACGTTCCGGTGCCGGACCGAGAGACCTTCGACAAAGTCGAGAAGCTCAAGGAGACCTGGGAGATGTTCTGGGAGACCTCGGACTCGGGCTTGTTCGGCCTGCCGATGTACGTCAAGGAGGGCTGATGCCCGATGTCATGCGGGGTGCGGGCAACCCTGCGTCGTTCCGGGAGAACGGCAGGGTTGTCAGGGCCAGAGTTCGCCATCTGGAAGAGTGCGTTGCGGCAGGTATTCCTGTGGTAGGTGACAAGATTCAGCGTCATAGCTACATGCGCGACCCGCACAGTGGCGCGGACAACTGCATCTGCGGTCGACAGGATGGGCACCTTCTGCACATGGGCACTCCGATCATCCGAAGCGCTGACGCCGAGCAGGCCAAGGCGACCGGCGGCATGGTCGCGCTCTACCCATCGACGGAGTCGGCGCAGAAGATCGTGGTGCCCGGCGGGGAACCGATCGACGACCTGCACCTGACGGTCACCTACTTCGGGCGGGACGTCACCGGGCAGGACCCGACCGAGCTGGTCGACTTCCTGTACTACCTGGCCCCGCAGTTCCCGCCGATCGAGGCGAATATCTTCGGTTCGGCGGTGTTCAACTCGACCGGCGAGGATCCCTGCATCGTCTACCTGGTCGGCAACTCTCCGCACTTGACGCCGCTCTTCCAGCAACTCAAGCGGTTCGCGCTGGAACACTACCCCGGCGCTGCCGAGCAGCACGACCCGTGGATCCCGCACGTCACGGCGGCCTACGGCGCCGGAGCCATGGTCGACTACGAAGGCCCGATCCTTTTCGACCGCATCGGCCTGCGCTGGCCTGGTGCTGATCAGGACTTCAACCTGTAGTAGACCCAAGTTCCTCCTCGAATGGTTAGGAGCCTTCGAGGAGGAACAATGGCGACGGTTTACACCGACTACGGTCCGGGCGAGGTCATCGCATCGGAGACCGTGCGGGGCCGCACTCAGTACCAGGTTCGGGTGGCCGGTTACGGCGAGATGTGGCTGGACGCGACCAAGGTGGGCGCCATCCATGAGGCGTGGGCGCCGATGGACCACGACAACTCGGTCAGCCTCCCCTACGACCCAAAGCCGCAGTACCCGGCCCTGCCGGGCGATACCGAGAGCACCATTCAGCCGATCCACGAGATCGACGCCGATGAGCGACTCTCCCCGGCGGACTCGATCACCTTCGAAGACCGCTCCGACGATGAGTCCATCATCGACGGCCACAGCGACAACTTCGCCAAGAGTGCTGCCGTCCCCCTGCCGTACGGCGCCGGAGGCCTGGAGGGTGACCCGCACGAGCTGCATCGGCAGTGGATGGAAGAGACCGGCGAGCACCCCTCGCTGTCCCCGTACGCCGATGAGGTCGGTGCTCACGAGGATGACTTTCTCCCCGAAGAAGACTGGCATCCCAGCGACCAGTACGGCGACCTGAACAAGCCGTATCCGGCAGACACCTGGCGTTCCGATGTCGACCAGCGTTACCTCGGTTCGGCCAACCCTGATCTGCCTGGCCACATGACCAATGCGCACGAGGCCGCAGCCTTCCTCATCCCGCTCATGGGCGCCGGTGCGGCTGCCGGTGAGGCCGGACTCGGTGGCGCGGTGGCCGGAGGCCTGGCTCGTGGTGTCGGGATGGGCGCGGCCTCGGAGATGCTCGGCGGCGGCGGAGACCCGTCTCAGGGCGGCGGCGGAGTCGTCGACCAGGCCATTGACGCCGCACAGCCCGGACCGGGCTGGGGAGAGCTGCAGCGCGGCGCCAGCCTGGATCAGTGGCTGTCCGGCCAGGATCAGGGCTCCGGGCGAGCTGCCGGTCTCGGCGACCGCTACATCGATCTCACCGCTGCGATCGACCCCAACGACCCGGTGACCATGTTCCGTCAGGATCCGGTTGCGTTCATCAATCGCACCGGCCACGTTCATGACGAGCCGGTCAGTGAGCAGATGCAGCACTACGGGCATCTGATCGAGGCCAACCCGCAGATCCGCGAGGCCGCCTGGCGTGACGTCCGGGCCAAGGCGCTGCGACTGCGGCGCGAGGGCCGGGTGCACGTCAAAGATGTGGCGCCCGATCGCATCTACGCCAGCGTTGATGGCGACCACGGCACCTACGACGTCATGATCGCCAAGGGCAGCGCCTTCGGTGGATTCGGCGGTGGCCACGCGATCAGCAACTGGCGCTGCGCGTGCGAGTGGGGCAAGTGGGCCTTCCAGCGTCGGATGACTTACGTCGGTCGGCTGTGCAGCCACGGCTACGCGGCCTACCTGACCATGCAGTCCGAGCACATGAAGGGCAAGCCGCGTCAGCGCCGGATGCCTCAGGTCCGCAAGCGTGCCGACGCGCTGCAGAACACCCCGCAGCGTCTGGTGCCCGAGCTGGCCGTCAACGACTCCGACGACGCGCACACCTTCCTCGACGTCACCGAGGACGAGCGCAAGGACACCGGTCCCGACGACGTCATCACCGAGAAGGACATCGTCCACTTCTCCCGGCTGATGGCCAAGTGCGATGCCGAGCGTCTGCCTTACCCCCGGACCCTGGTGGCCTTCCTGGAGCGCTACGCCGACGACCAGACCCCCGAGGACTGGAAGATCGAGGACACCGGCAAGGCCGCTCCGGCTCTGGAAGAGCTGCGCGACTGGGCCGACACCTCGCAGGAGGACTACCTCGGCAACATGGAGGAGCGTGTCGAGGACATCCGCGACGCGGTCGATACCGCGCGCGAGTATGGCGTGGACGCCTCGCAGCTGACCGCCGGGGTGAACTTCCGCACCGCTGATCTCGACGACTACGTCCGCACCAACTCGGACGGATCCAAGACGCAACGATCCAGGGGCACCACGACCACCACGACGCCCAGCGACGCGGCGGCAGACACCGAGGCCGACAATCAGGACGATCCGTCCTACGTGCCGGGCAGCGCGAGCAACGGCGCCGATCCGCGCTTCCGCAACCCCAACCAGCCTGCCGGGCTGCAGGGACCGGGCTTCAACGGCGACTACCCGGGCACCCAGATCCAGGGTCCGGGTGTGCCGAGTGCCAATCAGCCGGGCCCGGGGGGCCAAGCGCCGGACTCGGCGGTCAACGGCGGCGCCGGTGCGGGCGGCAACTTCTACAAGGACTGGTACGGCGGTCCCGGCGGCACCCAGAACACTCCGGGTAGCGGTTCCGCCTCGGGTGGCGGTTCGGGCAGCAGTGGCAATTCCTCCAGCGGCACCGGTGGTGGTGGAGGCGGCTGGGAGCGCAACACCGACACCAGCCCGATCTCTCAGGGCGAGTACCAGATCCAGTCTGGCGACACCCTGGCCGACATCGCGCAGCGGTCCGGTTACGGCGGCGACTACAACTCGCTGGCCCAGCAGAACAGCATCGCTGACCCCAACAAGATCAACGCGGGTGACACGATCAATATCGGCACCCCGGGCACCGGTGGCGGCGCTCCGGCCTCCAATCCGGCCCAGACCGGGTCGAATCCGGCCACCCCGTCGACCGGCGCACCGTCGACCACCCAGGTCGACACCTCGGCAGCGACTCAGAGCGGCGGAAGCGGGACCGGCAGCAGCACGGTGGACACCAGTGCGGCAGCCTCGACCCCGACCGACAACGCGGCCTCGCAGACGACCACCGAGACCAACAAGACCAGCCGTCGTCGGCGTCAGGCCGCGCCGTCGGGCAGCACCACCACCCCGGCGCAGAGCACCACGCCGGACTCCGAGGGTCTCGTCGACTCGATGGACAACCCGGCGGCGCCGACCGGCGGCACTCCGGCCAGCTCGTCGACGGCCATCGATCTGCCCGACAGCAACACCACGACGCCAGGTAGCACCATCGACACCAGCGGCATGCCTGACGCCACCGGTGCAGGCAGCCAGGCCACCACGCCGGGCGGATTCGACCTGAGCCAGTTCAACGACACCATCAGCGGGGTCGGCGACGCCATCAATACCGGTGTGGGCATTGCCAGCGACATCGCGAGCGGAGTCGGCGATGTGGTCAGCGGCATCGGCAGCATCTTCAGCTCGCGTCAGGACTACGAGGAGTGGCACCGCTACGCCTACCCGGAGCCTGGCGACCACAAGCCGTTCGCCGGGTCGGGACCGGCAGGGCCGCTGGAGATCGGCCCGTCGACCGAGTACGCCGACAAGGCTCGCCGGAAGATGGACGACGTCACCGACCTGGACTACGACCACACCAAGCCGGTCAACCCTCGGCAGTCCTCGGCAGGCGGCGGCATCCAGCGTGCCGGTCGTGGCCCGCGTCGATCGGTGGAGCCGGTGGTGGTTCGTGAACAGCGCCCCGGACGTCCCGTGGTCGCCGCCGAGCAGCCTCATGTGCCCGACAACTTCGATCCGCTGGCGCCGCGCACGGCGGCCAGCTTCGACGATCCGTACGCCGACGATCAGGCCGCGATACACATCGCGGCCAGCACTGACGACGACATCGTCGCAGCCTTCCAGCGTAGCGCTGGTGCCGAGGCCATCATGTCCAGTTCGGGCGGTGGCACCGACTACGACGACTTCTCCTCGTCGCCTGCGGTGATCGCGGCCATGCAGCGCACCGCCGGACGGCAGTACTCGCCTGCCGAGCAGGCCGAGCTGATCCGCGAGGGCGACCGGGGCGGTGCGGGCAATCTCGACGCCCTGGATCTGCGCGGCACGCACTACGAGGCAGAGCACAGCATCGGCCTGTGGTGACCACGACGACCACCTAGAAGAAGAGAGGAGGTGTCGTGGCTACCAAGCACGTGCTGCATGCCGAACGACGGGACATCACCACCCGTCCTACGGACAGGGCCATCCGGCGCAAGCTGAAGCATGCCGAGACTATCGGCGACTTCAAAATGCGTCCGGGTTACCTCTACACCGTGGTTCGGGCCATCTCGGCGCGAGTTAACCAGAACTACGACGGTTGGCCGTCCGAAGAGCTGAAGAAGGCCGCGCACACCTTCATCGGAAAGCCGGTCTTTGTCAACCACGAGAACTACGACCCGAAGAAGGCTAGGGGAGTTGTTGTCGCCGCTCGTTACGTCGAGAACGGCAACGACAAGTTCATCGAGGTCATTCAGGAAATCGACGCCAAGCGTTTCCCAAAGCTGGCCCGCGAGATCCGCACCGGCGGACTTGACTCTGTGTCGATGGGCGCCGAGGCCGGATTCACGATCTGCTCTTACTGCGGCAACAAGGCGACCGACGTCCCCGACTTCTGCGATCACGTCAAGTACCACAAGGGCGACCGTTTGCCACGGTGGAACGCTAAGACCGGCAAGGTCGAGGACGTTCTGGTCTACGAGTCCTGCCACAAGATCAGCTTCTTCGAGTTGAGCTATGTGTTCGACCCGGCGGACGAGACGGCGGTGGCCTCCAAGGTCATCATGGCCAACAACAAGACCGCTGCCGACTGCCCGCCCGGCCAGGACTGCACGGTCGGCGGCAAGCCCGAGGACCAGATCACTCCGGACTCGGCCAACAACCCGGTCAACGGCGGCAGCAACGACAGCAGCAGCACCGGCGGCGGTGCTGGAGCGAGCGCGGCCACCACGGTTTCTGGCGGCGAGCTGGGCGAGCCTGGCGAGTCGGTGTCCGCCGGAGGAGGAGCCGGGGCCGACGGCATCATGGACGTCTCGCGCCCGCTCTACGACCAGCTCAAGACGATCGACCCGAACGCCGACATCGGCGGCTACCGCCCTGGCGGCGACGGCTACGACGAGCACAACAACGGCGCGCTCGACTACATGACCACCGACCCGGCAGTGGCCGAACAGGTCAAGCAGAAGGCGTTCGAGAACGGCGCCCCGTACGTCATCTGGCAGCAGCAGCTGCACTATCCCGACGGCTCCACCAAAGCGATGGAGGACCGAGGCAGTCCGACGCAGAACCACATGGACCACGTGCACACGGGCCCGCTCACCGGACCGAAGGCTGCCCGGGTCGAGCACACGGTTCTGGTCACCGCCGGGTTCGTCGATCCGGCTGCCGACTGCACCGTATGCCGTCAGGCCCGGGTGGCCACCAAGTGCCACTACTGCGCCGGAGACGCCGAGGAGGGCTTCTCCTCGTGCGCCGCGCATCGGCCCATGGAAGAGAAGAAGTTCAGGGCCGCACAGCGAGAGGAGGCCGCGATGACGTTCGAGGCCCGCGTGATTCGTGAGTTCCTCGGTGGCCCGCCGCCACCGGCCCGCCCGATGACCGGCATCGAGCACCAGCCCGGCCTCAACCCCGAGGACTATGTCGTGCCGTACAAGGGGCGCGGCTACAAGCCCGGCATGCCGGTCGACGTCTACCGCAACCTGCATTCGGAGAAGACCGGCACCGGCCTGTGGTCGGTCCGGCACAAGGGCCAGGTGGTCGGCCACGCCGATTTCATCCACATGCCCGACGGCAAGTTCTTCGTCGGCGAGGGCGGCAACCAGAAGGTCCAGGAGACCGGCCAGAAGAACGTGCACGCCGGAGCGCGCGGCGTGCTGGGCCCGGTGCCGCACGATCACGATCCGTCCCAGTACGTCGGCATCACCTACAACCCCAAGGCCGGAGACACCAGCTTCTACCAGCGCGAGACCAAGGAGCCGGTCTGGGAGGCCGACCATGTGCACCTGGGTCCCGACGGCAAGGCCTACACCCTCGGTCCGCGCAGCGGCATGGCCAGCGCCGACCAGAAGGTCTTCGAGGCCATGGTCCTGCAGGCCTACGGCGAGACCGAGGCGCCCACCCGTGTGGACACCCTGCGTGAAGAGGGCTCGGCGCCCGAGGACGACAACAACGACTTCTACCACTACGTCGAGCCGCCCAAGGAGCTGCAGACCCCAGATCTGTCTGAGGCCGCACAGATCGACCGCGAGCAGGCCGAAAACATGGGCGGCAATGGTGCTGTCGACACCGACGGTGATCCCGGCCCGCACAGCGTGATGAACCAGCAGCCTGCCGCGCCGCAGCAGCAGTACATGACGCTGCAGATCCCGATCCCTCCGCAGGGTGCGGGCGTCCCGAGCGTGCCGATGCAGGCCTTCCAGCCTCAGCCCGGTCCCGCCCCGGCCCCGGCACAGCAGATCGCTGCCTCGACGCTCGACTACTTCGACCGCTACTTCGGGCGCCGTGTGGCCAACTGGCTCGACGCCGTCGAGGCCGGGCGCCCGTTCACCGCCGAAGAGGCTTCGGACTACAGGCGGCAAGCAATGAAGCTATCGACCCTGCAAAACGCGGCCTCAGCTTCAACAACAAGTAGGAACCCCAGGAAAGGAACCGCCAACATGGCACGCAGCACTCTCGCCTCGCGCAGCAAGGTGGTGACGGCTGGTCGTCGGCAGCACTTCGCCGAAGGTCCGTTGGTGGACTCCGGCGACCAGAGCCGCAACGACCAGGGAGAGCAGGAAGAGGCCTTCATCTCGACCACGCCTCCCGAGGAGCCGGTGGTGGCTCCGACCGATGACACCCCGAACATCTCCAACACCGAGCAGAACCTCGTTGCTCGGGTGCAGCGGGGCCGCGCCCAGCTCATGGCCGACGCGCAGAAGCTGGCTCAGCTTCAGGCCGCCCGCAAGCGCCGGACGGCCAACGAGGCCGGAGGCCCGGTGGCCACCGAGGTCAACCCGACCGTCAACTCCGGCCCGGGCGCCGAGGAGCTGACCGGGGACGACTTCGAGTCGGCCAACCCCAACGACGGCGTTGTCGAGACTCAGCCCAAGGATGCGAGCCTCCACGCGTTCCGCACCTTCGACTCGTGGCTGAAGCGCAAGACGGGCAAGTCGAGCCGGTACCACACTCACGCGACGATTCGTCGCGCGGCGGACGACTTCAGCCGTCAGTCCGGAGTTTCCGTCCAGGCCCTGTTCCCGGCCCTGGGAATCGTGCTGCGAGAAGCACGAAAGAACGAAAAGGCAGCAGCCAACACCAAGGGAGCCAACATGCGCAAGCGCGCCGACGAGAAGCTGGAAGTCGCAGCTCCGGATGGACGTGTTGACGTCGAGGCCCCGACCCGAGGAACGACTGACGCAGAGGCTCAGGCCTCTCAGTTCGACCTCAACGACTTCGGCAACAACGCCGGAGACGATATCGCCGATCCGGATCTGAGCACTGATCAGAACTGGGCCCCCGGCGAGGCCACCAAGACCAGCAGGGTCAAGACGGCAGGTGGCGTTCTCGCCTTCCGTCTGGCGGAAGCCATGATCGCTGCTGGTATCGAGCCGAACACCGCCGAGCGGAAGTATGCGCTGGCGGCAGAGTTCGAAAACATGAGCCGTGGTGCGGTCCAGGACCGTATCGCGCTGTGCGAGCGCTTCGTGCCGGTTCTGGCCGCAGCTCGCCGTCAGGTCGCCAGCGGTAGTACTCGCGGGGCCGCACTGAAGTCCCCCATCCCTTCGGGTCTGGCACAGGGCGCGCAGCGCACCGCCGGTCGCGCAGTGGTGGCGGCAAACGACCCCCGTAATGACTCTTCGCTCTTCATCTGACGCGAAGTAAGGACTCAGGAGGACCACGGAAATGACTTTCCGTCCACCGGCGTCCAATCCGGCTCAGAAGCGGACGCTGGTTCCGCGTTACGCCAACACCCAGGCCACCCCCTGGGCGGGCTTCCTCGATCCGGATCTGGACATCGATTTCGACATCCTGCCCGGCACCGTGATGCAGCGGCTGTACGGCGACGTGTTCGCTCCGTACACCGGCGCAGCGGGCACCGTGCCCTTCGGCCTGTCGGCCCTGTTCGTCGCCCCACGTCTGGGCGTCAGCGAGGTCTCCAGCTCGGGCACCGGCCTGTTCACCGTGTGGGTGGGCGACAGCCAGGCCGTCTTCGACGTGCTGGCACCGGCATTCGACGTGGATGCTGACTGGCCCGCCGCTGGCGCGACCGGACCGCATCGCGTCATGTTGACGGCGAACGCGAAGGGTCGGCTGACTCCCGAGGGTGTGACCCCGGAGAACGTCATCGCCGAGCTGATCGACATCCCGTCGACCGACAAGATCACGATCCGCCTGAACCGCCTCGACCTCGCGGCGACCGGTGGCGGACTGGCGGGAGGCAGCTAAGCCATGACTCTTCCAGTTGCAGTCGGAAGCGGCCTGGGCCGCTTCGCCAAGGCGTCCGACGACTACGTGGCCGACATCGTCGAGGCCAAGCAGCGTATGGGCAATCGCAAGCTCAGCGCTCGCGAGAAGCAGGCCAAGCTCGCTCACATCCTGAGCGACAAGGTCGGCGGCATCCAGCGTCTGGGCCAGTCGATGATCGGCCCGATCCAGCTCCAGCTGCGTTACCAGGGCATCCTGCGTAACGTCCTGCTGGAGGACACGCTGACCCCCGGCGTGCCGATCCAGTACGACGTCCTGGACGACCTCGGCCAGGCCTACATGCTGCACGGCAACGAGGGCGAGATCCGCATCACCCCCTTCGAGGGCAAGCGTATCGAGGTCCAGCTGTTCCGCATCGCGAGCTTCCCGCAGATCAAGAAGGAAGACCTGTACTACCTCCGCAGCAACATCGTGGAGTACACGCAGGACATGACCAAGCAGGCCATCATGCGCCAGGAGGACTCGCGCCTCGTGACGCTGCTGGAGGCTGCAGCGGTCAGCTACCGCGTCGTGGACAGCTCGGCTCAGCCGGGCGTCGGCGCACTGCCCAACGAGATCACCATCGCCGGTTCACACCTGATGCCGGATGATCTCTACACGGCGGTGACCTACACCGACCAGCGTCAGCTGGACAGCTCGCGCCTGCTGGCGAACCCGCAGGAGTACCGCGACCTGTACCGGTGGGACATCAACACGACCGGTTGGGCCTTCAAGGACTCGGTGGTCGCTGGTGAGCGCATCGTCCAGTTCGGCGAGTTCCAGATCGGCAAGTCGATCATCATCCCGCGTGGCACCGTCTACCTGACCCCGGAGCCCGAGTTCCTCGGCGTCTTCCCGGTCATGTACTCCCTCGATGTCGAGGAGGACAACAAGGTGGAGCGGTTCAACAAGGGCTGGGTGATGGACGAGCTGGTCGGCATGGCCGTGCTCAACCCGAGGGGCATCGTCATCCTCAGGAAAGCCTGACAAGGTCGTCCTTAGGACAATCCTGCAGTAGGACCCCGCTACCTGCAAAGGTGGCGGGGTTCCTGCTTTCTCTGATTGACGTCAAGGGCTGGTTGCGTCCAGAGTCCGAGGTCAAGTGCCGCGAGGCTGGTGTCCGATTGATCACCAAAGCCGACCTGCTGCGTCTGGAATCTGGCGACAGTCTGGACGCCCACCGCATGCTGCTGTGGAACCCTGTGACGGCCTCGTGATCTGACTCAAATAGGTGAAGGGAGGTCTGTCATGCGCCGCATCGTCACCGCACGTGAGCAGGCTGAGATGCTGCTGCCGTGGCGCACGGCGATGCCCTGGTATGGCGTTCCTGATGAGCACAGGGGTGTGCCGATGTACCACAGCTCCCCGTCATACAACCGCGACTCCATCCAGAGTCAGGGGCTGACAACTGGGTTTTCTGACGACGAGGGGATTGAGCCAGGCATCTATATGACGCCGATCAAGCACGACTACCTCGATGCCGATCATGACGTGTGGCAAATTGATACTTCAGGTCTGGAACACCTAGAGCCTGATGGAGGATATGACCACCCCACAACCGGCAAACATCTGCCTGCGTACTGGACTCGAAATAACATTCCACCTCATGCCTTGAAGCGACTGTAGCGGCATTGTCATCCTCCGGAAGGCATAACCCCAGGTCAAGCAACGAGAAGGCCCCCTCTTCGGAGGGGGTTTTCTTGTGTCTGCCGGAAAAACTTCGCGGGCCGGGAATGAATGCCCATGCCGGTCTGTTATACTGAGTACACGACACGCACTCACACGAAAGGTCAGATCCATGAGCATCTACCCCGCATCCGACGCCCAGATCCGCTTCATCAACACCCTGCTTGCCGAGCGTGACGTCCCGCAGGCCTCCCGCGATTACGTCGAGCAGCTGCTGACCACCGGCATCAGCAGCAAGCGTGCCAGCGACGCCATCACCCACCTGAAGGGCTTCGTCAAGATCCAGGTCCAGCAGGAGCTGGCCGTCGCGGCCATCGCCCGCCCCCGGCCCACCGAGCCCGGCTTCTACCTGGTCGACGGCGAGGTCTTCAAGGTCGTCGAGACCCGTGACGGCGAGCGGCTCTACGCCAAGAAGACCACCGCCCACGGCCTGGAGTACGTCCCCGGCGCCATGACCCGGATCTTCGCCGATCAGAAGCTCTCGCCCGAGCAGATCGCCGAGCAGGGCTTGACTCAGGGCTTCTGCATCGTGTGCTCCTCGGAGTTCGAGGACCCGACCTCCAAGCACATCGGCATCGGCCCGACCTGCGGTCCCAAGACCCTGGGCAAGGACGTCTACAAGGAGCTGCGGCTGAGCGTGGCCGATCGCCCCGACGTTGTCGCCTTCGAGGCCGCGAAGAAGGCCCGGGCCAAGGAGGCCCGCGAGGCCAAGAAGCGCCAGGGCGAGCAGCTCGCGCTGGTGTGACCCGCCAGCCAAGAGGCCCCCTCTTCGGAGGGGGTCTCTTCGTTTGCCCGAGGGCCATGAATAGATGAGGAGGACTTCCCCATGACTCTGCCTGGACCCCCGAACACTCCGCCCGGCGCCGATTCTCCGGCCTGGCCTCCGGTCGTCTCTGCCAACGGCTACGTGCCGCCCGAGAGCATTCCGACCCGTACCACGGTGACCTCGGTCGAGGGTCGGTCCGGTGATGTCGACGTCACCATGGGCGACATCGAGGGCCTGCAGGAAGCGCTGGACGAAGCGAGCGCCCCGGCGACGTGGGACACCCTATCCGGCAAGCCTGCCGTGATCGCTGCCGGGGCCACCCAGGCCGCCGCTCGGTCGGCCATCGGCGCGGGCACTTCCAGCCTGGCCCTGGGCACCACGGCCTCCACCGCACTGGCGGGCAACACCGCGCTGGTGCCGCCCACGCGCACCGTCAACGGCAAGGCCCTCAGTGCCAACGTGACGCTCGGTGGTGGTGATGTGGCACTGACCGGCTACGCCGCCGGGACCGCCGAACCGGTGGCCGCCACCGACACGGTCAACGCGGCCATCGCCAAGCTGGAGGCGAGGATCGCCGCCCTGGAGGCCGGACAGCCGTAAGTGGGGAATGAATCCCCATATCTCTGTGTTATACTAGGTGCACATTCACCCACACACAGAGGAGTTCCGGCATGATCATCGACGACCTCAACGGAGAACTGGTCGACATCGAGGACGGCGGCGTCTCGAACGAGAAGCTCGTCCAGATAGAGCGTGAGTACTTCTCGCTTCTGATCGATCCGGGCACCGAGCGCTACTGGGGGCGGGACTACCTGCGCCACTTGGGCCAGGACTACGACTCGATCGTCGAGGAGATCGGCTACCGTCGACGCGATCGGGAATGGGTGTGAGGAGGTGACCATGAGATGGAGCGCTACCTGTTCGCCGGAAGCGAGTTGACCCGCGACGAACTGGAGAAGGCTTTGGCTCCAGAGCTGGACGAACTCAACGCCGCCCAGGGCACCAAGATCGGCTTCGACGAATACCTGGCCGCAGCTCTGAACACCGGCACCATCACCGAGATCCTGTAAGGCGGGGCGGGACCTCCTCTAATAGGTGAGGAGGCCTGTCCTGATGCGAATCACCACTGCTCGCGAGCAGTTCGAAATGCTCTTGCCCTGGCGAGAGGCCGACGTCGCTATTCGCCCAGACGCCGTTCCGCCAGGAGTTCCTGGTGCTGGCAATCAGCCTCAGATCCCGGCCCGAGAGAAGAACATCGGCGAAAACACGCCATGGTCGCAGGTCGACTGGCGTACCGCCGACGATTACGGGGCGCATCGGTCCACCAGTCGACCACCGATGTCTTCCGACATCCCGCACCCGACCGAGCTGCTCGATCCCCGCAAGGCCGGTCATCGTGCACGCCTGGAGCGTGCGATGGCCAGCGAAGACCCGGTGAACGATCCATGGAACGTCCTCGGCGGCACACCCTGGACATTCGAAGACCTGGTCCAGAACCACATGAGCCACCACCAGAACATGAATCCCGAGCAGGAGTTTCAGGGGCGTGTCTGGTACCCAGCGGCCCATGACTCCACCAAGGACGTGGCCCAGCGGACCATCGGTGACCACGAGCGCACGGTGGCCGTCGATTCGGCGCTGTCGCCGGTCAAGGACTGGGACCTCAACAACGAGCAGATGATCCACTACCTGACCAACTACGAGGGTCAGGAGGGATACAAGTCTCCGACGAAGAACTGGAAGGGATTCAGCCGCGACGCGCCCGAGCGCGACCCTGAGAACCGGTTCCGGGTCAAGGCGCCCGACGATCAGAACGAGAAGGCTCATCGGCTGATGGACGCCCCGGCAGGATCGCTGGGGCGAGAGGACTACCTCAACATCCTGTCCGGCCCCAAGACCAGCTCCTTCTTCAACAACATCCTCGACGAGACCCCGCTGCGCGAACCGCGCTCAGGCGTGCCGGACGACGAGGGGTTCTACGAGCACCAGATCAATCCGAACACCGGCAAGCCGGACTGGCGCTACGGCGATCAGGACGTCACCGTGGACACCCATCACGCTCGGGTTCAGACGATCCCGCACGGCGCCGATCTCAGCCAGGTGGGGTACGTGGTGCCCGACCACTTCGGCGAGAAGCTCACAGTCAACAAGAAGGCCTACCACCCCGGTTATGACCTGCACGCTCGTGCGTCGGCGGAAGCAACCCGTCGGCTCAACGCCATGCAGGAGGACGACCTGCGGACCTTGAAGCCCAAGCAGGCTCAGGCCGGTCCGTGGGTCAAGTTCAAGAAGGACGTCGTCGACGCCGGTGTGTCGCCGAACATGCCCGAGCCCGGCCAGATGCCCAAGTCTTTCAATCCCGACAAGCCGACCCAGCTGAGGGGCCCGTATCCGAACACTCCGGACCAGCCTCGTTACCAGCGTGACGTTGGCGACTTCTGGGTACATCCAGACCGTCCGGACCCGGACTTGCGCCGGGCTCCGAACTGGAACAACCGCACGCCCAGCTGGCGTAGCGAGAAGAATCGTCGGCAGTCGTCGGTGCGGGTGGGCTTCGTCGAGGAATGGATCGCTCAGCACTTCCCGCATCGGGCTTCTGGCGTTCCCGAAGACGGCAGCGTCCAGCAGGTGGTTCAGGCCAGCTTCGACGACGGATCTCGGCTGACTGCTGAGACTCTCGCCTTCGCCGATGAGGTGCTCAAGAATGTGTAACCACCGTCGCATCGTCACCGCCCGCGAGCAGTTCGAGATGCTGCAACCCTGGCACCGCGAAGCGGCTGCGCACCCGGAGGCTCACCCGGATCTGCACCACAGCTTCGCCACGCACGGCTCGGTGCACACCACCGGTGGCCGCGTGCTGCCGCAGCGCACCGCCAACTCGCCGACCTTCCAGGATCCGGCGGGATGGACCTTCCACAAGTCCTTCGAGCCCAGCCAGCACGCATTGCAGGGCGCACGGGCCTACGCCTCGCTGGTCGGCCTGCCGGACCCACACTCCGGTCATGTGGACTACCTCAACGCCCGCCGGACGCCCGACAGCGTGGCCAAGGTGGCCAAGGCCTACGACAGCCTGCCGGACATGGACCGCAGTGCCATCCCGCACTTCCAGGCGATGGCCGACGAGGTGGCCAAGCAGCACGACTTCATGACCAATCGTCTGGGCATCAAGACCCAGTCGGTGGACTACGACCCGTACACCGACGTGCACGAGATGCTGCACGACATCAACCACAACAAGACCCTCAAGGTGATGGGCACCCATGTCACCGGCGGGCATCCCTTGTTCAGCAACAAGCAGAACGACATGTTCCGCGCTGTGCACGACTTCTTCGGTCATGCCGCGACCGGGCGCAGCTTTGACCGACATGGCGAGCAGGCTGCATACCTGGCGCACGCGCAGATGTTCTCTCCGCACGCGCTGCCCGCGCTGGCCAGCGAGACCAAGGGTCAGAACAGCTCGCTGATCTACAACGGCCAGTTCGGTCCGCAGAAGATCGGCATCATGTCGCCGGAGCACTACACCGACGGCCTGGCGCTGCACCGACCGCGTATGTCATCCTATAGAACAGCTGTAGGAGATCCACAGTGGCAGAACGAGGTAGAGAAGGCCGTGCGCGAGACGGGCGGGTACACCTTCCGCGATCGTCCTGGTGACGGCCCGCAGAGCGGATTCATGGTGGCCCTGCCGGGCGCCGAGAAGATCGTTCCGCGTGACGAGTTCTCCGGAGAGGATGCCGCCCGCTATCGCCAGGAGTGGGACGACAGGATCCGGGAGGATCCCGATCGCTATCAGGGTGGCTGGGACGACGTCGAGTCGGGCAACTTCTACCACGACGTGGCCAAGCACTACGACGACCTCTGGGAGTCGGGTGTGGCCGGACGCGCCGAGAACGACGAAGATGCCCAGCACGGTATCTACCATCTCGACTCCGACACCACGTTCAGCCCTCTGGAGGTCAACTACGGCGGCACGCCGGGATACATGATGGCCAGGAGGGAAGACTGATGGCGCTGGATATGGAGAAGCTGCGCGCGTTCGCCAGCGAGGTGGGTTACTGGCCTGCCACCGACGATGACGATGAGCTGGAGGCCCGGCGCCAGGCGCACGCTGCCGACACCGGCTCGCTGGAGCACACTCACGCCAAGTACGGCCACCTGCGTGAACACAAGCGTCAGGTCGAGGCCGAGGCTGCCGCGCGGCGCGATCTCAAGGACTGACCATGACGATGCCCACCGAGGAAAGCGGCAAGCCGGGTCTGTTCGACCGGTTTGCCGACCTCATCAACCAGTTCACCTCGCGCGCGTGGTTCTTCCTCGCCTGCGTTTTGCTCGTGCTGATATGGGCACCCAGCTTTCTGGTGGTGGGCAACATCGACACCTGGCAGCTGCTGATCAACACCCCGACCACGGTGATCACATTCCTGCTGGTGGCCCTGCAGGCCAACACCTCGAAGCGGTCCGACGCCTCGACGCAGACCAAGCTCAATGCCGTCGCCGACGGCATGGCCGACCTGATGGAGCACTTCGGGGTCACCAAGCATGCCCACGAACTACGAGAGGCCGTGGGACTGGAAGAAAAGGAGTCCACCTGATGCCGAACGAGACCGACACCGTTCGGGGTATCCAGGGGCATCCGGACCTGCCGGGTCCGCCCAACACCCCGCCGACGACCCAGATGCCGCCGGAGTACTGGCGCAAGAATCCTGCCGGTGATCCCGACCACGGCCAGTACCAGACCGTGGAGAGGGGACGCGACGACGTCGTGAAGGTCCCTGTCGAACCCGGCTGGGACAATCCGGTGCACTTCGGGCCGGAAGGCGACGGGAACGATGCCTGAGTACGATCACGTGCGTGGCATTGAAGGTCGCACCGATCTGCCGGGCCCGCCGTACGATCCGCCGACCCACACCTGGGCGGTGCCGGTCAACGACGTCGTTCGGACGCCCAAGGGCGATCCCGGTGCCAAGCGCAAGCAGTACATCGAGATCCGAGGACCGCAGTTGGAGTTCATCGAGACGCGTGACGACGCGCCCGAGAGTGATGAAAACTGACACCCGCCGACACCGGCGTTACACTTGTTTCTGAGGCGCTCCTTGCGAGTGCAAAATTCTTCTCAGTGGGTGAGAAGTGGTGGAGAGCAAAGGGATTCGTTTCCCCGTCAGCTCCCCGGAGGACCTGTGCTTGCTCGGGCGTGCCAGCACAGGTCCTCTTCCATTTTGTGTCGTTCGACACCAGCGACTTTGGCTTCCTTGCCTTTCTCCCGCAAACAAATCACAATGAGTTATAGACCACCTACAGGAGCACTGACCCCCGATGGGAGGACGACGGATGAACACCTATCTCGTCCGCCTGGCCGACCGCCACACCGGCGAGGGCCAGCGGATTCTTGTGCAGGATCGTAACCCGAGCGCCGACCCCGCCACGGCACTCGATGATATGCAGCACTGGGTGGACTCCCACAAGGGTCTGTTCGATCCGCCACTGGCCATCGACGATCCGGTGGTCATCGACATGCACCTGCTCAAGATAAAGCGTCCGGCGCGCACGGTCCTGCCGACCGCGACTCGAGCAGGTGTATGACGGTCATCACATAGCGGGGCGGAATGATCCTCCGCCGGGTTGGGTTGTACAGAGTGTTCGACACTCACACACTCACCCCGGAGGAAGCCATGAATCCCAAGGCCCAGATGATGTCCGCCACCGGATACGTCAAGCGCCCCAACAAGGCCACCCGCGCCAAGGAGAACCGCGCCTGGAAGCGTGATCAGGAGGTCTCCCGCTACTACCGCTGACACTGTCGAAGACCCCTTCAGCCACTCGAATCAATGAGTGGAAGGAGGGGTCTTCGTCGTGTCTGACCAGCAGCAGATTATCGAGGTCGAACTCGATCCGATCGGGTATGTGCCGCGTCCCGACCTCTTCGTGCGCAACCTGTCGCCGCAAACGATCACCTTCAACATGGGCAAGATCCGGTGGACCCTGCCGCCCTTCCCCAACCCGGACTACGAGCAGCCGCTGCCCTGGACTGTCGCGCGCTCGTCGGGATTCGGTCGTCTGTGGTCGCGACAGCAAGTCCTCGTCGCCGCCGACGAAGAATTCACCACCATCGTCACCGACCTCCCTGAGGGTGGGTCACTCTTCCGGCCCTTCGTTCATCGGCAGGAGATCGCGCAGTCGGTGGTCGACATCGACCACGACTTGAACCGCGATGGCCCCGTGATGATCTCGGTGTTCAGTCTCGACGGTCAGACCGAGTACTTCAACTTTCGCACCGAGATGCTCACCAAGAACCGGTGCCGCGTCTCGTTCGATGACCCGATCTCGTTCGTGGCGACCATTTTCTAAGAGGGAGATGCCCAAGCATGACTGCACGCAGGTCCGCTTCTCAGCTGGACATGAACAGCAAGAAGATCATCGAGGTCGGTGCACCTTCTGCTCCCAATGACGCCGCGCGCAAGGCCGACGTCGACACCTCCTACAACAACGCGATCTCGCGTGCCAACCACACCGGCACGCAGACCGCGTCGACCATCAGCAACTTCGACACCCAGGTCCGGGCCAACCGGCTCGACCAGATGAGCGCGCCGACGGCGCCGGTGTCGATGAACAGCCAGCGGGTGACCTCGGTGGCCGCGCCCACCGTCGACGGCGACGCGGCCAACAAGAAGTACGTCGACGACGCGCTGGCCGGACTGGTCTCGGGCATGGAGCGCAAGGGTGGCGTGAAGGTGGCCGTGGGCACCGACGTCAACATCGCCAACCCGGGCACCTCCACACTTGACGGCGTCGCGCTGAACAACGGTGACGTGGTGCTGCTCTACGGCCAGAGCACCGGCAGCCAGAACGGCCCGTACGTCTTCAACGGCGCTGGGGTGGGCATGACCCGCAGCCCGAACTGGGACACTGCCGGTGAAGCTGTCATCGGGTCGTTCTGGATCGTGGCGCAAGGGTCCAAGGCCGACCATTTCGCGCTGATGACCAACGACACTTTCGTGCTGGGTACCGACACCATGACGGTGCAGTTCGTCGGTGTGGCTCCGGCGGCCAATGTGCCGTTTGAGGCCGACCTCGGCGACGGCTCGGCGACGGTCTTCAACTGCGATCACAACTTCAACACCCGCGCGGTGCACGTGACCGTCTACCGCAATGCCAGCCCGTACGACGAGCCGCTGGTCTACATCGCCCACCCGACAGTCAACCGGGTGACCATCGAGCCTGACGACGTCTGGTCCAGCGGCCAGTACCACGTGGTGATTTCTCGCGCGTGACCTGGGCAAATAGAGCGAAAGTAGGCTCTTCATGACAACTCGCGCCAGTGCGTCGCGGCTCTCGGTCACCCACGCCCCCGTCAACCCCGAAGACGTCGCCAACAAGGGCTACGTCGACAGCGCGATCGCCGCCGTGCTGGCCAACGACGGCATCACCATGAGCGCCATCGACGGCCTCGAAGAGGCGCTCAACACCAAGATGGACAAGTCGTTGGTCGACGCCAAGGGTGACCTGGTCATCGGCACGGCCAACAACTCTCCGGGCATCCTGCCGGTCGGCGCCGACCGGACGTTCCTGACGCCCAAGGCGGCCAATGCGACCGGCTTGGAGTGGACGACCATTCAGGCTTCTGACATCTCCGGCCTGACCGAGCTGCTGGCGCTGCGTGCCCCGATCAACAACCCGACGTTCACCGGCACCGTCTCGGGCATCACCAAGGCCATGGTGGGTCTGGGCAACGTCGACAACACCTCCGACGCGACGAAGAATTCGGCGGCGGTCACTCTGACCAACAAGCGGATCACCAAGCGGGTCCAGGACCAGAACGGCCCGGGCGTCACGCCCACGCTGGCCTGGGACTCCTACGACATGATCATCCTGCGCAACATCGGCGCGGCCATCACCTCGCTGTCTTCGGGCATCACCGGCACCCCCACTCAGGGTCAGCCCTGGCTGTTGCGGTTCAAGGACAACGGGACCGCGCGTGCGCTCACCTGGGGCGCGGCCTACCGGGCGATCGGCGTCACCCTGCCCACCACCACCGTGGCGAACAAGACGCTCTACGTCGGTGGGTTCTACAACGCCACTGACGCGGTGTACGACGTCACCGCCGTCGGCCAGGAGGCCTGATGGCTGTCGTGTTCGACAACGCCAGCACGGTCGGCACCGGCGGCACCTCCATCCCGGCGTTCACCATCGCCAACGATGCGACGGCGGTCGTGGCCTGGATCTCGTGTCAGGTGTCTTCTGGAACCGACCTCAGCGGGATGACGGCCACCATCGGCGGCCAGAGCATGGCCAAGCAGATCTTCTCGCCGACGGAGTCCCTTCAGCTGATCAACTTGCGTCTGCTCAATCCGCCGACCGGCAGTCAGGGCATTACCCTGACCGGGCTGTCCGGCGCGGCGCGGTACTACGCCGGGATTGCTGCCTCCTACAAGGGGGTCAGGTCGTTCGGGGCCGTCGTCTCAGGCACCGCCAACTCGATTTCGCCCACAGTCAACTGCTCGTCAGAACTGGGCGACATGGTGTCCAACGGCATCATGTACAGCGGCAGCCTGGAGACCTATAACCAGACGCTCCGGGGCAACAAGAACACTGCCGCCTTCGTCAATCAGGGCGTGCTGCTCGGTGACGCGCCGGGGGCCCCGTCGGTCCAGTTCCAGATGACCATGACCAATTCGGGTCAGTGGATCTGTGCCGCGCTGCCGCTGATCGGCGAGAAGAGTTCGGGCAACTTCTTCCCGCTCATCATGGCCTGAACCCTGTGGGAGACGGTCGCAGGCTTCTCAATCAGTGAGGGCAGTAAACCCCCACTAGTGAAGGAGTCAAGGTGACGACACCTACTGCGCAGCGGAAGTCCCTGCGCGAGCTGCGCGAATCGACCGGCACCCTGTTCGCCAAGAACAACACCCGGAACAAGATCACGTGCAACACCGACAAGATCCGCTTCGAGCTGGAGCCCGCTGGTACGGACGACTCGATTCGCATCGTGCCCAAGGAGTGCCTCAACGAGCCCGGCTTCCAGCGCCTGTGGATGCGCGGACGCATCTCGATCTCCGACGACGAGGCCATGGAGAACGAGGTCATCCTGCTCATGAGTGGGCAGGTCGAGACCAAGCCCAAGGTCTACTCGACCGACAAGGACGGCAACCAGATCGAGGTCGATCCCCAGCTCACCGAGTCGGCAGAGAGCCGCGACATCGTCTTCCGCGAGCACGGCGATCCGGCCCAAGAGCGGGGTTACGGCATCAAGAGCGACAACGTCTGCATCTGGAGCGGCTGTGGTGCGCCCGTGCTCATCGCTCAGAAATTCCTGGACCAGGGCGAGCCGCCACTGTGCCAGGACCATTCAGACCGTAAGGGCCAGGTGGCGTCGACGCCGCAGCCCGACGGCACCTGGACCCACCAGGTGATCAGCATGCAGCCGGTGCAGAAGAGCGATCTTCCCGCCGGGGGCTAACCAGGAGAAGAGAACATCATGGCAAACGACCTGCCACTCTCGCCGTTCGCGGACTCGGTGTACGCCCGCCCGGGTATGACGCACCAGGTCCGTCAGTTCGACCGCAATCCCGGCAAGGGTGAGACCATCCTCACCGCCGTGGCGACGCCGTCGGAACTGGCACTGCAGGCAGAGAACGATTCGCTCGATCGCGCCCGCGCGACCGGCGTCGCCGAGCCTCGCAACCCGCGTCCCGAGGTTTACGCGCACCGGGACTACTACAAGGAGCAGATGGAGTCGACCTCCATCGATCGCAGCTACGACGGCTGAGTCAGCTGCACTCCCCATTCCCCCGGCCCCGTCCGCCCTCGCTTCGAGGGCGGCGGGGAGCGTCGCTGTGACCTGAGCAGGAGGGCGGCATGCCGACCAACTACCCCGATGAATTCGACACATTCATCGAGCCGACCCTGCCCGAAGAGACCACGCTGTCCTCGTCGGGCACCGGCAACCGCAACCATGTCGAACACCACCGGGACTTGGGCGACGCCGTCGAGCAGCTGCAGCGCGGAGCCAGCTTCCGCGACCACGACCACAGCGGTGATCCTGACGACATCCGCAAGGGCTCCAAGCTCGACCAGGCCAACACCCACGAGAACAGCGACGTCGACACCGCTCTGGGCATGCACCACACCCTCGGCGAAGGCCCCTTCCAGGCCGCGCCGGGCAATCACACCCATGACTACGCCGGACCCTCGATCATCAACAAGGCGATCGAGATCTGCACCTCCAGCGCGCGCCCGTCCAACCCGTTCCCCGGCAAGATGATCTGGGAGGTCGACACCAACCGGATGCGCGTGTGGGCACAGTTCCCGGGCGAGCGTCAGGCGGTGCAGGGCCTGTACTCGATCGACAAGCTGGAGCGCACCAGCACTGACGACCTCGGACCCACACTGTGGGACCAGTGGTATCAGTTCCCCACCGGCAAGGGCAAGATGGCCACCCCCAGCGGCCACTCGGCCAGCTGGATCAGGGCGGGCGCTGACGCCAACCGATGCATCGCGCGCCGGATCTTCCCGGCAGACCGCTACACCCAGAGCACCGACCAGGTCATCACCTTCACCACCAACGACCACGTCGCCGACTGGACCAACCCGAGCGCGGACAACCCGGCCACCAACGACGCCTACTTCCGGATGTCCGACGACGGACAGTCCTACGTTCGGGCGGCGCTGACCTGGTGGAAGGGGTCGACCGGCGCGATCATGCTGACCTACACCACCACCGGCCCGACCGGTGAGGTCCTGCTCGGCCAGCTTCCGGCTCAGACCAACACGGCCAACATCATGTGGCAGCTGCGCATGGTCGGCAACAAGTTCGAGGTCTACCGGGGCGTGGAGTACATCGGCAGCATCCTCGACAACGAGGGCGTGACCATGCTGCCGTACAAGGGCTGGGGCTTCGGCATGCAGGCCGGTGACGGCGGCTCGCAGCAGTCGCTGCCCAACGAGATCTCCGAGGTCGGTATCGCCGACGCCACCTACTACACCAGCAACGCGGCATGGCAGCTGCTCACCGCTGGCGACATCCCGCGCGTAGGCCTCGGCGCCGCACGCGCGCAGCCGATCAACCCCACCGGCACCATGATCGAGTGGACCGAGATCGGCGAGGACAACTTCAACATGTTCAAGCCGGAGCTGCCCACCCAGGTGATCATCAAGGAGGCGGGCATCTACCACGTGCACGCCTCGATCGCCTGGGCGACCCAGCTGCGCGGTGACCGCGCGGCCACCATCATCACGGTCAACGACCAGCCCACACCTCACATGCACTGGGAGTTCGTGCGCGGCAACAACTACGTGCCCGGCTTCGCCCAGACCGTGGACGTCACCGCCTACCTGCGCCTCAAAGAGGGCGACCGGGTGGGCGTGGCCGCAGCGCACAACGGGCCCGTGCCGCAGTACACCGGGGCCAAGAAGAACGCCGAGATCACCCAGGTGAGCCGGTTCTTCCTGTGCTTCCAGAGCCCGTAAGGAGCACGACGTGACCACCATGGAGACACTCGGCAGGCACGCTCTCGATCACCCCCGGTTCGACGTCAACGGCGGCAGTGATGTGCGGGTGCGGTACTCCAAGAGCGACTGGACCGAGATCGACAGCTGGGCCGTCATCGAGCACACCGACGTCGACAAGCCGGTCGGCGGGGTGCTGACCGCCTACACCCGCGATCGTCACGAGCGTGTCGGCGAGCTGCGCTACTACTTCATCAGCATCGAGCGCGACGAGATCCAGTTCCAGGACGTCAATGTCGAGCCGCAGTTCCGCCGCCGCCGCGTGGCCACCGCGCTGCTGCGCAAGCTCAACCTGATCCATCCGACAGCGCGGATCAATCCCGGCACCCGCACGTCGGGCGGGGAGGCCTTCTTCCAGCACATCCTGGCCACCGAGAAGGACAAGGTCGCGAGCAACGGCATTCTCAACATTCCGCTGCAGGTCCAGATCCCGCCAGGGTTCCGGATCGGTGACGCGGCACGAGCAGGCGGGTGGGAGCGATGACCGAACCGATCAACGGCCCGGAGGTCTACTCGCAGAAGCTGATCAGCTCGGCCAAGGCCCGCAAGTTCGTCAGCCAGAACAGCCGAGGCTACATCGCCATCAGCATCCAGGACCTCGACAACACCCCCGCCGATCCGGCCTCGCTGAGCCTCAAGGTGTGGTTCAACGACCTGTCCGGCAACTCGACCGACCCCAAGGGCGAGCTGGTCATCAACGTCGACCTGGACACCGGCATCGTCCGTGATGAGGTCGGCAAGTACCACTTCGACATCGGCCCGCAGTGGACAGCTCAGCGCGGCCTGCTGCACGCCGAGTGGTCGTACGAGGTCAACGACAAGGACTTCGTCTTCCAGGACGACATGCAGATCCAGGAGCAGATGCCGTTCTACGACGCCATGCGCGAGGACACCAAGGTCCTCGTCGAGCAGGCCTCGTGGTTCTTTGCTGACCTGTTCGACTCGACCACCGGCGGCCCCTGGCTCAACGAGAACTTCCAGGCTCATTTCGACTACAACCGGATCGCGTTCCTGATGCACCAGGGGCTGATGAAGCTCAACGTCATCGGCTACCCGGTGACCGCGTACGGAGTCAGTCCGGACAGCGACAAGATCCCGAAGAACTTCACCCAGCTCGCGCTGTGGGCGACCAAGCTCGAAGCGATCCGGCACCTGATCGTCAGTTACACCGAGCAGCCGAACTTTGCCAACATGAGCACGACCTACACCGACCGACGCGACTATGCCGACCGGTGGCGCGCGGTGCTGGAAGAGGAGAAGCCCGAGTTCACCCAGGCGGTGAAGATGGCCAAGCGCAGCCTGCTCAGCCTGGGCCGGGGCTCGATCCTGGTCGGCGGCGGCATCTACTCCGGCGGCGCGCGGGGCTTCTACATGCCCGGCATGTACTCGGCGCAAGCTCGCTCGATGCGGTTCTACCCGGCGGCGCCGAGTGTCTCGTGGGGCAACATCGCCACCGGGGGCGCCTGGTAATGGCCCGCATCGATCTCTCAGAACCGTACGCCGTCCGGCTGGCCCGCCAGTCCGTACGCGACAGTCTCATGTCGCACGGCGAGGAGTGCGTCCTGATCCACCTGTACCACGTGCCCGAGGTCGAGAACACTCAGCCGCGCTGCCCATTCTGCTTCGACGACGTCTACAGCCAGAGCGACCAGTACGACTGCCCGCAGTGCTACGGCACCACCTTCGACGGCGGCGTCAGCTTCGCCTATCGGGCGTGGGGGATCTTCGGCGACGCGCTGGACAAGGAGACCACCGGCAAGCGCGGTATCTGGCACCCGGTGGAGCGCACCCTGCAGACCGAGCCGTTTCCGGACATGTGGAAGCGCGACTTCGTGGTGCGCGTCAACGGCTGGACCCCCGATCATCGTCCGATCGACATCGAGGGCATTTACGTCTTCGACGAGGTCAACAACGAGAACATCCGGACCGGCAACCACTTCGGCCAGGAGCAGCTGCATCCTCTCGGTCAGACCGCTGACCTGAAGAAGGTCTCCGACAAGATGCCGATTTACAACTACCCGATCATCGGGCGACAGTTCCACCGCTTCGACGGGAGAGAGCGGTGAGGGTCGGCGCTCCGATCGAACTCAACCGGGTGATCGCCCGCCGGGCGGTGCAGTATGCCCGCGAGGACATGCGCGGTCGCGGCTGGGTTTCGACCGGCGCCTTGCAGCCGTACGCCGACACCGGCGCGGTCGGTATCAGCTCGACGATGAAGCATCTGCTCATCCAGAACAAGGGCTTCGGCCCGTTCGTCATGTGGTGGGTCGAGGGACGAATGGTCCCGATCACCGACAAGCAGACCGGCCAGGTCCGGCGCATCCGAGGCCGCGAGCCCGGCAAACCCGGCTACGTCTACATCCCGGGCCGGGGCAAGGTCTGGCGCGACCAGAAGTGGCGTCACCCGGGCCTGAAGCCCAAGCGGTTCATGGAGGCCGCGATCGCCAAGGCCATCAAGGAGTCCCGACGCGACATCCATGATGCGGCCATGACCATTCTGTCGGGAGGCCGACTGTGAACCTGGAAGACCGCGTCACACCGCCGCAGCCCGGCGCCCGGGGCGGAGGCGTGATCGAGACCGTCAAGCGCGCGGTGATGCTGGCGCTGCGTGACGCCATCACCAGCACCACCCTCAACGGCATGGTCAACGGCTCCGAGGTGAACGTTGACATGGAGTACCCGATGAAGCAGGAGCAGTACCCGGGCATCTGGGTGCAGTTCAGCTTCAGCAAGCTCCTCAACTCCGGCATCGGCCACGAGCTGCTGCTCAAGACCGTCGAGGGCGATGACATCAACTGGGAGCCGGTACGCGAGCTGCAGTTCGAGGGCCGGGTGAGCTTGACCATCGTCGCGCTGACCAGTCTGGCGCGCGATCGGCTGGCTGACGGCGTGGTGAGCACCCTGATCTTTGCTCGCCCGCCGGAGTACGTGCTGACCAAGCCTGACCGCGACACCAAGCAGTACCGGCAGCTCATCGACAAGCTGGCCAAGAATCCATACGTGTCGATGACGCTCAATCACGACGAGGTCATCCCCGGTGGCCAGTCCACTCAGGTCGGAGTGCCCTGGGACCCGGACCTGCCGGTCTACGAGGACACCTACAGCTTCGACATCCTCGGTCAGACCAACATCATCTATCGCCACGACGGCACCTACACCCTGAGCGCGGTGCGCGACGCAGGCGAGATGGAGGCGCCGCCCTCCCCCTTCGACTGGCAGTAACGACCCTGTGAGAAGCCCCGGCGCGTCCAAGAAGAGACAGAGGGCACGAAAGGGACTGACCAGAGATGGCTATCGACACACGCGTCCCACATCAGGAAGGGCGAGCCGGTAATGGCAATTGACTTCTCGCAGTACCAGACCCCGGGCGTCTACACCGAGTCGGTCGGAGCACCACAGCTGGGCATCCGGTCGTCCGTGCCCACCGCCGTGGCCATCTTCGGCCTGGCCGTCGGCTACCAGACCTACCGGGAGAGCATCCGGATCAACCCGGACACCGGTGAGACGATCACCACGCAGATCCTGGCCATGGTCGGCGGGCCGACCGGCGGCAGCTTCACCCTGTCGCTGTCCGGAGAGACCACCAGCAACATCCCGTTCAACGCCACTCAGGGTCAGGTGCAGAGCGCGCTTCGTGCACTGCCCAATCTGGAGGACGACGAGGTCACCGTCACCGGTGACGCGGGCGGACCGTGGACCGTGGTCATCACCAAGGCGGTGCCCGCGTTCGGAAAGAACGTTGCCGGGCTGACCGGTGGCGACAGTCCCGACCTCAACATCGCCAGCGAGCAGACCGGCGTGCCCGCCATGAACCGCGCGCTGGCCAAGAGGGGCATCAAGACCGACACCATCCGCGTGGTCGACCCCAACTCCGGCCAGGTCTACGTGCTCGGCACCGACTACGTCGTCACTCGGGTCAACGCGGGCGAGGATGGCGAGGCCAACACCCGAGACGACCTGTACACCATCCAGCGTGTCGTCGACGGTGGCCACATCGATCCCGGCGACATCGTCCAGCTGTCCTACCGATACACCGACCCGAACTACCACGAGGTCATCCGGTTCACCGACCCCGACGACATCCGCGACTTCTACGGCGACCCGTTCGACGCGGCGGGCAACATCCAGTCCGAGATCACCCTGGCGGCCCAGCTGGCCATCACCAACGGGGCCTCGACGATCCTGGCCTGTGCGGTCGATCCGGAGGATCCGGACGCGGTCACCATGGGCGACTACCAGAACGCGCTGAACAAGTTCCGCGACGAGGACGAGATCGCCATCATCGTCTCCGGTACCGGTGCCCAGCCGATCCAGGCTCTGGTCCAGCAGCACGTCTCGGCCCAGTCGAACAACAAGTACGAGCGTCGAGCGATTCTGGGCATGGACGGATCGGTCACTCCGGTGCCGTCGGCCACCCGCATCGCCAACGCACAGTCCATCAAGGACCAGCGCATCGCGCTGATCAGCCCGTCGAGCTTCACCTACTACGCCCCGGAGCTGAACCGCGAGATCGTTCTGGGCGGCCAGTACATGGCGGCGGCGGTCGCGGGCAAGTCGGTCTCGGCCATCGCCGCGATGCCACTGACCCGCAAGGTCATTCGGGGCTTCGTCGGTCCGGCAGAGATCCAGCGTGACGGCGAGAAGGCCCGCGAGTCTTCCGAGGGCCTGATGGTCGTCGAGAAGACCCCGCGCAACCAGGTGCACGTGCGTCACGGCGTGACCACCGATCCGACCAGCCTGCACACCCGAGAGTGGAACATCATCGGCCAGCAGGACGTCATGGTCTACCGCATCCGCGACTACCTCGACGCCGACGGCCTGATCGGCATGCCGATCTACGACACCACGATCGTGCAGGTCAAGGCGTCCGCCGAGGCCGCGCTGGTCTGGCTGGTCGACAACGGCATCATCCGGGGCTACCGCAACCTCAAGGCTCGGCAGATCGAGCGGCAGCCCGACGTGATCGAGGTTCGCTACGAGTGGCGTCCGGCCTACCCGCTGAACTACATCGTCGTCCGGTACTCGATCGCGCCGGAGACCGGCGACATCACCTCGACCATCGAAGGCACCACGAGCTTCTGAGGCTCTCGACACAAGTAAGGAGGTGGCCGTCCCATGGAGAGCAAGACCCGGATTGGCGGTTCCGGCTTTACCACGATGACCTTCCGGGGCACGCGGTTGGCCTACCTGCAGACCCTGCAGGACACGCCGCCACAGCCGGTGGCTGGCGCCCAGGTCGTCCAGTCCATCGACGACGAGACGCCCTCGGAGATCGTGACGGCCATGGCGGTCGGCGCGGGCACCCTGCGGCTGACGTTCTACGAGCTGTGGAACGAGCCGGTCTGGTCGCGTTTGCCGGGCCTGGAGGGCACCAACAACCTGCTGGAGGTCCTCAAGCGTCAGGTGGCGCTCGGCGAGGTCACCTGCCGCAAGCTGATCAAGAGCCCGTCGGGCATCACGCGTGCCCGCGTCTACCACGGCTGTGTGCTCACCGATATCGACGAGGGCGAGCAGATCAACATCGGCACGATGACGCTGCCCAAGACCATCACCATGCAGTACATCAAGACGACCACGGTGTGACCATGTCGATGCCCATTCAGCGACAGAGCGAGTCCTACCACGCGTTCACCGACGGCCCCCGCTTCGCCAGGGACCGCGTCCAGCGGGACCTGCCGCCGGGGCTGGCCGGATTGGTCTCGGGCGGTCCCCGGATCTCTGCCGGTCTCAACAATCCGCGCGGCATCCGTCATCATGCCGACGCCTACGAGGCGCCGGGCCTGTTCGACAAGCACGGCCCGTACGGGTCCGGCGTCGATAGCTATGGCCACGAGGCCGAGCCGGACTTCGATCCCCGTCAGTACGGAGACGATTCTCCGCACGGTCCCGAGCCGCATGTCGACGAACACGGTCACCCGCTGGACGTCGACGAAGGGTCCTACGTCGAGGACCTGTCGGGACACGGCCATCCTGACGTCGCGGGCTTCGGCTTCGGCGGATACGACGACTACGACCCTCACTCGGTGGAGAACCTGCCGCCGGACTACGACGACCAGTTCGGGCCACACATGGCGTCTTTTACCCAGGCCCGTCACCACGAGGCTGACGGGCCTGCTCCGGCGCTGTTCACCCCGATGCTGTTTCAGCCCGGAGAGCGTCTCGACGCGCGTTCGGAGCTGCTGGGCGGGGAGAAGGCATTCGTCAACGACGAACCCCTCGGCGAGCTGGCCGAGGGACAGCACTGGGTCACCGGTGCAGCGGTCCAGCCGCAAGTCGTGCCCGGATGGGTCGGGCACGGATATGTCCCAGGGCACCGAGTTGGTCTGCCCTGGCGGGACACGGTTATTCCAGGCACGGTGACGCACCTGGACGGCCAGCAGGTCGGCATTCGATGGGATGACGGCCAGCACACCACGGAGGAGCCTGCAGACCTCCGTCCTCTCTAAGTGAAGGATGAGATGAGTACAAGTAACGCCCCGGCTGACCCCACGATTGATCCTGATCTGAAACCGCCGGAGCCTCGCCGAGTAGTAGGCGAACTCCTCGAAGAGGTCCCTGAGGAGCATCAGGATCCAGAGGTCACGGAACTGACCGACGAAGAACGGTCGAGCTTCGTGTCGCTACTGACTTGCGGTCGGCACTCCAAGAAGATCACCGTGATGGGACATAGCGTCGTCATCCACACGCTCAAGACTGGCGACGAGATGCGTGTTGGCCTGTTCACGAAGAAGTACCTGGAAAGTCAAATGGGCTTCCAGCGCGCATACCAGGTTGCTGTGTGTGCCGCCGGTATCCGCGAGATCCAGGGCCAGCCGCTGTTCCGATCGCTGCGCGAAGTCACCGACGAGGACGAGATCTTCGACAAGAACGTCGAGGCGGTGATGGAGTTGTATCCCATCGTGGTCACCCAGATCTACCAGGCCATCATGGACCTGGAGCGCGAGTACGCACAACTGGCCATCAAACTGGGAAAACTGTCCGGCTAGACGCCTCGACCGAGTTCGAGATCCGTCTGGCCTACCAGCAAGGACTCCTGACTCAGCGCAGTCTGAATCGATATCAACGATTTGCCCTGCGTTACGCCATCCACATGTTCCGGCGAATCGAGCTGCAAGACATCGAGGACACCCTTCAGCGTCAGACCTGGTACCTGGAGCCCACCCGCTACCGCGATCTCTTCCTGGCCGGAGCCTTCGAGCCTGAGCCTCTCACGGTGGCCGGGAGGGATATGGAAGAGGTAGTAGACGACATCGACGAGGTGGACGCGTACTTCGCCAAGCTGGAAGGCACTCAGTCGATGAGTGGATCTCAGTTGTTTGCCGCGTTGGGTGAACCTGACGAAGAGGGCTGGATATGAGCACCCCGGGTGGCTTCGAGTACACCGACGACTCGGTCGTCGCGCGGCTCGCGTTCGATATTCCGGCGCAGGCTCTGACCGACATCACTCAGCTCACCAAGGCGATGAGCGCCATGGCCACCGAGCAGGAGGCCATCGCCCGCACCACCGGCACCTGGCTGGACTACCTCAACCAGGTCCCGGTCATCGCCGAGCGGGCCAACCAGTCCATGCGCGAGACCATCACCACGATGGAGCGGATGGCCTACATCCAGAACGAGATGGGTGGCGGCCTGGGCAATGTCGGCGCGACGCCGACGGCAGGCCCGCAAGGCGCATACTCGACGGCGGCGCCTTCGGGGTACGTCAACCCGTTCGCCGGTCAGTTCTTCGGCATGGGCGCGATCCCGCAGGACGTCGCGGCAGTGCAGCAGCAGCTGTCTGGTATCGCCTCCCAGGACCCTCGGCTCTACGCCAACATGATGGCCGCACGCGGTCAGGCGGTGAATCCGGCTCTGCTCGGCATGATGGGTGGAGCGGTGGCCGGATTCACCGGCCAGGGCGGTGTCGGCGACACCGGTGGCGGCATGGGGTATGGCAACGCCGCACCGGGCTCCATGAGCACGCAGGCGACTCAGGCCGCGCGCGACTCGGCAGCACCGCCGGACCCGACCCAGAGTGGCGCCACAACGCGCTCAGAGCCGCAGAACATCCCTGCTGAACCGCATCCGGACGCCCCGCCGTGGCAGCGCGCGGTGATGGGTACCGTCAGCGCCGCCCAGCAGATCGTCAACGAGACCCAAGGCGCGACCGGACGCGGCGGCAACAACCTTCTCGGTCTGGCGTCGGCAGGTCTGGGCGCGGCAGGCAAGTTCGCCTCGAATCACCCCAATGCTCTTGGCGGATTCGGCGGTCGGCTGGGCACCGTGGCCAAGGGTGCCGGACTGCTCGGCGCCGGGGCGTGGGCCTTCAACAAGGCGCAGGACGTCGGCGAGACGATCCAGAAGTACGAGCAGCTGGGCAACGTCCAGGGTGGTGACTGGGGCACCGGCATCAAGTACGAGGCTCAGGCCCGCATGCTGGCCCTGAACCCGTTCATCACTACCCAACAGGCGCGTCAGGCCATGCAGATGGCCTTGTCCGAGGGTTTCCAGGGCGGTGAGTACGACACCGTCATGGACTACATGCTCAACAACTTCAAGGACATGGGCGTACAGTTCGCGACCTCGATGGACTACGCCAAGCAGGCCATCTATTCCGGTGAGGATGTCGGCGCCGCGACATCGATGTCCGCCGACCTGATGCAGGCCATGAAACGACTGTCCGCCGAGGGAGGCCAGTCGTTCCCCGACCGGGTGCAGACCGGCCTGGAGATGTCCAGCAGCCTGATGTCGCAAGGATTCAGCGCCGAGTCGGCCTATCGAGCAGTGCTGGGCGCGCAGGAAGGCTACGCCGATAACAAGGTCCTGCGCGACTCGATGGGTCAGCTCATTCCCCAGGCCACCGGTAGTCCACAGCTGATGACTATGGTGGCCAACCGGATGGGCGTTACCGGTCTGCTGCCAGGAGCTTTGGAGGCAGGCCTCGACGAGGCTGGATTCGACGGAGACGAGCTGCTGCTGGAGGCGGCCAAAGAGATTGCCCATCTGGTCTCGGGTTACCCCAACAAGCTCAACCGAATTGCTGCCTTCCGCGAGCTGATGGCCCAGAACGGCGTGCAGATGGACTGGCGTCAGGCCAAGGCCCTTTACGAAGAGGCCACCGGTGAGGGTCCGTCTCCGGTCGAGCGGGCCAACGAGCGAGTGGCCAATTCCAACCAGGAGGGCCGGTCGTTCGTCGACCAGGCCGGTGACTTCCTCAGCAACCTGGCCAGGCCGTTCACCACCGGTCTGATGGGCGGTCTCACCAAGGCCGTCGAGGGCAAGTGGGACGAGGTCTGGCCGACCATCACCGAGAACCAGTACTCCACACCTCACCAGGCGGACAAGGACCACCAGCGCGACGCGTTCGCGCGTGCGGGCCGGGCGCCCGCCGAACTGCCGCAGACCGCCGAGCAGGCTGACACCCAGGCGCAGACGGTGCGCACCGAAGGTCAGGTCTCTGGCGAGGTGCGGATCACCGTGGACCAGGCTGGTCGCGTCTCGGCGCCGCAGTCCATTCAGCTCACCGGCCAGCAGAAGAGCGCGTACGCCGGGTACGGGTCTTCCCAGCTCAACAACCCTCCGCCGGGTGACCACAACGCCAGCACCGGATGGGGTGGCTGATGCCCAGCAACTTCCACTTTCCGCAGCAGAGCATCCCGCTGGCCAAGGGCGAGCGCGGCATCGCCACGCTGCATCATCCCGACATCGGCTCGCTGCGCTTTCGCACCAATCCCAAGGAATTCAACTGGAGCTACACGCTCAACAAGCGGATCGACCAGACCTACGGCGGGCGCGTGATCCAGCTGCTGGGCGTCAAGATCGACAACTTCACCATCAAGGCCGACGCCGGTGGCGGGCGCTGGGAGTACATGCACAAGGTCAACAAGTACCTGCGCGACGTCATGGTGGTGCAGCGCAACGGGGTACCGGTGACCTTCGAGTACACCACGCGTGGATGGAAGCTCAAGGGCTACGTCTCGACGATCCCCTTCCAGGACTCCCTCGAAGAGGTCCTGCGTGAGTACGTCATCCAGATGAAGGTGCAGGAGGACATCTCCGGCGTGATGAGCAAGAACACGCTGGACGCCGCGCTGCGCGAACTCAAGGACGGCGTCGGCTTCAAGCGCAGCAAGTACAACGATCCGCTCATCGGCGGCAACCGTCCCACCGACTCCGAAGAGGGCATCGGTGGCCTCAACGAGATCGCCGACATCGTGGGTCAGGTTGGCGACATTCTCAATCAGTTCGGGCAGAACCTCGACTTTCTGCCCAACGGTATTCCTGGACTCAGCAGGTAACGGAAGGAGCGCGAGATGGCCGATTACGCGAGCGACTGCCCGATCAGTCGTCCGGTGGACCCTGGCTGGACCTCGGACTGGGATCTGGGCGGCATGCAGTGGTCGTTCGACTACGGCATGTTCTACAAGCCGTCGCCGGACGAACTTCTTCCGCTGCGCAAGCCGTCGCCACGCGTCGGAGACTGACTCATGTCCAAGCTGCTGATCAAGGGTCACCGCGCGTTCGAGTTCAAGCTCAACGTGACCCAGTTCCGGTCTCCGCTGACGGCGTCGATCTCGTCTGCGCAGACCCGGACCATGATGCAGCACTTTCCGATCCGCGCCGGACAGCCCGACATCAACTTCACCGTGCAGTTCTCCAGCACGGACGCCAAACACGAGTTCTCCAACTTCGTGCGCGACCACCAGCTGTTCGCCCAGGAACACGGGTACGACGGGCGGGTCACCCTCTGGTGGCCCGAGCGCGACATCATCAACTGGACCGGATTCATCACCGACTACCAGGTGGTCGAGAAGTGGGACGTCTTCGCCCCTTCGGTGACGTTCGGTGTCGCTCTGGTCGACTCGCTGCTCAGCGAGTTCTCCAAGCTCTCGTCGTTCGGCGCCCACTGGAAGTCGATATGGGGACCGCAGATCCCGGCCTATCAGGGGCCTGACTCCATGGCTCCGGACAACCAGTTGCGTCCGCCGTCGCCGCCGTCATCGTCCATCCCCGGCAGGTCGGATCCGTCCGGCCCCAATCCGCCCCGCACGTACGGCGGCGGAGGAGGTACGTTCTGATGACCATCCCCGGCATGGGCAACATGCCTCGTCCCGTCACCGAGGCGACCGAAGACTACGGCTCGTTCATCCCGGCCTCAGTCCTGGCCGACGAAGAGGCCGGGGTCATCAATGTCAGCCCGAAGGACCCGCCACCGGCCAAGACCCTGGTCTACTCGCCCGACGTACGCATCCTCATCGCGCGCGGCAACAAGCAGTACGACGTCTCCAAGGACATCGTCGCGTGGTCTTGTCGCCGGGTGGAGAACTCGGTCAGCTCGATCGTCTTCCGGCTGGCCAACGAGAACCTGCGGTACAACCAGCTCTTCGAGCGGATGGACCGCGTGACGATGTACCTCAAGCGTGTCGAATGGGTGCAGGTCTTTTCCGGCTACCTCGATCGGGTGCCGCATGTCCAGATCTATCCGGGCACGGTCAACTTCCGGGCCAGCTGCACCCTCAAGCGGTTGCTGCACACCTGGTGGGACCCGGGCCTGACCAATGCTCAAGGCATCTTCGACCAGGCCGGACTCAACCTGCTGGAGAGTGCTGGCGGCGAGAAGATGGCCGACATGGGCCTGGGGTCGCTGCTGCGGCGACTGCTCGTCGAGGTCGGCGGCTGGGACACCAAGAACGTCCATATCCAGCGGTTCCCGATGGGCTACTACACCTTCATGGAGACCCAGCTCCGCAAGCTGGAGCCGGGCAATCAGAAGGCTACCCACGAGTTCAAGCGGCTGCTGCTGGGCGACGACACTTCTGCCGGTGTGGGCGCGGCGGCAGGCCGCGCGCTCGGTGTCACCCGAGGCGGTTACGTCCGGACGGCCCCGGAACGCATGATCGAGGTCATCCGCGCTGTCGACGAGATGGGCATGGGGCCGGACAATCGTGACCTGGCCGTCGCCCAAGGACTGGGCACTGCCTCCCAGGGCGGCAAGGACGACAAGGACCAGCCTGCCTGGCAGTCGCACCAGGAGATCGGCAAGAACTGGACCGAGGCCGCGTTGAAGAACGACGCGGCAGTGCACTGCTTCATGACCATCATGGTCGAGTCCAACTGGATCATGTACGCCAACAACGCGGTGCCCGAGTCGCTGAACTTTCCGCACGACGCCATCGGGTCCGATCACGACTCGATCGGCCTGTTTCAGCAGCGCCCGTCGTGGGGCACGGTGGCCCAGCGGATGAATCCGCGCGAGTCGGCAGGCATGTTCCTCAAGGAGCTGGCCAAGCTGGACTGGCGCAACATGGACCGGGGCGCGGCATGCCAGGCGGTGCAGCGGTCGGCCTTCCCGGGCCGTTACGCCGCGCAAGAGCAGGCCGCCGTCGAGATGGTGCGCGCGATCCGGTCCGGCACCGGTACCGGGATGGGCACCGGCGGACAGGCCAATGGCATCCCGGGACTGAATCTGGGCGGCAGCCCGATCGGCAGCCTGCCGTCGGTGGTGACCGCCGGAGCCCCGGGGGCGACCGGGCTCCCCTCGGTGCCGACCACCAACGGCACGCCGTCGGCCAGCGCAATCGGTGAAGTGATCGGCATGCCCAAGTTCAACACCGCTGGAGCACTCTCGTTCGCACGCGCTCAGATCGGCAAGCCCTACGTCTGGGGCGCGACCGGACCGGCCAGCTACGACTGCTCAGGACTGATGCTCGCGGCCTACCGATCGATCGGCATCGAGATCGGGCGCACCACCTACGACGAGGTGGCCACCTGTACCACGATCTCGCCGACCAACCTGGTGCCGGGCGATCTGGTCCAGCCGCACGACGGCCACGTGGTGATGTGGACCGGCAACGGCACCGTGGTGCATGCTCCGCAGACCGGCGACGTCGTCAAGGAGGTGCCGGTCTACTTCGACGTCACCAGCGCCAAGTGCCTGCACGTGCCCGGCACCGAGTACGGCGGCGCCCCGTTCGCCCCGTTCGACCCGACCAAGGCCTTCAGCGGCGCCGGGGCGGCTCCGGGCACCGTGGCCCCGGGTCTGGGCGGTGGCACCGCGCAGGTTGGCGCCAGCGAGCCGATCGCCCGCAACCTGTTCACCTACCAGTTCCAGGCCGGGCGATTCCAGAACTTCATCTCGGATCTGTACGGAGGCTCTTCGGGTGGTCGAGAGAAGGCGTTCATCAATGACGAGCCGTTGATCCAGACGGTGGTGACCTTCGCCAAGGCGGGCTTGCGCAACTTCCAGAGCGCGCCCAACGGCGATTTCGTGGCCTACTACCCGGACTACTTCGGCCTCGACGGCAAGGGTGCCGTGATGAACATCGAGGACGTCGAGATGAAGAACGTCCAGATCGACCTCAACGACGACGCCATGGCCACTCACGTCTACGTCGCGGGTTCCGCGCTGCCCAACGGCGGCGGGGCGGGCAATCCGTTGGGCTGGCTCAACTCCAAGGGTGTGGCCACTGTCGAGAACGAATGGCTGTTCCAACGGCTGGTCGCCGCCGCGCCGCGCGTCAAGGGAGAGCGCCGGACCTCCGGCGCCGACCTCATGCGCCGGTTCGGTGTCCGTCCTCTGGTCCAGTCGATGTCGAGCATCCAGCAGGGCCCGATGGAGTTCCTCTGCGCGGTCCAGCTCTTCATGACCAAGTGGGCCGAACAGTACTCCACCCAGGTCGAGACCACCTTCATGCCCGAGGTGTTCCCCGGCATGCGGCTGAACCTGGTCGGACACAACTTGCAGGTCTACGTCACCGAGGTGGTGCATTCGGGCGACTGGGAGAACGGCTTCACCACCCAGATGACCATCATGGCCCCGTCGACACCGTCGATCGTCAAGCTGGCCAGCGAGATCAGCCGGGCCGTCGAGCAGGAGCGGATGGATCAGGCCGACCTCGACACCAACGCTTCTGTGGTGATGTGATGACGATTGAGGGTTACGTCCGCAATGCCGGAGCCACCCAGCGCGAACCCGCCGTGGTGCACGCGCTGGATCTTCCCACCCGCACGGCCACCGTTCTGCTGCGCAGCGGCTACACGGTGCGGGTCAACTGCGCCTACGCCGTGGGCGATGCCATCATCACTCCGGCCATCGGCGAGCAGTGGTACGTCGAGCGGTTTGACATGGAGTGGCGGCTGGCCGGACGCATCCCCTTCAACGATCCCACTCAGAACATCGAGCCCGAGGCGGGTCAGGTCTCGCTAGGGTCGGCCAGTGGTCCCCTGGAGCTGAATGGCGTCGAGATCCGGGTCAACGGCATGTTCCGGCTCGGCATGACCTTCTTCCGCCCCGACGCCACCGGCAAGCTGCAATACTCGCAGGACGGGGTGACCTGGGTCCCCGTCGTCCCCCCGGCGGGCCCAGGCGCTCCGGCCTCCACCGACGAGGTTCCTGAAGGCGCGACCAACAAGTACTACACCGACGAACGTGCCGCTGCGGCAGCTCCGGTAAAGACCGTGGCCACCAGGACCGGTCATATCGTTCTCACCAAGGACGACGTCGGCCTGAGCAACGTCGACAACACCTCCGACAACGCCAAGCCGATCAGTTCGGCGACAGCCAGCGCGTTGGCACTCAAGGCCGATCTGGTCTCGGGCAAGGTCCCGGCCTCGCAGCTGCCGATCCCTCCGGTGGCCGAGTATCCCGACATGTCCTCGTTCCCGGCGCCGGGCGTGGCAGGAACGCTGTACATCGCTGCCGACACCGGAAACCTCTACCGCTGGGACTCGGTGGCAGCGAACTTCGAGCTGATCGTCTCGGCTACCGGTGGCGGTGCGGCCAGCACCGACGAGTTGCCTGAAGGCAGCACCAACCTCTACTACACCGGATCCCGGGTCACCGCCTTGATCCAGTCGATGTTCGGCAGCGCAGCAGGCGAGGTCACCGAGGGCAATGATCCCCGGCTGTCGGACACGCGCACCCCCACCGACGACACGGTGACTACTCCCAAGATCGTCGACCGCGCGGTGACCACCGACAAGATCGACGACGAGGCGGTCACCATGGACAAGCTTGCCGAAGACGTTCAGCTGGCACTCGACGAGTCGGCCTACGACGTGAGCTATCCGCAGACCCTCGGCCAGCGCGCGGTCGGCTACGGCCAGAACACCATCGGGGTCAAACTGCAGCGGCCAGTGACCTTCAGCAAGATCACCTACCGGTGCGGCACGGCGGACGGCGGCGGCACGGCCACCTTCGAGCTGCACCGCAACGGGGTTGCGGTCCCCGGCACCCAGGCCACCATAAGCGCGGCCAGCCAGGTGGAAGGAACCACCGTCACCGGCGAGTGGCCGTTTGCTGAAGGTGACATTCTCAAGGTCTACACCTCGTTGCTGGGAACAGCACCCATCGGAGTGGGACTGGTTGCAGATCTGAAGGGCAAGTCGTAATGCCCCTGATCCTGCCTGTAGGAGGCCTTGAGCCTCTGATCGTCGTCCAGACCGAGGTCTTTGACGAGCCATTGCCACCAGGACGCATCGGTGTTGAGATTGTGCTTGCTGGACGAGGTGGAAACAGCGGTGCGGGCGGTTCTGTCAGCAACGAGAACCAGAACTGCCCAGGCGGCGGCGGTGGCGGCGGTGGCGCGCGCGTCAACCTCTTCTTCATCCCGATCGAGCTGCTTGGCCCCACCTGGACCCTCACCGCAGGATCCGGCTCCTCGCGATTCGCCCGATTCATCTCTGGCGACGTCGTGATCTCTGCCGGATGGGGCGGCAATGGTGGCAACGGCGGCGGCAACAACGGCCCGCCCGGACTGGGCGGAGACGGCGGCACGGTCAGCGCCGAGGGCATCCCGTTCACCATCCCCTCCGGCACGCTCGTTGCCGGACGACCGGGCGGACGCGGCGGCATGGCGGGCAACAACGCCGGTGTGGCCGGTGGCAGTTCGACTCTCGGGGCCGGGCCGGGCGGCGGCGGCGGCGGTGGCTCGCGGTCTTCCAGCGGCACGCACGGCTCCGGCGGGGCGGGCGGCACCACGACCGGCGGCAACCCGCCCAACCTCCTCAAGAACGGCGCCAAGGGTGGCAGCGGCACCGCCAGTGGCAACAATGCCACCGGTGGCCGGGGCGGTTGCGGTGGTGGCTACACCACGGCGACCACGAGCACTCCTGGCGGCGCCTACATCTATGCGAAGTGGGTGTAGCCCGACGAGGCACAAGAATCTGTGAGGAGGACAGATGAGCTACTCCCTTGCGCTCGAAGATGGAGACCTGGTGCAGCGTGGTTCGCAGCTGGCCATTGTCCAGGGTCGGGACAAGCTGGAGCAGGACATCAACCTGTGGCTGCTGGAGCGTTGGGGCAGCGACAGGTTCCACCTGAACATGGGCAGCATCCTGCAGGAGTTCATCGGTGGCATCGCAGAACCGTCGACTCGGGCCGAGGTGCATGCCGAGGTCTTCCGCGTCCTGCAGAACTACCAGGCGCTTCAGCTGCGTCGATTCCGCGAAGACCCTCAGTCCCTGAGCGCCAGCGAGTTGCTGGTGTCGGTCGACGAGATCACCACCCAGATGACCTACGACACGGTCAGAGTGACCATCAAGTTGCGCAACGGGGTCAATCAGTCGTCGACCATCTCGGTCCTGCAGAGCACCTAGTAAGGAGCCCCAGTTGAAGACCCCTGACCAAGTGTCCAAGGAGATCCTGGCAAAGCTGGCCGTCACCGCGCCCGGCTTGAGCCTGGAATTGGGGACTCCAGAACGCAAGATCGTCGACGCTGTCGCCGAGTCGATCTCCGAGGCCTACATCGACCAGTACCTGGTCGGGTCGCTTCTCGACATCGAGTCCAAGACCGGGCTGGAACTGGAGCAGTTCGTCGGCATCTTTGGCTTTGGACGCCTGCAGGGTCGAAAGGCCAACGGTGTTGTCCGGGTCGAGTTGAGCACGGCAAACGCTCAAGATGTCTCTATCCCGCTCGGCAGCCAGTTCTACACTCGGCAGAGCCTGCCGGGGTCGGCGAGCCCTCTGTACTTCACTTCCACTCAGGCCATCGTCATCCCGGCAGGAAGCTATCAGGCTGACGTCCCGGTCGAGTGCGTGGAAGTCGGCACTTCGGGCAACGTCCCTCCGGACTCGATCGTCTTTGTCGGTGAGGTTCTGAGCGCGTCGTCGGTGACCAACCTGCAGGCATTTACCGGTGGTATCGACGCCGAGACCGACGCCGAGTTGCGCCAGCGGTTCAAGGACACGTTCATGCGCAACATCGCCGGAACTGAGGACTGGTACCTCGGTCTGGCCTACCAGAACAAGAACGTCTCCAAGGCCGCGTGCTTCGGGCCCATTCGCAAGTACGCCACCCAGGTCGCGGTGCCCAACGTCAGCGTGAACCTGCCGGTGACCGCCGACGTCAAGTACGCCTGGCCCAAGGGTGAGACCGTCTTCAAGAACCTCGGCCAGGCTGACGAGGTCTTCTATCGGCCCTACAGCGACTACACCTTCACGCCCGGGTCCAGTCCGCAGCTGACCCGGGTGACCGACGGCCAGATGGTGGTCGGCGACATCATCGACGTCGAGTTCGAGTACACCACCAAGTCCAGCCGGAACGACCCGCTCAACGGCATCACCAACAAGGTCGATCTGTTCGTCAACGGTGCCGACCCCTACACGATCACCGAGCGGACCGTGCTGACCTCACAGACCCTGTCGGCGGTCACCTCCGACGAGCTGTACACCGGCAACTTCGCGCGGGTCGGATCCACCGGCACCCCGTCGGCCACCAACCGCTTCATGAGGCTGAGCAGCGTGCCGGTCCTGCAGTTCCCCTCGACCATCACCGTCGGCACCACTCAGTACCAGCTGGGTACGCACTACCACCTTCTGCGCGGCACCACCCTGCTGGCCGGATCGGTGCGCGAGGTGGCAGGCCTGGAATGGACCCCGTCCGGCCCGGCCAACGGCACCGCGCTGACCCTGTCCTACGTCTACAACCGGGTGCCCGAGGTCCTCAACGCGATGGTCAAGGCGGGCAAGCAGATCACCACCGACGTGCTGGTGCATCAGGCCAGCTACCAGTACCTGCGGGTGTACCTGTCGGTGGAGTTCGATCGAGGCTACGTGGTCAGCCAGGTCACCAACGCCATCAACGACCGGCTGCGTCAGTACTTCGCTGGCCTGCCGTTCGGCGCCTGGATCGAGATCTCCGACCTGACCCTGGCCACCCATCAGGTGCTCGGTGTGGACAACGTCTACCTGACGACCAGTGTCGAGGACGCGACCAACTACGGCATCAAGATCTATGGCAACAGCGCCGACCCGACGCCGTCGGTGGTGCAGACCGGTGATTTCAAACTGACCGACAATCAGCTTCCGGTGTTTCTGGAGGCTGTGATCCTGAGGAAAGCGAACCGATGACCGAGTCAACTCCCGCACCCAAGAAGCGTGCTCCACGCAAGAAGGCCTCTCCGGCGGTCAAGCCGGAGGTCACCGAGACCCCGGAGCCACACGCGGTCTCCAAGGCCGACGCGGATAACCTCGTCAACCCTGACAGGGTGCTGACCAACGAGCACCGGATCTTTCCGGCGGCTGACGACAAGGCGCTCATCGAGCCGCCGCTGATCGCCGAGCAGCGCGTCACCTACGCGCCGGACCCGACCACCATCCCCGAGGTCCCCGATCATGTGGCCACCGGCTGGGGGTGCTCGTGCGGCTGGGAGCCCAATTTCGGTCACGCGTTGGGCCCGGGCATCCAGCAGCTGCGTCACATCGAGCGAGAGCATCAGGCGAAGTGAAGACGCACCTGCTGGTCGTGCTGGTCGAGGCGCAAGACCGGGCCCAGGCCGAGGAACGGTTGGGCAGGTGTCTGGACGACTACAACGCTCGCGATGACCGCGACGGTCAGATCACCTTGTTCCGAAAGGAGGGTCCGCCATGGACGCCATGAAGCGGCTCTTCATTCCCTCGCCGGTGGTGGCCACCTACACCGCGCTCGGCATCGCGCTGGCCGCATTCGGCATCGGGGTGACCGCGCTGGCCATCGCGCTGCTGCTGCTGTGCGGGTCGGGGGTGAACTGACATGGCGTCGCTTGATCCGTTCCCGCTGATGCCTTCGAAGTCCACCGAACTGCGGCTGGACCACTTCGACCGCGACGTCTACAAGGCCGACCCCTCGACCATCCTGTACAAGTTCGTCGACGCGTTGTGCGGTGACGCCGGGGCCGGGTCGCTGAAGAAGGAGATCTTCATCCAGCGGCTTTCGGGCGCGCTGACCGGCATCTACGGGTCGGACCTCGACTACATCTTCGGCAACGTGCACTTCCTGAGCCGGTCGCCGTCGGAAAGCTATCCGTACAACCCGATGACCGACATGCTGACCTCCGACCAGTGGGACGAGGTCAAGGTCAAGGACTCCTGGTACCGGACCCGCATCCGCGAGTTCTTCGCCGCCTGCTCTGCCGGAGGCACCATCGACGGCATTCGCATGGCCGTGCACGCCGCCTGCTCGGTCGACTGCGAGATCATGGAGAACTGGCGCTACATCGACGACTTCGGCCTGGGGGCCAACGTCGGGCGCGCGCCGGTGTCCGCGCGCAACGAGGTGACCATCAGGCCGCACAAGACCGAGCTGGACCCCAAGGAACGCCGCCTGCTGCGCGACATGCTCGACAAGATCGTGCCGCAGGACACCGTCGTCACCATCGACGAGAACGGGCTCAACGTCAGTGCCCCGGTCGCGGTGCGCGCGGTCGCGGCAGACTCCACCTACTACCAGGTGGAGAAGGTGGTCTCCGGCACCCCGGTACTCGACGCGCTGCCCGATCCGGAGTTTCTGGCCATCGATCTGGATCCCACCGAGAAGTGGCTGTTCTCCAAGTCGCCCGAGCTGGCCCCCTACGCCCAGTTCAACATCTCCAGCGAGTACGGCTACTACTACCTCGCCTCCGGTGGCACTCGTAGTCCGATCGACTCGGTGGCCTACGAACGGCTGGTGGAGGGGTCCGACCCGCCACGCTTCGTTCCGGAGCACCCCTTCGAGTGGTTCGAGACCACCGGCCAGTTCACCGCGTGGACCGAGTACGAGAAGGCCGACAGTCCGGACAACTACCCGGGCGGCAAGTTCGGCATCCATCCGGACGCGGCTCCGGCGCTCAACCCTGACCACTCGCCGTATCAGTTCCCCTACGCCAGCCAGCAGGCCTACGTGGTCAAGCGCAAGGCCGAGGTGATCGCGCTGGGCGGCATTGCCGACGACGAGCGCTACCGGCTGCCGGTCGAACGCGTCGCCGTCTCCAAGCGGACCTACACCGCCGATCTGGCAATCGCCTATTCGGCACCATCGCGGGATTCCACGGTGACCAGTAGCTGGACGGCCCGCAAGCCGCGCCAGACCGTGGGTGAGATCCGCGATCCCGGCAGCTTCGTCCGGGCCTGACAGAGGAGCTAGGGGCCAAGTGGCAACCACGACCAACGAGACCACGTTCTACTACGACTACAACTACCCGCTGAAGCTGGTCGACCTCATCCTGGGGCTGATCAACAACCGCAACGACCCGTCCAACCCGGCGCAGACGGTCGATCCGGCCAGCCGCGAGTGGTTCAGCCAGCCGCGCACCTACGACGAGGGCGGCACCGAGGTCATCACCGCGACCTTCAAGCTGCCGCTGTCGATCTCCGAGCTGTCCATGGAGGTCCTGCGCATGCCCTGCGTGGTCGAGGCGTGGTACCAGGACCGGTCCAACAACTGGCGCCAGGTGCTCGACATGCAGCGCGTGCCGGTGCGGGTCAATGTGAGCCGGTCCGACGTCAAGAGCTACTTCACCTTCAGCACCAAGGTGTACCCGATCGTCGCCAAGAAGCTCCAGATCCGGCTCACCCGGGCCCGCGACCTCACCCTTGCCGACACCCCGTACCCGGTCGGCTTGCGCAACACCCTGATCCGCCGCAACGTCTACGAGCGCGCCCAGGGCCAGCAGTACTTCGAGGAAGAGCAGGACGTCCTCGGCAACGTCATCAGCAAGTACATCAAGGACTGGGACGCCTCACGGGCCGTCGACGACGACCCGTACACCTTCTGGCGCAGCGCGGCGATGCCCGATCCGGAAGCGGTGGCCAGCCTGTACCTCGACATCCGAGGCGACGAGGGCCAGCCCAAGAGCATCGACAAGATCTACCTGGATCCGGTCTACACCGGCCAGCACCTCAACCTCTACTACTCGTCGGACAACACCGTCGGCACCCGTCGGCTCAACCCGATCACCGTCGCGCCCAGCGAGGACTTCAACACCGACTGGCGGATCTCGCGAGGCCGCTGGGACATCTCTGACGGTCTGGCCGAGTCCTACTACCGGTGGCCGATGGCGCTGGGCCCGCAACTGGGCCAGGACGCCTGGCTCGGCGTGGAATGGTCGCCGGACTTCAATCCGACCGACGGCCCGCCCAACAATCCGATCCTGTTCGAGGCGATGGACGCCGCAGGTCCGGCCTTCAAGCCGTCACTGAGCTACGACGTCGGCGCCGGAGAGTTCGTGCTGGAGTTCACCGACGGCACCAACGTCCACACCTTCAACGCGCCGCTGACCCAGGTGTTCGTCCCGTTCGACCCGCTGCGCATCGTCGTCGGCTGGCGCTACGACCCGGACACGGTGTTCATCAGCGTGCGTGACCGCACCGGCACCGAGGTCGCTCATCTGGAACAGCCCACCGTCTTGCCGCAGCTGATCAGCTTCGACGGCCAGTGCCAGATGTACCGATTCCGAGGCCTGGTCACCGCGATGGTGCTCAAGCTGGAGGACTACCGCAACACCTCCGACGCCTTCACGCGATCGCCGGTCTACTACGTCGACCCCGATCCGGTCATTCCCGACTCCAACGGTGTGGTCCCCTCGACCACGCTGGACAACGCGGTCTATGCCTACGCCGCGACCACCCAGGAGCACGGGTCCGGCGGCACCGACGACTCCTGGTTCGAGAACAAGGAGTGGACGCCGATCTGGCGCAACTACCTGGCCGAAAAGGGCGTTCTCTTTCTGCCGCAAGCGATTTCGGCAAAGTACCTCAAGCTGGAGTTCACCAACCTCACCGAGGAGCCGTACCCGATCTACGAGTCCGAGACCGAGGTCCGGTACAAGGTCTTCCCGCTGTCGGTGTCGCAGATGAGCTGGAAGGGCACCCGGCGCTACACCGGTCAGGGCAACTACCTGGGCCTGGGCACCTTCATCTCGACCAACGGCGTGCGCAGCGTCAACTGGCTGTCCTCGGCGTCGGTGGCCGAGGCGATCGACGCGCTGTGGGGCACCCACACCCCACCGGTCTCGATCAACACCGGCCCGAGCTACATCACCGACACCCTGCCCAACACCAGCACCGAGCTGGTGCAGAGTTCCAAGCGCATCGAGGCCGGATCGAGCTACGTCTACCGGCGTGAGGTCCTGCAGCCCTACATCCTGGCCGAGGACGCCTACGTCACCACGATCAAGGCCGAAGGCCTGCAGCAGTTGGCCTACTTCACCGACGTGCCATGGAACGACATCGAGCAGGCCAACCCCGGGGCGGTCACCCACGTCAAGTCGACCGGCGCGCTGCCGATCCGGGGTACCGACTGGTGGATCTACCCTGGCCAGCAGCTACGCATTCCGGCGTCGGTGATGACCAAGCTGACCGACACCTCCACGGTGACCGAGCGAAAGCGCACCACCGAGACCCGCGTGCGGTTCACCACGACCAGCGTGCACCGCTACGAGTACAAGACCCTCAAGCGGGACGCGGCGGTCGCCTACTTCGCGGGCGTGCGCGAGGTCGTGCCGATGACCTCGACGTTCATCGCGGGCGAGGACAAGCCGTACTTCGACTTCCCGCACTACGACGTCGACCAGTTCGTCACCAGCTTCACCCGACAGCTGGAGAGCGGGCCCACCACCACCCGGCGGCGGCTCTACCCGATTCCCAACCGGCTGTTCGAGCGCAACCTGATGAACTGGGTGACCGACAACACCGACGCCTGGAGTTGGGACGGCACCACCGGGCGCTGGCTGCGCGGCACCGCCAAGTGCACCCTCGACGGGCTGGGCCACTACCTCCTGTCGTCGCGGCTGTCGGTGGAGCCGGGCGAGACGCTCAACGCGTCGGTCTCGGTGAAGTGGGCCGACCTGGAAGGGCTGGACGCCGACGACGTGGCGATCCGCTGGGGCATCCGCTACTACGACGCTGCCAGCGAGTTCCTGCAGGACGACTACCTCGACGACATCTCCTACACGGACTGGACCGCCCACCTCGAAGAGGACTGGATCGATCTGGACGGGGTCTCCACGGTGCCCGAGGGTGCCGCGTGGTTCCGAGTCCTGCTGGAGGTCACCAACCAGGCCACCGGCGGCGCCGTCTGGTTCGAGAGCGTCAAGATCGAGAGCGCCGACACCACTACGGCCACGGTGTTCAAGAGCCTGGAGACACAGTCCTCGTTCACCAAGGTTGCCGTCGACTTCCGCGACTCGGGCCTGTGGCGCGGCGACAGCATGTGGGCCGACATCAACCCGGACAGCGAGTCGATCGACGACACCAAGCTGGCCTACTACACCCGGACGATTCCGGAGAGCATCCCCGGAGGTTTCTGGGGCGACACGACGAAGGCGTGGGGTGGTGACAATGTCGAGTGGGGATCTCCGTTCGCAGTGGTCAGCGTTACGGTCGATGGCAATCGCCGTTATCAAGGTAAGCGGGTGCTTCGTTTCCGCCGTGCTGCAGGGGCTGGGGAAGCGGGCATCAAGGTCAAGCAGTGGACACACTTTGTGCCGCTCGGCCTCTTCCGGATTGGAGCTGTTTTCTACAAACCGCTCGCGAACGACAACCAGATCACGGTCCGCCTGCGTCGCCTGTCCGACGGCGTCATCGTGTACGAGGAGACGGTAGAAGCACCCTCGGGCCGGTGGCACGAGTTCAAGACCAAGTTCGTCGAGATCCCGGACGGCACCCAGCAGGAGTACGAGGTCATGCTCACCCTGGAGGGCGATGACGAGGACGAGCTGTACCTGGCCGATCTCTACACCGAGATCGCCAACGTGCGCTACTTCGTCCGACTCGGCGGATCCGGCGGCTTCCTGCACGAGGTCACCGATCTGCGCTACGCCGACGGGCGGGCGGTCGTCACGACCTCCACGCCGGTCAACCAGCTCAGCGTCCAGGCTGCCATCCTGTCCCCCGAAGCCTATGCGTACGGGTGCCGGATCCAGCCGTTCTACCTGAAGTGATCAGTCGATGTAGACGACCAGCAGGTCGCCACCGTAGCCGACACCCCAGCACCGCTTGGCCTCGCCCCAGCTGGTGGTGATGGCGGGCGTGCAGTGCATCCGGTAGACCTTGCCGGTGGCCGGGCTGTAGGCCACCGGGTCCCAGCCGGGCTGGTTGTAGAAGGCCTGAAAGACGTTGTCGGCAAAGCCGCAGCTGGTGTTGGCGGTGACCACCGCGCTGAGTCCGGATGGGCAGTTGGTCATGTATTCGGCAGATGCCGGTGCGGCGCCGAATAGGCCCAGGGTGAGCCCGGCGGCCAGGACGCCGCCGGTGACGAGCTTCTTCATGGATCTCCCTTGGTGTGGGTGGGTGGTGACCTAGATGTCCAGGTCGTGGATCAAGGACCGCTTGTAGTCCTCGTCCGGGTCGTAGGGCTCATCCAGTTCGGCGAGCCGATCCTCCTCGGTGACCGCCGCATCCAGTTCGGCGTCAGAGTCAACGTGCCGGTGTGACCGGGCATTGGTGGCCACGATGACGACCTCACCGCCTTCGCCAAGAACCCGGAAGCCGTTGGTGCCGATGCGCTCGACGGTGGTGGACTCCGACTGCAGCGTCCCGTCAGCCAGACGACGCTCGTGGATCTCGGTGGCCCCGGTGCTTCCGGTGGCCCTGGCGGTGGTCATCGCGGCGAAAGCTCGGTCGATGACGGCCTGGTCGGCGATCAGATTCTCGATGGCGTGCTTGGACATTTCGGGCTCCTTGTGTGAGTGTGTGGTGGTGATGCACCCACTATAACTCCTCTGTAGGGTAGGTTATTTCTGACCGCTATGTGATGACGATCACATAACACCCAGGAATGGATCGTCCTATAGTGCTGTTGTACGGAGTGTTCGACACTCACTCACCACCACACAGGAGCAGGAACAATGGCCCTCACCTACGCCCGCGACAACATCCGTTACTCCCGCACCGCCATTGATCAAGCCGTCGCCGAAGGCTTCGCCAAGGTCTTCGAGACCGCCAAGGGCACCTTCTACGTCCTCAAGACCGACCAGGGCTCGTTCAAGGTCACCCCGGAGATGATCGATGAGGACGGCCTGTCTCCCGAGGAGCAGGCTGAGGAAGAGGCCTTTCATCAGGTCTACCTGGCCGAACAGGGCTACGAGCGTTACCTGGAGACCCGCTACGCCGACGCTATCGCTGAGGAGGAGCGCCAGGAGCGCCTGAACGGCGCCCGGGACTACTGGGAGGAGAAGGGCGAGGCCGAGCCCACCGTCGACGAGGTCGACGAGATGGCTCGCGAGGAGCGCGATCGCGCCGAGGACTGGGAGGACACCGAGGCCTCGATCATTCGCGCCGAGAACGCGCTGCTGGGCCGGTTCGGCGTCCACTTCTGATCCACCCCGGCGGGATCCACACGGGCCCCGCCTTCACTCACTCACGCAGGAGTCATCATGAAGATCAGCATCAACTTCGCCATCGAGATCGATCCCGAGGACTGGATGGACGCCTACGGCATCGCCAGGTCCCAGGTCCGCGCCGACGTCAAGGAGCACGCCAAGCACCTGGTTCAGCAGGCCTTCTCCGGCGCGGGCATCTCCGCTGAGCTGGTGAAATAAAACCTCATACCGCTGTGTTATACATGCTGTAAGCGATACACACTCACACAGGAGAGAATCATGAACGCCACCGCCAACCTCGACCGCGTCCGCGCCGATCAGGAGCGTCGCCGCTCCGGCGCCGCGACCAAGGTCCAGGGCGCCAAGCTCAAGGCCAAGCACAACCGCTCGGTCGCCAAGCGTCAGTGGAAGAAGGAGTTCTGATGAAGGTCCGGATCTCCCGCCGCGTCATCGGACACCTGGAAGGGTCCGATGCGTGGCAGTCCGGCCAGCGTGTCGTCGAGAGAGGCTTCGAGCGCCAGTCCACCGCTGACATGATGGAGGCGATCAAGGACGCGCCCCGGCGCAAGGACGGCAGTGTCACCGTCGACCTGGATGACGAGCAGCGCGCGGCGCTCTATGAGTACGCCGACGTCATGGCGATTGCCGCCGCCGACAATGTCACCGCGCCCGGGGACCCGTATGGCGACAATGACGCCCTGGCCGATCTCAACGCCGCTCGGGCCCTGATGCGACAGCTGAAGGAAGGATGAGTCTGAATGATGAAGTCAGCTGAGGAGTTGCGTCCCGGTGATGTCCTACCCGACGGTTCGGTGGTTCGACGTGCATGGGTGGCAACCAATCCCCGGTTTGTCATGATCGAACTAGAGGGTGACAGCGTCCGCACCTCATACCGATACGCCAAGTACAACGTGAAACCACGAGGAGACCTGATGCGGCAGTTGAAGGAATGAAAAGCCATATAGCAGTGTTATAGTCAGTACACACCACCACCCACTCACCCAGGAGGACCCAATGTCCACACTCACTCTCCCCGCCACCATCAACGAGACCTCGTTCGCGGTCGCCTACACCGACGCCACCGCGCTGGTGCTCGACGCGGTCGCACTGACCGGCTCTGCCCGCAAGGAGAAGCTGGCTCAGGCGCGCGGTCGCTTGCAGGCCGCGCTGACCCTCACCGGCCTGCCCGAGGAGACCGTGTTGGCCAAGCAGCTGATCGCCACGCTGAACTACTACGCGCAGCAGGGCCTCGATGTCTGACCTGCGCACCCGCGTCCTGGACGATCGTCAGCATGGCCGAGGCCTCTGGCGGTCGGACTGGACCGGAGTGCTCTACCGCCATCACGAACACAGCTGGCAGATGTTCTTCGAGGGCCGCTGGCAGCAGTGCGTGAACGAAAGGTCCACCGCCCGCTACTACCTCTACGGCACCAACGGCGAGACGTTCATCCGAGTAGGGGAGGTCCTGTGATCGACCCGTCCGACATCATCACCTTGTGTGCCCACTGCGGCTATGCCATCCAGTCCCGGCGCTACCACTGGATCGGCGACGAGACCGGCGAGCCCTGTAGCGACACGGCCTGGGACCACTTCGCCCGTAATATGTTCACCGCTCACGTGGCCACGCCCAAGCTGTCGTTCCGGGAGGCACGATGATCGATCCGTCCGACATCTGGGTGGGCCGGTACGTGCGCCTCGCGCCGCGCGGTCGCGGAAGGGTCTACGAGGTGGTCGAAGTCAGGGTGTCGCCAGACGGTCAGTGGTTTCGGGTCGCGGCCACAGCGCGGCACCGGCAGGCGGCGAAGCGTGTACCTGATGCGTTGCGCTGGTACGCAGCCGACGAGCTGTTCCCCATGGGGAAGGCGAGGGCGCCGCGATGACCCAGCGATACGCCTCTGAGACCGCGTGCAGTCGCATGGCGGCAGGAACTTGTCCCGAGTGCGGCCAGGCGCCGGAACGACACCTCGCGTCGACCGCCTTCTGGCTCCCACGTCATTGCGACCTGACGCCAGCCGGGGTGACTGACCGCATTACAGCATTCAGGGAAGATCATACGGAGACGGAGGGCCAGCCGTGAGCCCCGGATGGGTCCTGCTGGGCTTGGGGCAGCTCACGGTGACCTTCTGGGGCACCTGGTGGCTCATTCACCCCAACCACGCCCATGAGCGGCAGCTGGTGCTCTCTCGGCTGACCTTGCGGCGCAATCGTGTCGAGCGTCCGGCCAAGCGGTCGCGCGCCAAACGGAAGGCTCCGGGCATGGACGCCCTGTACACGGGCATCGGCATCTCCGCGATGCTGGACATGCCGGGCATCCGGGCCGACACCAGGGAGGCCGGACGTTTCCGGACCTCGATCAACGGACGGGCCCTCTACGAGGAGGCGCGCAAGCCCAAAAGTAAGAGTCGGTCACCATTCCTCACCATCGATTCCCGAGCCTTCCCCGAGACGGTGTGTGCCCACTGCAAGACACCGATGAGGGGCCAATTGGTGAGGGGCCAATTGGTGTGGACGACGGCCAATTGGTGAGGAGCCATACGATCTACCACCCGAAATAATCGTTTGCCGCATCGCGACAGTCTGATACGCTTGCTTTCGTGTTCAAGAGTTCCGGCATCGGTCGACCCGAAAGCCCGCGATGGCGATATCAGCCGTCGCTGGGTCGGTAGCTCACACCTTCCTCCGCGCTCTGCTGATATCGCGCCTCCGACACCACGGGGTGTAGTTCAGTTTGGAAGAGCGCTTGGTTTGGGACCAAGATGTCGCAGGTTCGAATCCTGTCACCCCGACTCAGCGACTTCCCCGTTGGGGTGAAGCCGATCCGGAAGGCAGCGGTCTCCAAAGCCGTCTCATAGCGGGTTCGAATCCCGTCACCCCTGCCAAGCCGCACATGCCCAACTGGTGTTGGGAGCAGACTGTAAATCTGTGGCCCTAGGGACGGTGAGGTTCGATTCCTCAGTGCGGTACCACGTGTTAATCTGTAGCTCGACTACAGGGCAACACGGAGAGTGACCTCATGTTTCACTACTGCTCCAGCTGCGGAAGCTCGGCTCTGGCCAATCACCAGAGCACTTGCCGCACTTTCAGGTATGACATAACCCGGGCACAGGGCCCGGGTCCGCCTGGAAGACCCGACCATGAGCAGAACAGACAAGACCAAGCCCCTGCACGTCAAGCTCGCCCACGGCGATCTGGCCTGGCAGGAAGTTCACGACCACACTGACGGCCCTTGTGACCTCCCCAGGCCACGAGATCTCGACAGCTACGGCTGGACGTCGTCGTCCGGGCGTCGGTGTTACCGCACCTTCGTCTACACCGGTACGCACATCTGCTGCTGCAGCCTGTGCCACGGCGACGGAGGTTGGGATCTCCGTCCTGGCAAGCGTCAGCGCATTGAGAGCAAGCGCGTCGTGCGCGACTGGGAGGACGAGTCCGGTCACTGGTGTGGCCGACCGGCCTGCCAGGAGTGTCTGGACACCTACCTTGCCTACGAGTACGAGAACGATGATGTCGTCGAGAACAGGTTGCTGATGGCACAGCCTGAAGCGGTTCAGTACCTCGGCGTCAGCAAACTTTGAGATTGGTTCTTGACAGGGTCTAGCAACCTGTCCTACCGTGAAGGCATGTAGGTGACAAACCCTCAAGCCCCCGACAAGTTCTACATCGCTGTCCGGGGTGATCTCCCGCCCGGTCTCCAGCTGGCCCAGAGCGTTCACGCCATGGCCGAGTTCTGGGACCAGCATCCCACTTTCGCCCGCAGCTGGCGGCATCGTTCCAACTTCCTGGTCGTGGTCTCCGTGCCCGACGAGGAGGCTCTGCTCGCGCTGGCCAGTGAGGCCGCGATCGGCAAGGGGCTGTGCACCACGCTGGTCTGCGAGCCGGATCTGGGCGACGAACATACCGCGCTGGCCATCCAACCTGGACCAGCTGCCGCAGCTCTGTGCGCGTCGTTCAAGCTGGCGCTGCGCAATGCGGTAGACATGGATCGGGAGGTCGTGGGGTAACCAAGACAAGCCGGAGACCAGGACGGACCTGAGCCAAGCTCGGTCGCCGGTCGGTCAGGAGGTATCGAGCCCTCCCTCCGGCACCAGGTCCCGCAGCAGGAAAACAGATCATGCTGATTCAGCTGCTCACGAGGCTCGTGACCTCGGCGGGACACCAAGGGAGAGGCAGGCGTGCCAATGTCGACCAGGGTGGTTCGAATCCACCCTCTCCCACCAGCCCGGTGACATGGGGAACAGGGTTTCGCGCGAATCCTGTAGGAGGTTCGAGTCCTTCCCCGGGGCAAACTGGACATCTCGGTGTCCAGCAAACGCACCATTTGCTCAATGGCAGAGCGGCGGCTTCTAACCCCGTGAGTGCCGGTTCGATTCCGGCATGGTGCACAACGAGCAAGGAATAAATCCCTTGCGCTTTGCTGTGGACGCATCTACTCTGGTCAAGTCAGTTCAGCTACGGATGAGCAGACCAGGCGCCACGATTGGGCCACAGAACTTCGACAATTCCATCGCCCAGAGCACCATCTCTGGGCCGCGTAGCGGTGTAGAGCAGCTAGGTAGCTCGCCGGGCTCATAACCCGGAGGACGCGTGTTCGAATCACGCCACCGCCACGATGCCAAGGCCGACGAGTAGTTCGGTTATCGCTGGTTCGATTCCTGTCGCTCCGGCCACAAACCCGGAGCGTTTCCCCAACGTTGGTAGGGGAGACCGGACCTCACATCATGTCTTGGCACCCAAGTATCCCCGGTCTGGTCATCCGGCGGGCGCGCGGTCATTAGGGTCATCCTCCTGAACGCCGGGCGTGGAACAAAATGACCACTCAGTGCGCCTTTGGCGGAATGGCTACGTGCTCGGCTGCAACCCGAGTTATCCCGGTTCGACTCCGGGAGGGCGCTCGCATGGTCCGTTGGAGTAGATGGATATCTCGCCACCCTCTCAAGGTGGAGATCACGGGTTCAAGTCCCGTACGGACTGCTGTGGCCGTAGTTCAGCGGTAGAACACCGGGTTGTGATCCCGGACGCCGTCGGTTCGAATCCGACCGGTCACCCAGTGGGCCAGGGTCCTGTGAGTACCTGTATTGAGGCGCTCCCGCCGCCAAGAAGCCCACAAGCGGGAAATCCCGACCGTCACGTGACCCCTGCGTGGCGGCTCTGCGTAAGCCACCACCTCAGTCCTGCGCGCGGGACGGGGAGGGTACAGGGGCCCTCGGGCCTATAGCTCATCTGGTAGAGCGCCTGCCTTGCAAGCAGGAGGCGGCAGGTTCAAGTCCTGTTAGGTCCACGCTAAAGTGGTGTAGTTCCAGATCTTCGCCTGACGAAAACCGGTGCGACGGCACTCAATCCGGTCAACCGAGGGGTTTGACGAAGGTCAGGTCTTCGTCGGTCACCCGTGCCGGGATGGTCGTCGAGGGCAAGCACACCGGGCTCATAACCCGGAGGCGGGAGGGCTGGGAGGTCTCCCCTGCGGCTCTGCCGTCATAGCTCAGTTGGTAGAGCACTGGCCTGAAAACCCAGTGGCCGAGGTTCGATTCCTCGTGTCGGCACGCTGGCGCCTGGCAGTGCGGGTCGCAGCCCCGGATAAGCCGCTGTCAGGCCCGGTAACCCCTGGGAGGGATCTCAGGGAACTGTCCGTTTAGCTCAGCTGGAAGAGCGCTCGGTCCACACCCGAGAGGCCGCAGGTTCGATCCCTGCAATGGACACGCTGTAAGGCCGAATGACGTCGATTATCTGCTCCATTGTTGCAGGCCGAGGGTTCGATTCCCAGGCTATTTACGGGACTGGCTGTCCTATCGGTGTCTCCACCATGTCTTGCAGTACACATGCCTTCGTAGCTCAGTGGTAGAGCTGCCGCCTCTTAAGCGGTAGGTCGTTGGTTCGAATCCAGCCGGGGGCACTTTGGTCGGGTGGTCTGTTGGCAGGCCGGTCGGGTTTTCACCCCGGCGTCATCGCGGGTTCGATTCCCGTCCCGACTGCTCTGGGTTTACCACCCGGCTGATGTGCACGTCGGCCAAACGGTACACGGGCCTCGGGGGTGTCCTGCCGAGGCGCTGCGGGCACACCGGAACACAACGCTCTCCCGCGCCGGTCACAGGGCACCACAACGCGGGTGTGGCCGAATGGCTCAGGCACCAGACTTCCACTCTGGCTAAGCAGGTTCGATTCCTGTCATCCGCTCGTCATGGTCCTGATGACGGACCAGCACCGTGGGGACAGGTGCAGAAGAGTCCCCCATTTGCTGCTGTAGCTCACCTGGCAGAGCGTCGGCGTCGTATCCCGAAGGCATCCGGTTCGAGTCCGGACAGCAGCTCAGACGTCTGCCCTTGTAGCTCAGTGGTAGAGCACCGACCTTGTAAGTCGGGTTGTCCCGGGTTCGATTCCTGGTTGGGGCCCGGCAGGAGGTGTCCACTCTATGGACTTAATGGGCCTGTGGCTTCGCCTCCTTCCTCAATGCTGATTTAGCTCAGTGGTAGAGCGCCGACTTGGTATGTCGGAGGCCCCGGGTTCGATCCCCGGATTCAGCTCGTTGTACCTGTCACCTCCTTCAGGAGGGTCTCGAATCTGTAGAGACCCGAACCTGAAGAGGGGCATGTCATGGCCGCACTTTCACAGCTCGACCGCGAGTTCGTCGACAACGTGGTGTCCGAGGAGATGGCCGCCACCAAGCAGCCGGGCATGATGCTGAAGATCACCGGCCCCGCCGGGGACTACGAGCTGACCCGAGGTCTGCGTACCGTGGCGCCGGACAAGCCGATGAGCTTCGACGCGAAGTTCCGCGCGGCCAGCGTCACCAAGACACTCACCGCCATGGCGATTCTCCGCGAGGTCGACAAGGGCAAGATCAGTCTTGACGACGTCGTCGACAAGTACGTCGCCCAGATTCCCAACGGCAGGCAGTTGACCGTCAAGCAGGTCCTCATGATGCGATCGGGTCTGGCCGAGTATCAGACCGACATCATCATCGCGCTGACCTTCCTGGCATTCCCCACCTGGCCCACATTCAGCCCGGAGGGGGCCATGCAGGCCGTTCGGCGCAACAAGGCCGTCTTCAAGCCCGGCGCCCAGTACATGTACTGCGGGTCCAACTACCACCTGCTGGCCCTGATCCTGGAGAAGGTCAACGGTGGCAAGGACTGGAAGCGCATCCTGATGGACGACCTGGTCAAGCCGCTGGGCATGACTTCCACCTCGTTCCCCGACGGCGCGACCATTCCGCAGCCCGAGGTCAAGGGGTACACCACCGGCGTCTTCAAGAAGTGGTCGGAGAACGGCAAGGTCAACGCAAACTTCCACGGTCCTGCCGGAGGCATGGTCACCACCATGGGTGACATGCACAAGTGGGCCACCGCGATGCGAGACGGGGTGTTTCTCAAGCCCGAGACCCGCCAGCTGCAACACAGCCTGTTCTCGTCGGTGCCCTGGACCGACGAGGGGCCTACAGCCTTCGGTTACGGCATGGGTCTGCTGAGCTTCGGCAAGTGGTTCGGTCACGACGGATGGATTCCAGGCTACGGAACGGTCGCGATGTACGAGCCAGTCTCCGGAGCGGTGTTCACCGGTGTGGAGAACATGAAGACGCCGAACCTGAAGATGCTGTCTCGTGTCTTCGTGCGGGTGGCTGGCCATCTCTATCCCGGATCCATGGACACGCCCACCTACTCTCTGGGATAATGGCGACATGGCCAACAAGCGCGCCCAGCCCGGAGACCCCGGTCAGGCTGGAAAACTCGACCCTCGCGGGCCGAACAAGTTCGAGCCGACAACCAAGGCTCGTGGCCCGGCCAAGCCGGGCGAGCCGGGCGGAGATCACTCTCTGCCGGGCGACAACAAGAAGTGAAAGCTTCGATGCGAAGGTAGCTCAGCTGGTAGAGCGCCACCTTGCCAAGGTGGAGGTCGCGGGATCGTAACCCGTTCTTCGCTCTCTGGCCCTGTGGAGCAGCTAGGAGTGCTCGCCACCCTGTCACGGTGGAGGTCGACGGTTCAAATCCGTTCAGGGTCGCAATGCAGAAGAGATTCGGGGACCGAACTCGACTCACTCCACGGGCGCCCGGGGTGATGTAGCTCAAGGAGAGCCTTCTGTAGCTATGCCTCACTAGCTCATTGGTAGAGCCGCTCGCTCATAACGTGCAGGTACCTGGTTCGATTCCAGGGTGAGGTACGCAAGCCTGTTAGCGGACTGGTCGTCCGATCCAAGCTGATAACTTGGCGTAAGCGGTGTTCGATTCACCGAGCAGGTACCATCCAGCAGCGAGCGGGAGTGCACCCCGTGTTCGGCGAACCGTGGGGATGGATGCCCACACTGCCTCTATGGTCCAACGGAGATGACGCCGGTCTACGGAACCGGAGATGCGTGTTCGACTCGCGCTAGGGGCACAAAGGGAGAGGAATATAAATCCTGGCTTGCCTCTCCCCTCACGTCCGTGTAGCTCAGGGGTAGAGCGCCTGCTCGACACGCAGGAGGACCGAGGTTCGAAACCTCGCATGGACACGGGGCATTGGTCTCCTCACCCTCGTCATGGGAGACCCGGTAGGGAGCGTCCCCAAAGGCCGTCGGCGCAAGCCGGGAAACGGGCTCCCACACTGTCCTCGCCAGCGGATCTGGCACGAGGTTTCCGAAGCCACGTTGTGCAAGTTCAACTCTTGCCGGGGACGCGTCATCTGCCTCTGTAGCTCAACGGACAGAGCAACGCGGTCCTAACGCGGTGGCTGGAGGTTCGAATCCTCTCGGAGGCACGCGGTACCCAGAAGGGCCTGACAGGTTTCGACTGGTCGATGGACAACTGAACAGCGGGCGAGTGTTGGCCGCACTTCTACTCTGAGTGAACGCGGCAACTGATAAACGCAACCGACACGGATGCAACGGTGACCGACGCCGAGATCGAGGCCTTCTTCGCTGAAGAGGCTGCCGCTCTCGTCTGAGGGAACCAGCTTGGCTCAGCGTGCTGCTGTGCAGCGGCCAGGCTTCATCTCTAACAGCAGCGAACGGACATGAGGGAGCGCAAACCCTCGTCCCAAACATCATGAATGCGTCGCACGGGCTCCAGCGTCAGGGGCCAGAGGTGGGAAACGGTGTGAAACTCCTGTCCTGGGGATCACCGACCGATACGCCAAACCAGGACTACGCCCGTAGAACGCAGTGAGAAAGACACCAGGACGGGGGTTCGATTCCCCCCAGGTCCACGTTTGGTCGACCTTGCGGTGACGACCAGGGTTAGCGCCGGTAGGCGAGGATTGGCGGCGGACATTTCCACATGACCCTGGTGACCAGACACCTTGGGGTATGGTGGCAATCTGGCAGTCCCGCCGGACTTTGACTCCGGAGGTGCAGGTTCGAGTCCTGCTACCCCATCGACGCCCTTGTAGCTCAGTGGACAGAGCGGCGAGCTTCTACCTCGCGGGCCGGGAGTTCGAATCTCTCCAGGGGCACCACGGGCCTATAGCTGAGACGGATTAGCACCGAGCTTTTAACTCGGGGAGGTCGGATCGTTACCGGACTGGGCCCACGTGAAAAGTGGTCTGTCCACGCATGCGGCACCAGCGATCACCCGATGACCTGGAGCGAGCACGTCAGCCAGCCGAGGACGGGGTGCGAGCAGCAGCCCTGAGGGTGTTGGCCAGCTTCTGCAGCAGGTACTGCTGCTGGCGCGCGTAGCGGTTGGCACAGCAGTACCAGGGCTGGCCACCGGCGCAGGCACACGGCATCGGCTCGTGGTTGTCCTTGACGCAGTCATGTCCCCGGTGGTAGCTCTCGTGATAGCCGCAGGTGCACACGTCGGAGTCCTCGACACTGGGCTCGTGCGGGTGATTGGGGCGCGGCCAATTCCACAGTTCCATGCCGCAGTCCGGGCATAGGTTCGGCTGACGCGGGTAGAGGATCGCGTCGTTGGTGCTCAAGACGACGTTCTTCTTGCGCCAGGCCACTGGATCTGGATCAGAGCTGGTCATCCCTCACCGGCCATGAGCTTGGCGTAGTCGAAGCGCTTGCCGAGCGCGTCGCGGATACCGGCCTGGCCCTCGGAGGAGTCCAGCCCCAGCAGCTCGCCGTCGTAGACCTTGGCGTACTTGGGCACCGTGGCCTTCTCCAGCAGGTAGTCGCGGCCCAGGTCGGTGATCCGCCATTCGCCACCCCTGCCACCGTCCTCACGGCTGTCGCGGCCCTGAATCAGGCCCCACCACTGCAACTGGGCGGCTTCGTGCGTCATGGTCCACAGCAAGCGGGTTTTCGTCCACGTCTGGCCGACGGCCCGCCACTGGTTGATCAGGGCCCGGGCCATGCCGGAGTTGATCGAGCGCCGGTAGACCTGGGCGCGCTGGCCGCACACCGGACACTTCACCCCGCCGTTCTCGGCGCCCTGGATGACGAACTCGCGGCCCTCCCGGATGGTCTGATCGGCGGTGGGCGGAAAGATGCTCTTCATCGCGACAGCAGTTCGTCGTCGGCGCGCAGTGTGCCGGTGATGCCTTCCCAGGGTTGCGGGTACATCACGGATTCTCTTCGTTGAACTCGCGCCACGCCTCGTCCATCGGCATCCCGGCCAGCATAGTGACCACAAGTACGTCTTCGAGGTGTTCGGCTTTCTTCTGGCACCCCGGGCAGTACGCCGGTCCGTCCTGAAAGGCGAGAACGGTGCCCAGAAGCGCGCCCTGGATGCATGCCCCGCACAGGTTCCTGCTATGGCAGAGATCATGGGTGGCCATGTTGAACAGGGCCTCCTCGGGGCACTGTCCGTCCGGCGATTCACACTTCATCAGTCCTCCAGTCCGATCAGCCAGTCGATGTTGTTGCTCTCCTCGGCGGTCATCTCGGCGGTCGTCAGTTCCTCGCGGGTGCCCTGGACCGCCTCGGCGAGCTGGCGCCGGTGCTCGCAGACCTGCCAGATCCGGTTCTCCACCTTCGACTCCTCGGTGATCATCACGTAGGCCGTCAGGCCGTCGAGGTGGCTGTCGGCGCGGTCGATGCGCGCGTTGCGCTGGGTGAGGTCGTCGTAGCTGTAGAGCGGGTCGGTGTTGATCACGTAGCGGGCCTCCTGCATGTTGAGCCCGTGGCTTCCGGCGTCGGAGGTCAGGAAGCACGTGAGGTCCGGGTCGGCCTTGAAACGGTCCTGCGCGGCCTGGGACTCCCGGGCGGTCTGGCCGGTGCCGTAGTGGAGCACGTAGGGCACCTTGAGGTGGTGCCGCAGCGGCAGGATGCCCATCGAGGTCCAGTGACAGAAGACGATCGCCTTGTCCTGGGACTCCCGGATCGACTCCAGCCGGTCGTTGAGCATCTCGATCTTGGCCGAGAACTTGGCCTGGCACAGCTCGGGGTGCTCGGCCCAGATCTGGGCGGCGATGTCGTTGGTCGAGAACTGCAGCGCTGCCGGGTTGATCGAGGCCACTCGCATGGCCAGGTAGTGCGGGGCCCGGCTCTGCCCGAGGTCGCGGGCGATCTTGGCGTCGGCCAGGATCAGGTCGTAGATCGCGGCCAGCTCGTCGGTCATCGGCACCCACTCTGGGATGCACTCGATGCCCTTGAACTGCTCACGGATGCCCGGGTCGGTCTTGCGCACCGCCATGGTCCGGTCGCCGACGCGGTGGCGGACCTCGTGCAGGGCGTCGAGGTCCCAGTCGTACCTGGTGATGGAGAACCGTCCGCCGGACTTGGTCACGATCGGGATGGTGGTGACCTTCTCGGCGTAGCGGCTGACGAAGTCCTCCTTGGTGCCCAGCGGGTTGGACTTCGGGTGACCGTCGAGGCTGAAGACGTCTCGGAAGCGCAGCGGCGAGCCGCCGACCACGGTGGCGCTCATCGGCCAGATGGTGGCCGTGCAGGTTCGCACGAGCTTGTCCAGGGCCTTGCGGGCCTGGTTGGCGCCAGACTCGGCGATCACCTTGTGGCACTCGTCGAGAACGAACAGGACCCGCTTGCCGCGCACCATCTCTTCGAGCGCGTCGAAGTCCACCCGCAGCTTCTCGTAGTTCATCACGTAGACCTTGATGTGGCCGTCGGCCACGTAGCGCTTGCGGCGCTCGGCAGGCTTGGGATGGTCGTTGATGTAGGAGTTCAGACCGGCGGTGTGGTGGAAGTTGCGCACCAGGCCGATCTTGAGCTTGCTCAGGGTGCAGGCGATCACGACGTCGATCAGCCCCTCGTCGAAGAGCGCCTTGGCCCCGGCGGCGGCGCAGAAGCTCTTGCCCGCGCCCGCCGACCAGTTCAGGAAGTAGAACCGCTCCTCGTTGGTGGTGCCGGTGCGGGCCCGCTCCAGAGCCTGGTTGAGGCAGAAGCTCTGGAACTTGCGCAGGTCGTAACCGAAGATCTGCAGCGGCTCGCTCCACCGGCGGTGGTCTTCGAGGATCTTGGCCGTCGAGGGTCCGGCCAACGGGATGAAGTCGTCTTCAAGCAGCAGCTCAACGAACTGGTCGAGCAGGTGCAGGCCGTTGAGGATCAGGTGACGACTCAGCCAGTCGTGATAGGTCGTGTAGAACGCCGTGCGTGCTCGTGTGTCGACCGGCTCGACCTGCAGATATCCCGGATATTCCGGGTGATCGGCAAAGATGACGATCCGGGCGGGACTGACGCCGTGCTGGATGAGATCGAGCGCGGCAGCCTCGACGTCCTCCGTGTGTCCGAAGGGCATGGAGATCAGTCTACAGGTGAGCTATAGATCACACGCAATTCTTGGGAATGAATATCCATACCGCTCTGTTATAGTGGGTGCAGGACACCCTATCACTCACTCAAGGAGATCCACAATGACCACCTACATCCCCTCCATCGCCGTCAATCGTGACCTCCGCGACGCTGTTGCCAAGGGCGAGGCGACCGACGAGCAGGTCCGCTACGCCCGCGCCCTGATCGAGGTTCACGCGGTCGACGTCTCCCCCTACTATGGCAGTCGCCAGAAGGATGTGCGCTTCGCCCTCGACGTCGCTGCCCACCTGATCGCCTCCGGCAAGTTCGTCACCACCCACCAGGTTCGCTCCCTCTACCCTGTCGGGGGCCTGACCTACGACCTGATCCGCGATCTGATCGCCGAAGTCAAGGAGGCCTGAGGGTCATGAGCACCACACACGCCCACAAGTACAGCATCGCCGACGAGCTTCACCAGGTCGCCGCCGACAACGGCTGGCGCGCGACCAACGTGCACGGCGGCACGGTGTACACCCGCGATGGCCACGTGCTGCGTGTCGACACCCGCGTGCTGACGCTCAATTTCGACGGCGAGACGGTGCGCCGGGAAGGGTTCGCCAGCCTGGCCCACCATGCCGTTGCCATCCTGAACGACTAGGCACACTTGACCGAATTACACGCGTGAGAGTAAAAAGAAACGGAGCCCCCAGGCTGGCAGGCCTAAATCGGGGGCTCCGTTTTGACAAACTATGGCTGGTTTCGATACTACCGATTGTGGTGGTGCCGGGTCCAGCCCCTAGATGTAGGAGATGCTGCCCGGCGTTTTCTGGGAGAGTCCGCCTAATCAACCTCCCCGGGTATTCCGACCTGAACCCGCAGGTCAGCGAGCTACAAAGGCCACGAAGCTCGTAATCGCCTTCCCGTGCGTCCAAGTGGACGTGCGGCGCTCGGTCGTTGCTGTGTGCCTTTTCACAGTCCCTCGGCCCGCCGCCGCACCGTGTGCTTGTGGGAGGGGGGTTTGGGGGGAGGGGCACATTTGTGCCCATATCCAAATCCCCCGACTATAGGCCCATCAGTGGGACACTAGACCCTGTGAGAGTCAAGAACGAGGACCTGTGGACCCAGGAACTGTCCCTGATGGAGCGCGACGAGCGTACCCGCAAATTTCGTGACTTCCTGCTGAAATGGGGCGAGCTGGCCGAGGAGGGCATAAAAGCCCTGCCTGAGGAGGGCGCCCACGCCGGGCCCTTCTTCTACGCCGAGGCAGTCAGCAAAGCTCTACCGGTTGCCGAGCAAACAATGGGCGGCTACCTCTCGGTCGAATGGATCGGGCAGATGCTGCTCTACTTCACCCAGCACGCGGTCTGGGGCGAGGACATGTACGAGGGGTTGCCGCTGATCGTGCAGCGGCTGGTCGAACAAGCGGCGGCGGTCGCTATCGCCCAGATGAACGAAGAGGCCGAGCGTGACTCAGCCGACTCCCAGACCGGGGGTGCTAATATCCCTGTAGACGAATAACAATCGTCCGACCTGCACCAACACACTCACACAGGAGGTCCGCCTGGTGGACACACCCATGCAGACACGAGGCCGCAAGGCCTTTTCCGACGTCACGATCAACGTCGCCACCGACATGCTGGCCAAGACCACCAGCCGGTCGGATCTCACGACGGAAGAGATCGCCATGATCCTTGGCACCGTCAAAGTCCTCCGCGCGCTGGCCAGACAGGTCAGCAAGCGGGAAGCGTCCTACGGAAAGAAGAACACCTGATGGCCCACATCAACGATCTGCAGACGGCGCGCGAGGCGGCAGAAGCTGTCGTCAACGACTATGACCGCGCTGAGCTGTTTGCCAAGATCGCCTACGCCTCGGCGCTGACCGACATCGCCGCTGCCGTGGAGGTCATCTCGCGGGAGTTCAGGAACAACAAAAGGCGGGTCTCGCGATGACCGAGCTGCCGCTGGACAAGATCGTCATCGACTGCGGGAGCGGCGGGGTCTGCACTCCGCAGCCGTGGACCGATCCGGTCACCGTGATCCAGGGCCCGTGGTGGGAGTCCATCTGGGCCATGTTCATCGGCGCCGTCCTCCTGCTGGCCGTCATCATCGCGGTGGCCGTTGTGCGCTGGCGGCGCCATGACCGGCTGCAGCGCGAGCGCGAGGCCGAGGAGGTCACCAAACGCCGGGAGATCGAGACCCCGCGCACCTCCTGCCCGACCTGCGGGACCACGGTCACCGTCGGCACCTCGAAGAAGAAGGAAGGCTCGTGGTAATGACCTGGTATCTCGTCGTGCGAGCCCTGTGCATCTTCGCCTTTGTCATGGGGGTGATATTTCTGATCGTTGCGGGATGTTGCGCCGGAGACGGCGTCCCTCGAAGGGCATGGCCCTTTCTGGGCGCCTCTGTTCTTCTCGGTCTGGTCGGCTGCTTGCTGGTCGGTGTGGGATGGGGGCCGGAGCACCCGTGAGCGAACCTGCGAAGATCATCGCCTTCGAGATCGAGGCCCGTCTCGACGTCACCCTGCGCGTGGGCGAGAGCGACTTCTACAAGCCCGGCGCGTCCGGACGGCTGCGGTTCAACAAGCTGCCCGACGAGCAGGGCATCAAGGACGCCTACGCCTATCTGCTGTTCAACGTGATCGATCCGCAGATCGAGGGTGCTCTGGAGAAGGTCAACGAGCGGCTGGAGATTCAGCGGCGCAAGGAGGCCGGTAGCGGCTGATTGTGGATCCAATGATCCAGGACACAAGGTCTATATCTGGCCTGAGGGAAGTTTTCATGATTCTTGTCAGTTACTATAGGTAGACTCAGGGCACACCCACTCACTAGAGGAGCACGCATGGCAGACAACACCACCCTGATCGAGCGCGACGTCCAGTCCTACCTGGACAAGGTGGGCGGCGATTACGTCGCGGCCTACAACGAGATCGTGGCCGAAGAGGAGCGCAAGGCGCTGGCCAGGCGCCCGCCCAACAACGCGGCGATCAGGCGTGCGGCCTACGCCAAGGCGGTCAAGAACCTCGACCGTAAGGAGCTGGCGGCGATGAACCGCACGCTCAAGAACTTCTTGCCGCTGGCCAAGAAGAATGCCGGGGTCACCGCGCAGACCGGTGTGCTGACCATGGCCGAGGCCGAGGACCTCATGATCGAGGTGCTGGAGGTCAAGCGGCTCAAGGAGATCGTGACCAGCCGCTACGAGGAGATCCGCAAGCGGGTCTTCAACTCGATCACCGAAAGCTTCGCCGAGCAGGGCGAGGAGTTCCCGGAGTACGTGGCCGGGCACATCGACATCCCCAAGCTGGGGTTGAAGTTCACCCGTGAGGGTGGATCCCGCAAGGATCCGGAACTGGATGAGGACACCCTGCGTGAACTCGTCGGTGCCGAGGTCTGGAACAAGGTGACCAAGGTAGAGGTCATCCCCGCGCAAGAGGTACGCACGGTCGACATGGACCTGTACCTGGCAGCCGCTCGGAAGATGCCCGAGTTGCTGGAAAAGCTCCGTCAAGCGTTGAAGGTGGGTGAGTTCCGCCCGGTCTCGTTCCACCAGCGCCCGATGACGCCTGAGGAGCTGGAGGCATACGTTGACAAGGAGTAAGCCATGGCCCCGCCGGTCGATCATGAAGTAGACGCGTCCGGCCAGGAACAGGAAGAGCCTCTCCGCGATCATGCGGAGGGGCATCCTGTCTTTGCCGAACTTGACGAGATGGCCGAGGCCAAGCTCTCTGACGAGGAGCTGGAGGTGCGGCGGCAGGAGATCGCCGCGCTCGACAGGGCCTCCGACGCCGAGCTGATGGCGATGGCCGGAGTGGAGCCGGTGGTCTCGACCACCGAGGCTGCCGAGTACTTCGATCGGACCAGCCAGTGGATCTACTGGGGACTCAAGCCTGACGAGAAGACCGGGGAGCACATCTTCACCTGGCCGGACGGCTCGCCGATCGTCCCCGAGCGCATCGGTGACCCCGAGACCGGACACCGTCGATTCACCATGCCGATCCTGCGGGCCATCCTGCAGTCGTGCTACCGGCGCGGCAACATCGATCCCGATGAGCTGCGCACCATCATGCGCCGCATCCGCTACACCGAGCTGGGAGTGGAGTGGCGGGCCCGGGAGGGCTGGAAATACGTCTACCTCGGGCGTAACCGGCACAAGTGGGTCCGGCCTGAAGAGGCCTTCTACGACAAGCGCACCAAGACCTGGCGGCTGCGCAAACACACCTCGGCGCCCAAGAGAGACGAGGACGAATGACTTTGACCCGCGACCCTCGGTACGAACGCCAGCGGGACTACCTGGAGAAGGTTGTTCGGTACCACTCCCGCACGACGGTGCAGGGCGCCTGCGACGCGTGTGGGCAGACGGCACCCTGTGCCATCCTGACCGAGGCGAAAGAGTCCCTGGTCTTGCTGTCAACGCCGCCGTTCTACTGGCAGCGCGAACACCTGCCCTACGGCATCACCGACGGCCACCAGATGCCGCAGCGTGACCTGATCGAGGCGCTGATGATCGCTTACGGCGAGCCTCCCGGGGACGTGCGTCGATTGGGTGAGGAAGCCGAACAGATCTGGCGTGCCCAGCGGGTCCAGAAGGATGGATGGACCCCGCGCGAGTGGGTCGAGCTGCTCTCGACGCTGTCCTACAAGCCGGGATGGCACTGTCAGATCATCGTCGATCATCTCGATCTCGGTGCACAGCTGGCCATCGAGTTCGACACCGTTGTCGAGATTTCCTCGGAGGAGGGCAAGCTCCGGCAGAAGCTCTCCTCCAAGGTCGCCGTCCACGAGTGGATCAACACCGACAAGCGGGCGATGCACGTGGTGCAATCCGCACTGCGCACCATGGAAGACAAGATCCACCAGACCTGGTTGCGTCGCGACGGTCTCAGTTTCGAGCAGTGGGAGGAAGCACATGCTGATCAAGGCCGCGCTGTGCGGGACACACGGGACCGGAAAGACGACGCTGGTCGAGAAGGTCAAGACGTGGGCGAAAGCTGAGGGCTGGGACGTCGGCGTCACGCTGTCGCCGACTCGTCACGTCAAGGCCATGGGGGCCGAGTACGGCATGGCCAACAACATGGACGGCGACTGGCAGTTCCAGTTCCAGGTGATCGCCGAGACCCGGTTGCGCCAATGGGAGGCCGAGCACCAGCTGAAGTTGTCTGCCGCGCCGAACAAGCTGCTGTTGGCCGATCGCTGCGCCATCGATCCGGTCTGCTACACCACCGACCTGGTCAAGCGGGCCAGAGCCGCGCGTCTGGGCAGGCCGTTGATCGCCTTCACCGACCGCGACTACACCTTCCTGCAGTTGGTCCGCGACATGGGCCAGGATCTGGCAACGCGTGATGTCAAGGAGTTCTGGGACATCGTCGCGCTCAAGCCGCCGCATCCGGACCACCTGGTCGGCGATGCCGATAGACTTGACGACCGGCAGTACCAGGCCGATGTCGACAAGATCGCTCGCAAGGTCTACGGCGAGATCGTCGCGGCCACCGAGGTGAACAGCATCGTGCTCGATCCTGACCGCGACGTCGCTGCCGAGGAACTGTGGGAGGTCATTCGGGATGAGTCCGCTCGAAGACGCGCTGCGTAAGGCCATCGACGAGGCCATCGAACCGCTGCTGACCGACCACCGCAAGGTCATCGCCGGGGCTGTCGACAGCCCGGTCGCGGTGCAGCGTGCCGACCTGCACTACGTCTTCGACCAGTACAACACTCAGCTGCTGGACTTCACCGCGCTGCAGGCGCCGATCGGCCACAGTCATCCATGGGTGGTCAAGGCGATTCGTGAGCACCTGAACTACTACGTGCGCACCGGCCCGCCCGCCAGCCACGCGGCCCGCTGGCCGGTCGAGTACGCCCGCAAGTTGCTCGACAGCCTGGAGCATCCCGACGTCGACAATCTGCGGGTGCTCTACACCGAGGGGGAGAGTGACGCCACCAGCACGATGGTGACGACCTTCACCAAGTGGGCGATGGTTCGTCTGGTGAGTTCCCGCAATCGACTGGTCGATCCGGACAAGGTCCGTGCCGAGGTCGACCGGGCCCGCGAGCAGGGGATGACCATCGTCGCCAACGAGACTGTCACGGGATTCGGTCGGCTGGGCCGGGTCTGGGGCCATCAGGCTTACGGCTTCACTCCGGACGTGGTCATCTTCGGCGGTCCGGCGGGCGGAGGCCTGTCTCTCGGTGGACTCATCGGGCCCGCCGACAAGCTTGCCGACGTCTCCACCGCCCCGATGGCCGGAGCACCGCTGGCCTGCGCCACCGGGGCGGCCACCCTCGACGCGCTCAACTCCGAACTGCTGGAGCATGTGCGCGAGGCCGGGGCCGTCTTCGGCGACCGGCTACGTGGCGTGGTCGACCGGTTCGGTGACTACCTGGAGGACACCGCTGGCGTCGGCCTGTACCACATCCTGGACTTCCGATCGCCCGGACTCGCTGAAAGTTTCGGAGCTGCGACGCGTCAACACGGGCTTTTGACGGCTTCCCCAGTAGGCTCCACCGTAGTGGTCACACCGACACTCATTGCCAGCGAGCGAGAGCTGCAGCGAGGAGTCGATTTGATCGCCAAGACCTTGGAAGGGTGGCGTACTGCCGACTTGTGACAGGGTCTGCCAACGTGAAATGCGGGAGGAGGCACACGAAGAGATGACAGCACTTGCGCATCCGTTGGCAGAGGAACCATACATGCCCCGTCCAGGCGACATTGACATCGGCCTGAAGAACGACCAGATCATGCAGCGGTACCTGGTGCGCCGCATTCACCGCGAGGTCGAGTTCACGATCAAGGAGTTTGACGGCGACACCGTCACCGGGTTCATCACCGGCTTCGACGACAAGTGCATCCAGATGTCGACCACTCCGCGTCATGATGCTGACGAGCCGACGTCGGTGCTGATCTTCTGGCCGATCCGCAAGATCACCGAGACCGGACGCCGAATCGACGCGCTGGAGCACGAGCACCGGACCAAGATCCGTAGCTATAGTCATGCTCTGCGAGCGCAGTGCGAGAACTACCTCAATGGCAACCGCCGCGTCGGGACCACTCCACGACGGCTGGTCCCCGCCGAAGACGCCGACTGACTTCGCATAAAAAGTCGACGTTGTAGGGTATGATGGCCCTACAGAATCATTCACACAGGAGCACACACGTTATGCCGTTTGCCGATCCTGATCCGATCGAAGAGGACATGGGTATCCGCTGCCAGGAGATGAGTCCCGAGCAGCTGGTCACCTACATCAAGACCTACCACGGCGCGTTCGGCCTGCATCTGCCGGTCGAGGGCGTCAAGGAGCGTGCGGTGTTTCGGGGCCTGCAGAAGACCTACGGCCCGGACAAGGCCGGGCAGATCGTCAAGTGGGTCTTCTACAAGCACAAGGGCAAGTTCCGGGGCCAGACGGTCGGCTACTTCGAGTTCATCAAGGCCCGCAAGTGGTTCACCGACCTCATGCTCATGGAGTCCACCGAGGAGCTGGCCAGGCAGGCCAAGAGGATCGCCCCGCGTCAGACCGTGGGGGCCAAGAGATTGTCAGATCTCTGATGCCGGGCCGACTGCCGGTAGACGGATACTGCCCGGCCTGCGGACGAAAGTCGCTCGGGGTCAGGACTTCAGCCATCCGGGAGGGTTCGGAACTCCGATGCTTCTATCCGGATTGCCCCGACCCCGAGGTTGTCGCCAAGCTGCTTTCCGACCCGGAGATCCACCACGTTCTGGAGGTCAAGGAGGGTGGCCGCTGGACCCTGCAGCACCCGCTGCGCGAGCGCATCGAAGGCGGGCTGTTCGACTGCCCGCTGGCGGCGGTGATCACCCGGCAGTTTGCTTGTTTCAACCATTCGTTCGAGCCGGGCCGGTATCGATTTAAGTCGCAGCATGTCCGGAACTACCGGCTTGGGCCGTGGGAGAGCGAGAAGCTGTGAGGAGTCCCAAGGTCATCGGCGACCCGGCCCGTCCGTACATGCTGCGCTGGCACATCCTGAAGTGGCGCAACCTGCCCCGAATCTATGTCCACAAGTTCCTGCGCTCCGACGATGATCGCGCCCCGCACAATCACCCCTGGTGGTTCATCAGCATCCTGCTGTGGGGCAAGTACGTCGAACACCGCTGGATCGACGGGGTGCAGCAGACCCGCTTGCGCCGCGCCCCCTCGATCGCCTTCCGCCCGATCAGCACTCGGCACCGCGTTGAGCTGGTCGAGGGGTGGTACGACTTCAACTCCCGGTACGGCATCCGTCCGGCCTGGACCTTGATCATCACCGGCAGGGACGTGCGCGGTTGGGGCTTCTGGTGCCCGCACGAGCGCTTCGTGCCCTCGCACGAGTTCCGGGGGTGCGGCGAGTGAAGCTGCGCGTTCTGAGCGACGACGACTACCAGCGGGTGTGCCGCAGCGAGCCGAATTACTCCAAGCCTGCCACCGACTGGTGCCCGACCTGCAATGGGCGCGGGACCTACATCGCGCGCGGCGGCGCCGAGATCGCCTGCGACTGCCCGACTCAGCACCGGCTGGGCAAGAACTACCTGGCGGCAGGCATCGGGGCGACCTACATGCGGCTGGACTGGGGCGACTACCACGGGCCCAAGAGCATCCTGCAGGGCGTGGAGAAGTACCTCGACCGGCACGAGGCCTTCCTGCAGCGCGGCATGGGCCTGTACTTCTCCGGCACCTTCGGCACCGGCAAGACGATGATTGCCAACCTGGTGCTCAAGGAGCTGATCAAGCGCGGCCAGACCTGCTTTGCCACCACCTTCGCCCAGACCATCGAGATGTACACCTCGACCTGGCGCGACAAGGACGAGAAGGCGTGGTTTCAGCGTAAGTTCCTCGACAGCCAGTTTCTGCTGCTCGACGACGTCGGCAAGGAGTTGCGTGGGACTCGGTTGGCGCTGGCCGAGACGACCTTCGACGCCATCCTGCGCGAGCGGGTGACCCACGGGCGTCCGACCCTGATCACCACCAATCTGGCCGCTGATGAGCTGCACGAGGGTTACGGCGGGGCCATTCTCAGCCTGATCCGGGAGAAGAGCCTGGAGGAGGTCTTCGAGGGCGAGGACTTCCGGCCCCGGGCCAACGACCGCGAGCTTGACGAGATCATGAAGGGTTGGGTCAGGCCAATTGTCTGATGTGGAGATCCAGCTGCTGTCGCGAATGACCGAGCTGGCCGAGATCAAGCGCGTCTTCGACAACGGCATCAAGCCTGACGTCTTCGAGGACCCGATGAACCAGGTCGTGTTCGTCTTCATGATGGACTACTGGCTGACTTCGCAGATGCAGGCCGCCCCGACCTTCCAGGTGGTCGAGACCGAGTATCCGCTGATCACCCTGGACCGCGAGGTCGACGTCGAGACCCAGTGGTGCTGCGACTGGCTGCGCAAGCGGTTCGCTCGCAACAAGGTCCAGCACATCGCCCGCGAGGCGGCCAAGGCCATGGACCGCGATCCTTACGAGGCGCTCGGGCTGATGTGGCAGCAGGCCTACGAGGCGACCGAGACCGTCCGGCCCGCTACCACCTTCAGCGACATGGCCACCAACAAGGCCGAGCGTCGTCAGCGTTACGCCCGCGACCGGGAGAACGCGCTGGCCATGGGAATGGGGTTCGGCCTCGACGAGCTTGACGAGCACACCCGGGGCATCCGGCCCGGCGAGCTGGCCGCGATTGCCGCCTACACCAAGGTGGGTAAGTCCTGGATGCTGGCCAAGGCCTACTGCGAGGCGCTTCGGCGGGGCGCCCGTCCGGTGATGTTCACCCTGGAGATGGACCGCAAAGAGATGGAGGACCGCATCGACTGCATGTTCTCCGGGGTCAGCTTCAACAAGTTCATGCGCCGCGAACTCGACTTCGACGAGATGGCCCAGCTCACCGCCGCTCAAGACCTGTTGGAACGCACCGCCGTGGCCCCGCTGGTCCGGCCTCAGCGTGGCGACCGCACGGTCAAGACGATGTTCACTCAGGCTCGTCAGCTCGGCGCCGACTTCGTGCTCATCGATCAGCTGTCCTGGGTCGACGCCGAGAAGAACTACTCCGGCGACTCGGCCCTGCGGATGAAGCACGGCGAGTTGGCCTACGACATCAAGGAGGAGGCCAGCCGGTCCATCGTCGGCGAGCTGCCGACCTTCCTGGCCATCCAGCTCAACCGTGCGGTGATGAACAACGACGGTCGCGGCGCCCTGAACAACTTCGCCAACAGCTCCATGATCGAGCAGACCGTCGACATCGCTCTGGGTCTGTGGCAGAACCAAGACATGCGCAACTCGAACATGATGGGTCTGGACATCATGGGCAGCCGTCGCGGCGACCGCAAGAGCTGGCTGCTCAACTGGCACCTGACCGAGCGGACCGAGATCCGGGTCCTGGAGGAATACACCGAGGCGCCGTCATGAAGCGTGGTTTTGGCTTCATCCAGGAGCGCATGGTCTACGACGACTACCTGCGCCGCCTCAACGTGCGCGCGGTTCTGGACCACTACGGGGTGGAGAACGATCGCGAGGAGTCCGGCAGGGACGGCACCACCGAGATCATCCACAGCTGCCTGCTGGACCGCGTCGAGCGTCATCACAACAACGGTGACGCCAATCCCTCGGCGTCGGCCAATGTCGACCGCAAGAAGTACGTCTGCTGGGCTTACTGGGGCGGCGACATGTTCGACTTCATCGCCAAGATGGAAGACGAGGAGGATTTCCATGGCATCCTGCCCATCGTCCGGGACTTTCTGGAAGGCAGCACCGTCGACCAGGAGGCGTTCCTGGTCGAACTCGATCGGCTGTTCACTGCTGCCCCTCGGGGACAGGGCAATGCCGACCTACCTTCCTATGCTTCCGCGATCCTCAAGCCCTGGCAGTTCATTCACCCCTACCTGGCCGAGCGAGGTATCGATCCCGACACTGCGAAACGCCTGCGTCTTGGATGGCGCGAGGACCTTAATCGGATCACAATTCCGGTTTTCTGGGGCGGTGAGCTGGTTGGCTGGCAGGCGCGAGCTGTTCCCGATCGTCCTGGACTGTGGCCTGGCACCTGGGGTGGTGGTTTCCCGAAGTACAAGTCCAGCCCCGGATTTCCTAAGTCTTCAGTGTTCTATGTCCCAGACGGAGAAGGGCGACTGGACCGTGTCGGTCGAGAAGTTGTGGTGGTCGAATCCCCCTTTTCGGTCATCAAGGCCACTGCTCTCGGGGTATCTCGTCCCGTCGTGGCGACTTTCGGAGCCAAGGTAAGCCAGCATCAGATCAACATGCTGGCCGGGTTCGACCATGTCACTGTCTGGGCTGATGACGACGACGCGGGCCGGTTCATGGAGCGCAAGCTGGTCCGGGGTCTGGCCGATCGAACTTCGGTTTCTGTCGTGACACCCGACCACAAGATGGACATGGGCGACTACGACGCGGCAGACTTGGTGGAGGAGAAGATCGAGCAGGCCACACCGGCCATGCTCAAGATGATCGAGTGGAAGATGTGAGCCATGGGCAACAACCGACCCACGACGCGGACCTTGCCGACCGGCGAGAAGGCCACACATCACCCCGACGGTCGCGTGGTGCTCAAGCCCAAGAACTCCCTTGCTGATGCCCTCTCGGGCCAGCTGGACGCCCAACAGGAGGCCTCCCAGGCGCTCACCGAAGCGCTGGTGCAGACCGCCGTCATCAAGAGAGAGGCCCAAGCCGATGGCAACCCTGTCCCTGAGGACAAGCGCGTCTTCTGACGACTCAGGCCTCTTCGACAGCCGGAAGGCTCCGGGCTCCCGTGGCATCGGATACCCCTCGTGCAATACCGAGCTGGCGCTCATTCCGCCCAACACCGCCGACCCGCACGGGTATTACGCCGAGATCGGCGTCGATCCCTGGGCGACGATGGAAGAGATTCGATTCAGGGTTCGGCACCTCTACCGGACTTACCACCCGGACACGGGCATAGAACCCGACGTGGACAAGCTCAACCGGGTGCGCAATATCGCCTCGGTGCTGCTGGATCCGCTGTCCCGGGACAAGTACAACCGGACTCCCAAAGGCATGCGTCTGATGGACGCGGTCTATGCTGCCGAGCTGAGCAAGCTCGACGATCTGCAAACCCTCGACGAGGTCAAGCTTCAGCGGGTCCTCAAGCCGGTCAAGGCCAATCCGTACGGCGCCCACAACCCTGGTGCGCGCTACGACTACTTCGCCATCAACACCCATCGCGATCCCTGGCGTGCGGACGGCCTCAAGGCTCAGCTGTGGTACCACTTTCTGATCGAGGCTGCTCCCCTGGTCAACTACCGCCGGGTCATCAAGGTCCTCATGACCGATGGGTCTGCCGAGTATCACCACGACGCCTGCATGATGGTGATCCCGCGATCCTGGGAGCCTTCGCAATCGCTGGCCTACTCGCTGTTTACCCACGTCGCAGGCTTTATGCCGGGTCGCAATGATCCAATGACACGCTTGTCATTCATTCGCCCTAATATTCCCGCCTGATGGTGTAGTGTCCCTATAGAAGGACTAAAGCCCTTCTGTAGCAAGACAATCCACAGCAGGAAAATACGGGAAGAAACAGATACACATGGCAACTGGTTTTGGCGCGATGCAGCGTGCCGTCACGAACGCGAACACCCCCAAGAACTTCGGCGCCCGGCTGGACTACTTCAGCCTCAAGGACGGCGAGTCGATCATCGTCCGCTTCCTCACCGACCCCGACGACATCATCACCTGCGATGTGTATCAGTACGTCAAGGACAACAAGGGCAAGGTCGCCAGCTTCGTCTGCGCCCCCAGCCTGCATGCCGAGGACCCGGAGTGGAAGGGCAAGGACTGGGTCCAGCTCTACGGCGGCATGACCGAGGACTACAAGACCAAGGATCTGGTTCCGGCCAAGGCCAAGGAGCGCACCATGGCCATCGTCGTCGAGCGCGAAGAGGTCGCGCTGGAGACCCCGCCCGGCGAGCGCCCTCGGTTCAAGTACCAGGACAAGCTGATCAAGGTCGAGCACGAAGACAAGACCTACGATGGCCGCCGGTTCATCCTCATCCAGGAGCCTGCCAAGACCTTCTGGGGCCAGCCGGTTGGCTACGCCGGGGAGTACGGCACCCTGTGCGACCGCGACTACAAGATCACCCGGCAGGGCACCGGCCTGGCCACCACCTACATCGTCACCCCCAAGGGCGAGGACCCCGACTGGCGGATGGACGGTTCCAGCTACCGGGCCCTGCACGCGCGCTACGGCTACGGCACCGGCAAGGACATGGACGGCAACGAGCTGAAGCCCGACAGTCCCGATCGGTTCCTCTACTGCCCGACCACGTTGTGGGAGTGGGCGGTCAGCAACGCTTCCGAAGACCGCGCCCGCGCGCTGCTGGGGTCGCCGCGCGAAGAGGCCGCAGCCCGCCGCGACGCCGGATCCGACAAGCCCAAGGACAACCCCTGGGGCGGCGGGGCCGACGAGGCCAACACGGGTCCGGCCACTCCGGCAGCGGCACCGAGCAGCGGCGACATCTCCTCGCTGCGCGCCCGACTGGAGTCCTACTCCTCCTAGAGATCCTCCAACCCTGGTAGGTGGCAGCGGAGCTTCGGCCCCACCACCGACACCCCATCAGGGACCCCGGGCCTGCGGGCATCGGGTACGAGGCCGACTCCCGGCGCAATGGGGATGGCGCCGGGGGTGCGGTGGGTGCTGGACATCCATGAGCGGGCTTCCAGCACCTTCCACACCACTCACTCACCCATCGAGGAGATCGCAATTGAGCAGCGGTAAGGCAGCGCTACACAACCATTCGGAGACGTCGATCCTCGACGGACGGTCCCGGCCCGAGGAGATGGCCGCGCGGGCCAAGGACTGCGGCGACGAGTCGGTTGCCATCACCGACCACGACGACGTCGGTGGACACTTCCGATTCCAGAAGGCCTGTCAGGATGCGGGCGTCAAGCCGATCCTGGGCGCCGAGCAGCGATGGATGCACAACATCGCCGACAGTCGAGACCGCAAGACCGGCGGGTCGGACTCCAGCCATATCGTGCTGCTGGCCGAGAACAACACCGGACTGCGCAACCTGTGGGCCCTGTCCTCGCTGGCCTATGAGCCCGAGCAGTTCTACAAGAAGCCGCAGCTGGAACCGCGCCTGCTGCGCGCGCACCGCGAGGGCCTGTGGGCTTCTGACGGCTGCATGCTGACCCGCTTCGCCGAATACGTGGTCAACGACCAGGACGACCTGGCTCGCCAGGAGTGGGCGGTTCTGCTCAACATCTTCGGCGACCACTTCTACTCCGAGTTGCACACCTGGCAGTTCATCGACCCGATCTCGCCCGAGCAACAGGCGCTCAACGCCAAGATGACCAAGATCAACCAGGCTAAGGTCCGCTTCGCCAAGGAGATGGGCGTGCCGCTGGTGGTGGTCAACGATGCGCATTACGCCTACGAGCGGCAGTGGAAAGAGCATCGCGCGATCTGGGACATGTCCACCGGGTCCTGGAAGAAAGACCAGGTCGAGGAGCGCGGCCACGCTGCCGACTGGATGATGAACGCCGACGAGATCCGGCACTACATGGGCCTGCACGGGGTGGGCGCCAGTGTGATCGAGGAGGCGATGAAGAACAGCGGCTGGATCGCTGAGCAGTGCAACGCCGAGATCAACGGCACCCTGCTGGCGATGCCTCGGCTGTACGCCACCGACGCTGAAGACGCTGCCGCGTTCCGCCGGTCGATCGAGGAGGGCTTCAAGAAGTTCGTCGTCGACAAGGGCCTGCCCGAGTCGGTCTACCGTGAGCGGCTGGAGTACGAGGCCAAGCTCATCATCGACAAGAACATGGCGGGCTACTTCAACGTGGTGGCCGATTACGTGCTGGCCGCCCGCAACGGCACCTACCACCAGGCCATCACCGGTGACCCCAAGCCCAAGCCGTGCCTGTGCGGGCCGGGCCGTGGATCCGCCGGAGGCTCGCTGGTCACCTACGTCATGGGCATCACCTCGATCGATCCGATCAAGTACGACCTGATGTTCGAGCGCTTCATCAACCCGGATCGCCCCGACTTTCCCGACATCGACGTCGACTTCCAGAAGTCGAAGAAGAGCCTGGTCAAGCAGTACCTGGGCAAGCGGTACGGCGAGGACAACGTGGTCTCGATCGGCACCCGCACCCATTCACGGCCCCGGCAGATGCTGCAGGATCTCTGCCGTGCCGAAGGCATCCCGTTCAAAGAGATGAAGCAGATGATCGACCTCGTCGAGCAGGTCGACCAGATCGCGCCCTTCGAGGAGGGCATGGAGCTTCCCGAGGACGAAGAGCCGCCCACCTGGGACGAGGTGCTCCAGGAGATCGGTGGCGACCTGGCTCCCTACGCCAAGAAGTACCCCGAGCTGTTCGACAAGATGGGCAAGATGGTGAACATGGTGCGCGGCGTCGGCGTGCACCCGGCGGGCGTACTCGTCAACACCGACCCCGTCTTTCCCGGCCTGATCCCGACCCGGCGCAAGGGTGGCGTCGACGTCCGGGCCACCCAGTTCGACATGTACGAGATCGAGACCCTCGGCGGGGTCAAGGACGACCTGCTGGCCAACAAGGGTCTCGATGTTCTCGACATTGCCCGAGACCTGATCTACGAACGTCACGGTGTCTGGATCGACTACGACGGCTTCGGCTTCGGCGTCCCGGAGGACTGCCCGCCGGACAAGGTCATCGCGCTCAACGACGACAAGTACCTGAGCGATCCGGCCATCTACGAGCAGATCGATCGAGGCCAGACCGCAGGCCTGTTCCAGGTGAACACTCCGGCGGGCACCAAGCTGGCCATGCGGTTCAAGCCGCGTTCGGTCGTCGACATGGCCGACCTCGCCTCGATCAACCGACCGGGCGTCACCCGGGTGCCGGGCCTGCTCGACAAGTACATCGAGCGTCGCCACGGGCGTGACCCGGTCACCTACGATCACCCGCTGATGGAGTCCATCACCGGCCCCTCCAGCTCGATGAACACCTACGGCATCTTGGTCTACCAGGAACAGCTGATCCGCACCGCCAAGGAGCTGGCCGGGTTCACTCCGGGCGAGGCCGAGCGTCTGCGCAAGGGCATCGGCAAGAAGAAGATGGAGATCATCAACGAGCTGGAGCCCAAGTTCCTCGACGGGTGCATGGCCAATCCAGAGTTCGTCCGGCTCGGCGGGACTCGTAAGGTGGCCGATCGGATCTGGCAATCGCTGAAGGCCGCCGGTGCCTACGCCTTCAACAAGAGCCATGGTGTTGGTTACGCGCTGCAGCCCTGCCAAGAGGCCTGGGTCAAGCACTACTACTTCGACGAGTTCATCACCGGCTGCCTGGTGGTGCACACCGACAAGACCATCCGGTTCTTGCGCGAGTGCCGCCAGCGCAAGCGACCGGTGCTTCCGCCGGACGTCAACCAGTCCGGCGCCGGGTTCACCCTGACCGACGAGGGCATCCGGTTTGGCCTGACCGATATCTCTGGCATTGGCGATGCGGCCATGCCCGACATCCTGGCCAAGCGACCGTTCAAGGACCTCGACGACTTTCTGACCCGAGCTTCCAAGGGTGGCGGCGCGAAGAAGGGTGTGGTCGACGCGCTGATCAAGGTGGGCGCCTTCGACTTCACCGGTGAGCATCGTCAGGTGATGCTGGAGAAGGTCTACCGGCATCGTCGCGGCCTGTCGGCGCCGGTGAAGTGGGCCAAGATGACTCTGGACGAGCAGGTGGCTGAGATTGCCGACAAGCGCCGGATCAAGCCCGAGGACTACCCGATCTACGACTTCGACGACCCGCAGGTCATCCACGACCTGGAGGTCGAGATGCTCGGCACCTTCGTCAGCCATGACCCGATGGCCAAGTACGCCAGGATGATCGAGGGCGTGTGCATCCGGCATCCGATGGACTACGACGACTACGAGGTCGGCGCTCAGTTCGTCGTCGGCGGCAAGCTCGTCAAGGCCCGGACTCACCAGCAGAAGAACGGCAAGCAGATGGCCTTTCTGGCCGTGCACTGGAACGAGGAGGACTTCGAGATTCTCGCGTTCGCCGACGCCTGGGCCCGCTGCCGACCGCTGCTCAAGATCGGCTCACCGGTGGCCTGTCAGGTGATCAAGCTCAGAGGCGGCGCCGCGTCGCTGAGCACGGTGGAACGACTCGACACGATCGTCTGAAGGGCAACCATGAGCAAGGAACTGGTCCTCTCGGTGACACTGGCCGACTGTGTCGTCGAGACCAAGCGCGGACATGGTAAGGGCGGACAGAACCGGAATACCAGGGACACTGCCGTGCGCATTGTGCACCCGCCATCCGGCGCCGTCGGCGAGAGCCAGGAGGAGCGCAGCCAGCTCCAGAACAAGAAGACCGCGTTCCGCCGGATGGCCGAGTCGCCCAAGTTTCAGCTGTGGCTCAAGCGGCAGGTGGCCAACGACGACCTGATCAAGGCGCAGGTCGAGCGGGAGATGTGGCCGGTCAACCTCAAGACCGAGGTCCAAGAAGACGGCAAGTGGGTCGAGAAGACGGATAGGGAACTGACGTGACGAACAACCTGCAGCTGGCCAAGCTGCTCAGCGACGTCCAGAACAAGTACGGCGAGAATGCCGTGATGATGGCCAAGGACATGGTCACCTACCCACCGGTGCGCTCGGGCACCCTGGCCCTGGACTTCGCCATCGGCGTCGGCGGGCTGCCCAGTGACCGGGTCATCGAGATCGGCGGCACCGAGGGCACCGGCAAGACCACGCTCTCCCTGCTGGCCATGCAGCAGTTTTTGCTGGCCCAGCCCGACCGGTTCGCCCTGGTGCTGGATCTGGAGCACAAGATGACCAAGGACTGGGCCGTCCAGCTGGTCGGTGAGGAGCTGTGGGACGAGCGGGTCGTCTACGCCCAGCCTGATCATGTCGAGCAGGCCACCAACATGTACTCCGACCTCGTCGGGTCCGGCCAGATCTGCTTTGCCCTGTTCGACTCGATCGGCGGCGCGGCGGTACGTGCGGGCATCGAGAAGGAGGCCGAAAAGGTCCAGGTGGGTGGCAATGCCAACGCCATCACCAAGTTCGCCCGGTTGGCGTCGAACTTCTCGGCCAAGTACCGGTGCCTGACCGTGGGCACCAACCAGGAGCGCGTCGACATGGAAGGCTTCCGCCGGTACATGACGCCCGGCGGCAACGGCTGGAAACACGCCTGCATCCTGCGTATCCGGCTGAAGGCCTCCACCCAGGACAAGGTCGAGACTGTGGTCAACGGCGAGAAGATGGTGGTGGGCCGCAAGATCCACGCCCAGATCGTCAAGAACCAGCTCGCCGCCCCGGGCCGCTCGGCCTGGTGGTGGATGTATCACGTCCCCACCGAGGAGTACGGCTTCGGCATCGACACCCTCGACGAGATCGTTCGGCTGGCCATCTTGACCGGCGTCATCAAGCAGCGGGTGAGCTACTACGACCACCCGGCGCTGGAGAACGGCACCGTCAAGGGCATGACCAGCTTGGCCAAGGCAATCGGCGAGGACGAGGGGCTACGCAACACGATCGTCAGCGAGACCCTCGCGGTGCTCAAGACCGACTCCAGCCTGCTGGCCGAGGTCGCACCGCTCGACGACACCGTGCCGCAAGAGATGGAGGACTGATGAAGCTGCGCACCTGGGACTACTGGGAGGCCGAGGTCAACGCCGACCTCAACCTCTCGCCGACGGTCGGTTCCGGCTCCAAGGCCCACGACCCCGGCGACGGCACCGACCGGCGCCACCACCACGAGACCGACTATGCGATCCAGGCCGACGCCAAGTTCACCGAGCGGTCCGGCTTCAGCCTCAACGGCAAGCTGCTGGGGCAGTGGATCGACCGGGCCCTGGCCCAGGGCAAGCGGTTCGTCCTGCCGGTGCGGATCTGGTCGCCGACGGCCAACGCGCCCCTGGACCTGGCCGTGGTGCCCTACCAGGACTACCTGGCTCTGGTGGAGGCCTTCCGGACGCTGGAGGAGCACGAGCGAGAGGGACGCATCCTGTGAGGGTCTACGTCACCATCGAACGGATGGCGTGTGAGTATGACGAGGTCAAAGAGGTCTTCGTCAACGAGCAGGATGCCAAGAACTGGGTGGCCCAGCACAGGGCTGACGATCAGCGGGAGTTCATGTCCTACGACTACGTCCCCCGCGAGCTGAGGACGGCCTGGCGTGGGTAAGGAGGGCCGTAAGAGCATCTTTCGCAGTCTCGCCGAGCGTGATCTGCTGATCCCGTACTTCAGGAATGCGCTGCTCAGTCAGGAGTGGCCGGACGAGTATGTGATCAAGGTCGACTCGAGTCCCTACTACGGCAAGGGTGACGGTTACTTCCATCCGTCCACCCACGCGCTCATGCCCGCCCGGCAGCTCTACTACCACTTTCATCCCGAAACCCGGGACAAGATCGTCCAGGAGGACCGGACGATCACCCAGGAGATGACGCTGACGATGGGCAGCGCGATCCATGCGGTGGTGCAGACCCAGTTCCAGATGGCCCGTCTGATCAAGGGACCCGATGACTGCGAGGTCGAGTATGTCGACCGGACTCATCACGTCCGGGGCCGGGTGGACTTCATCGTCCATCACCCCAACGGTCAGGTGATCCCCGTCGAACTGAAGACCCAGAACAGCCGGTCGTTCGACTTCCAGGACACCATCAAGCCGATCTGGGACGCGCAGCTGTCGCTGGGTCTACACGGCACCGGTCACCCGATGGGCATCTTGCTGGTGGTCGAGTCCGGCTACCCGTTCCGGATGCGGGAGTACCGGGTGCCGCGCAATGACGCGCTGCTCACCCAGATCTTCCAGAAGTTCGACTACGTGCGCGAGTGCATCGCGCTGAACAAGGTGCCCGAGTACTGCTGCATGCCACAGTCGAAGGAGATGGACGCGTGCCCGGCCCGATATCAGTGTTGGCTCAAGGACAAGGTGGAGGCCAACTGATGGAGATCGATTTCTTCGTGTCAGGCATTGCAGCGCCGCAGGGGTCCAAGAACTCCTACCCGATCCGTAACAAGGCCGGGGACGTCGTCGGCGTCAACACCGTCGAGCAGAACAGCAAGACGCTGCGCCCTTGGAGGGCCGACGTCAAGCTGTTCGCCCAGAAGGCCATGCAGGAGCGCGGACAGCAGATCTGCGACGGCGCGATCTACCTCTACTGCGACTTCGTCATGAAGCGCCCGTCCGGCACCCCCAAGACCCGCAAGACACCGCCTGCGGTCAAGAAGCCCGACCTGGACAAGCTGATTCGCGCGATCGGCGACGCCCTCAAGGGCACCGTGTACACCGAGGACAGCCGGGTTGTGGAGATCCGGGCAACCAAGCGCATCGCCGAGATCGGCGAGACGCCAGGAGTTTTCATCCATGTAGGAGCAGTCGATGACCGAGTTGCGTGATGGCGATCTGGCTTCTGCGGTGGCCGCGAAGTTGCAGCAAGATCACCTCAAAGAGATCGAGGCCTCCGGCGAGCCGTTTGTTGACGCCGAGTCTCCGATGATTCGTTCGGCGCGCAAGTCCATCTTCACCAAGATCGATTTCAGGTGGCGGGCAAGCGATGAGGCCGATCTGGCGCACATCCGTTCCGGGGCCGAAGCCATGTTCGCCCCGATGTACGCCGAGTTGAAGAAGATCATCGACGACTTCTACGCCCAGATGCGAATCGCCGAGATAAATCCCGACACGGGGCAACGATTGCTCGATGCTCAGCGTAGAGTTATCTGGCAGCGGGACAAAGACGGAAAAATCATCGAAGATCTCAGCCAGATCACCGGACAAGACATCGAAAAGACACTTCTGGACATCGCCAGACTCAAGAGTGACGTAGCGCCCCGGGTTCATAACCTCCTCGCTGAGGCGGTCTTTGCCCGACACATCGCAGACGACTCGTACCAGGATCACTACGCCGAACTTGTCGAAGGCACGATCGGCGACCGCAACGCACACGCCTCTCTCAAGTCGAGGGAGGACAAGTACCACGCCTTCTTCCGCTGGTATCTGTGGGGCCAGGCCGACGCCTTTCTCAAGGAGGTCAGGGAGTTCACCAGGCTGCTGGAGCGCATTCGTTACTGGAGGATTGACGACAATGGGAGGGCTTCCTAGCCACGACCCAGCCAAGGACGGTCCGTACAAGACCTCCAAGCGTCGACGGCAGATCATGAAGCGCATCTACCAGTACATGGAGGAGTGGCGCGCTCAGCAAGAAGACAACGGCATGGAGCCGTTCCTCACCACCGTCGACGGAGAGGTGGTCTACTACTACGACCTCATGGTCGGAATTGACACGCTTCCTCCACGTCAGCGGCAGGCGTTTGAGCTAATCTGTCTGCAGAGTTATCCGGAGAGCAAAGCTTGCGAGATCATGCTCCCCAACTCGCAATGGTCCGCCATTGTTCAGCAGTACAGTTATGACGGTCTCATTAAGATGATCGCGGCCTATGACGCGGTCCAGGACGGCACATGGGACCCCCAGGCCGCACGGAAGAGGCGGCGCTCACCCACGAGGAAGAAGAGGGATGTGACCACGGTGGAGAATCCGGAAGTTCCGGACGACAGTGTTGAACAGCCCGCGACGGCCCCACAGTCGGGGCCCCGCCATTGGGACTGGACAACTTGGTCCGAGGATCATGAGTCCTTGGCCAATTACATCACCAGGCACGGAGTCGACATCTCGCCCGCTCAGGTCAAGGCAGTGTCCTTCCTGCGCAAGGCTTGGTACGAGGACCCCGAGCAGGTCGAAGAACGCAAGCGCCGCCGCGAGGAGCGCAAGCGTGAGCGCGAGAAGTTCGCAAACGAGACTCCGGAACAGCGCAAGGCCCGCCACCTGGCTGCTCGGAAACTCAAGAGTGCTCAGTTGGCTGAGCAGCGGTACAAAGAGCTTCAGGACGAGGTCAGGAGTCTGCGCGAGCAGGCAGGCCTTGATCCCGAGACCGGCGAACCCGTTGCCCAGTAGTCAGTCGTCACTCGCCACAAGTCGGCATCATGACGCGAGAAGAGCGTTTCGATGTCTGTGCTGGACGATTCCGGCCTTACGGCCAGTCTGGAGAAGCGATCCCTTCTGGGAGGCCTGTATAGCGGGGTGAAGACCGATCTCGAAGAGTTGGCCGATGCCCTCTTGCGCGAAGGTCGGCGTGGAGTGACCGCTCTGTCGGAGAAGAAGGACTATCTCACCAATGAGCAGCTGGCCCTGCGTCAGCAGCGGGAGGTCCTCAACGACAACGGCTTTCCGGACCCTTCCATCCGCCAGGGTTTGTACCGTCGGTCCTATAACATGAATGTGGGCAAGAGGCCCTGCAGGAGATCTACAGAGGAGTGGTAGTCGATGACAGCCCCGCCTAACGCACGACGAGTACGGGGTGTCAGCCGACAGCAGGTGGAAGCCGACGTCAGTCGCGAGGTCGCGGTCATCCGCAACGAGTACGAGCCTCAGCTGAACAACAATCGGTGCCGCATCTGTCAGCATCCGGACAGCCGAACACGGGTCAACACCCTGCTCGGCTACGGACTGCGCGACTTCGAGATCCTGGAGTGCATCTCCGACATCAACGAGAAGCGCTCCAAGAACAACAAGATCACGCGCGACTCGCTGCGCAACCACAAGCAGCGTCATTTCAATGTCCAGGATTCGACCAGGGCGGCCTATCGACGGATCCTGGAGCGCCGCAAGGCGCAGATGGTCGAGGAGGTCGGCGAGGCCTCGGCCAACCTGCTCACCGGCATGGGGTTCCTGGAGGTCATCGCCTACAAGGGCTTCCAGAACGCGATCGACGACACCACCGTCGTGCCCTACATGGACGGATTGCAGGCTCAGCTCAAGCTGGAGTCGATGGTCAAGGAGGGCCAGGTCGAGGCCCAGATTGCCAACATGCGCCGCGAGGTCGGTCTGTTGCAGCAGGCGGTGCGCGATGTGGTGCCCGAGGAGTACATGAGCGCCATCCTCGAACGCATCGACGAGCTGACCGGCGAGGTGCACAATCGCCGCGACGAGGACGACGATCGTCCCACCGTGGTCGATGCCGAGATCGTTACCGACAATGCCGACGACTTTTTTGACCAGGACGATGACGACGATGTCGCCGCTCCCACATTCACCGCCGACGAAGGCGACTCGATTGAAGGATGACCTGCATGGCCACCGAGGCAACTGAACAGATCGCCAGCACTGCCGTCGAGCTTTCCGGCGTCTCTGTGGTCACCGCCACCCGCACCGCTTCCGCCCCACGTCAAGGTGTCGTCTACAACCCCACCACCTTCGCCGCTGGAGTACCCGTCTGGGTGCATCGGCGTCACGATGGTCGCTACCTGGTGCTTTACCGGGAGTATTGGGATGCCGCTACGTCCGTCTACAACGACGGGCCCGCACTGTTCAGCGACTACGATGCCCACACCGCACCGGCCTACATCGTCGTAGATCCGACCACCGGCGTCACCGAGGGCCCGTTTCCGCTTCCTGGCCTGACCGCCCTCGACGCCGCGCACAGCCTGGACAACTACCTGTTCACCGTCGGTCACCGCGACGGCGAGCCGTGGATTCAGCACTGGCGGGTGGCCCGCAGCGGAGCCCTGCTGCTGCAGGGCGAGGAGCCGGTGCCCGTTCCTCTCGGCAGCGCTATCGGGGTGTATGCCGAGCCCAACGGTGATCATGTCTGGGTGTTCGGAGAGAACGAGGACGGCCATCTGGCTCGGGTCCGCAAGCACTGGGGCCGGATCGGGGTGCTCAACGACCCGGTCAACCCGTGGGAGGCCGACACCGGTCGCGGTTGGTCTGCCGATCTCGACGAGAGTGCCGCGATAGGCGACCTCGGAGTCGACGGCCCGTGCAGCGTGGCCAGGTTCCGCGACCGGTTCTACCTGATGACCACCCTGGAAGAGGGTGGTCTGTGGACCGCCCAGCTCTACACCAAGCGTCCGGTCGACGCCGAGTGGCGTCCGGTCAAGGGCATCCATTCGGGCGCCGACACGATCCCGCTCGGCGACGTTGACGCTTACATGGGCGGCGCGGCCTACCTGCACCCACACCTGCCGGTGGCCCGTGAGGCCCTGGCCGAGGGCGCCAGCACCGGATTCGCCTATGTCACCTCCTCCCGGGTCGACATTGACGACAATGAAGCCATTCTTACTGAGTGGGGTATCATTTCGGTGTAAAGTGATGTTGCAGTCCAACCACAATCACACCCACACCCTCTAGGAGCATCTGTTGGCCTCCACCATTGCTGAAGTCCAAGACCGTCTGCGCGGCACCACCGAGGAGTCCATCGAGATCTCCCTGGGTGATCTCAAGGTCGACGAGGAGTCGCGTCAGCTCACCATCACCGACCGCGACGTCTCATTCCCCCTCGACGAGCGTGTCGAGCGCGGCCTGGCCAAACACCTGGGCATCCCCAAGGCCTACCTGGACAAGTGTCCGCCGCTGGCCAAGGCCTACAACATCAACTTCTGGCTGGGCCACAACGCGGGCAAGAACTCGATCATCGAGACGATCAACGGCACCTTCGTCAGCATCCACCGGCCCAACATGCTCGTGGTCCCGCTGACCCGAGTGGTCGACACCATCGCCACTGTGCTCGACCCGAGCTACGAGGTGGTCAATCTGGTCCATAACGACAGTCGGTTCCAGGTCGACATCCTCACCCCGAAGACGATCGAGGTGGCGCCCTGGGAGGAGCTGGAGGACCGCAACCCGGTTCACCACGCCACCGTCGGCGACATCACCCACGGCGGGCTACGCTTCACCGCCAACCCGATCGAGCCCGAGGATCCGGTGATCCAGACTTATCTGCACCGGCTCTGGTGCTCCAATGGCGCCACCAGTCCCGAGAAGCAGGGCCAGATCGCGCTCAGAGGCAAGACGGTCGACGACATCATCGCCGAGATGGAGATCGCGATGCGCAAGGTCGTCGCCGAGCTGGACTCCAAGCTGGAGGCCTACGCCGCGCTGGCCACCCAGTATCCGCCGGGGTCCAAGGAGGCCTTCGCGCGCCAGCTCGGCCAGGAGCACAAGATCCCCGCTCGGGTCCTCAACAAGATCCTGGACCGCATCGAGATCCTGCCCGAGGGCGCCAGCCTCTACGACATCCTCAACGTGTTCACCTCGATGGCGCACGAGGAGGGCATCAAGCCTGAGACCGTGCTCAAGCTTCAGCAGCTCGGCGGACAGTTGGCCTTCGAGACCGAGGCTGTCACCCACCGCTGCGGAACGTGTGAGAGGTTGCTTCCGTGATGACCAAGACTGCCCTGCGGGCCCGTCGGTTCCATCACTTGTCCGGCCTGCAGCAGACCCAGATCTATCGAGAGATCGAGAAGGCCATCGAGCCGTACCGAGGATTGCGCGGCTTGACCGCTCGGACCAAGGAGACCATGTCGGTCCGGCTGGCTCGCAAATTCGGCGTGCCGCGCAGGGTCATCCTGGACGTCTACGAGTACAGGGCTGCCCAGCGCCACGAGCGCGAGTGACATACAAGAGCCCCGGTTCAAATGTCTGGACCGGGGTTCTTGCGTTTGCTACAGTCGTCTGCATGCGCACCAGCTCGCAGCAGAATCGACAGCAGTAGTCCTCCGGGTCTACTGCTACTCGATGCTCGTTGGTGTAACTGGCAACACTACGGACTCTGACTCCGTCATTCTTGGTTCGAATCCAGGACGAGCAACCACCACATTGGGGTGTAGTTCAATCTGGCAGAACGCTCGACTGTTAATCGAGTAGTTGAAGGTTCGAGTCCTTCCATCCCAGCCAGTGTTTTAACCTCACGCGTGTAATTCATCCTGTAGTCTGCATGTAGAACTGCTGCAGAACCAGGAGCCGTCTTCATGACTGACACGTTCGTGTCCGAGATCAAGGACCTTTATCCGACCGAGAAGAACGCGCTCAACTCGATTCGTCACCAGCTCATGCAGTCGCTGGCCTGGAAGCCGACCTCCATCCTGTTCACCGAGGACATGATGAAGCGTCAGTTCGAGGCTCAGGCCAGAGAACGGTGTGCCGAGATCGGTCTGGTCGTCGAGGTTCAGTGGACCTGGAAGGACGTCGACAAGACGACCGGCGAAGTCGTCGACATGAGTCCTGACGTCGCCGACGACCCCAATGACCTCAACCTGTACTGGAAGCCTCGCCTGATCGTGGTGGGCCGCACCGACAAGATCGGCGAGATCGACCACGATCGCTTCCGTCACGAGGTGGTGACCGGCGAGGCCGACGGCAAGGCCGGATACGTCGACCCGAACACGGGCCTGATGCGTGACGACTCGCGGAAGAAGGACATCTTGTGACCACCCCCGGCAAGCCCACCGCTCAGGCCTACTCGGCAGGCAGCGCACCGGTCACCGCCACCAGTCCGCTGGACTTTGGTGACAAGTGCTTCCTGTGCTCGCAGCACATCAACATCGACACCCCGCCGGTCGAGCAGCGTGATTTCTACATCAGCAAGAACGGTGGCATGTTCCTGTGTCACAAGACCTGCCTCAACGAGATGGAGTCCGCCGGTGGCACTCCGCGTGCCTTCCACGAGGCGCGGGCCCGCAAGGGCAACCCGGTCGAACCAACCCCGCCTCCGGGGGAAGAGGCCAAACCGCCGGTGGTCGAGCAGCGTGCGGGCTGGCTGCACTTCGAGAAGCTGTCGGATCTGACTGCCTACACCGCCAAGAACGGCGAGATCCCTACCTCGACCAAGGTGACCGTAGGCGCCTCTCTGGTGCAGCCGGGTGAGTGATGCGTCCGAAGTTGCTCGTTGCGGCCAGCATGAAAGATGCGGTCACGATGAAGGGTCTGCACCCCTGCCTGAGGTCATGTCACGTCCTCACGCCGCACACCTTTCGCAACGAGTCGCACTCCAGCTTCCTGTTCGGCGAGTACACCTGGACACCTGCCGCCAAGGCTCTTCCGGCTCGTACGCGATGGCAGATGCGTCAACAGCTTCGACTCTGCCTGGACGAGGAGAGTTGTGAGCAGGACTTCCCGGATAGCATTCTGGCTTGGTAGCGTCTGACCAGAGGGAGATGGGGAAAGTCCTCGTCTTCGTGACGAGGGGATAGTTCCCATGGCCAACAGCACACCGCGCATCGTTCCGGAAGAGGTCCTCACTCCGTTGGCGCACCAGCCTTCGGTGAACGCCTTCCATGCGCACATCTCCGCCGGTTATCGCTACAACGGGCGCCTGTGCGACACGAGGAGCGACAACGTGTCCTCGGTGATCAATGTGTTGTCGTCTGCCGATCCCCTGCGTCCCAAGACTCCGCAGCATTTCGCCAGTCATCTTCGCGAGCAGGCCCTGCAGCATCGTCTGAACAATGCCCACACCCCGATGGCCCGCCTGCGGGCCCGGATTCAGCAGCGGATTCACGACCGGCTCATCGGCTGGATCTTGTTCGACTGATCTCACCAGGGTGGATCTTGATCCCTGAGGGGTAAGAATGTCTGAGGACATCGACACACCGACGGGAGTTCGCCGATATGACGATGGTCGAATTGGCCCAAGAGGCCCGAGAACTGGCCAAAGAGTACTGGTGGAATGGTGTGGGAGCGGTCGTGCTGACCTTCCTGCTGGTCACGTTCATCTGGCAGAAGCCGGGCAGCGATTATCTTCTGTACGCCGCGCTGGTCTTCGTCGTCGTGCATGCCGGGGTGGCCATGTGGGGTTTTGGTCGGCGACGCGAGGAGCGTCTGAACGAGCGGCATCGTCGTGAGCTTGTAGTAGCCTACAGACGAGGCCTAGAGCAGGCGCAGAACGCCCCTACCGAGGAGTCCCATGACCGAGTCCGACCGCGTGCTGGACGACGCACCCCTGTCCTCTCTGTCGTTGGTCGACGGGCAGCCTGACCACGTTCCGGGGCCCGAGCTGACCGACAAGGAGCGCGTCCCTGAAGACGTCCCCTCGTCGGGCCTGTACGACGCCATCTTCGAGGGGCATCCGCCACGTCGCCTTAATCAGGTATGGAACCAGCAGGGCGACGTCGATCAAGACGCCGAGCTGCCCAGTGACGAGGAGTCCCACGAGAGGGTTCTCGATCGGTTGCGCGAGGACCCTGAGGCTGATTGGCGCCGCGCGGTGTCCGAGAAATCGGTGGACACCTCGGTCTCGAACGAGTAACGTCCCTCTACTGCCCTGAAGGGCGGAAAAGAAAAGGGTTGTAGTCGACCTACAGAGCATGTATAGTCGACATCAGACAAATCGCAGGCCGAATCGCATCGGTTACCTTTGATTCGGGTTCAAAACAGTCCCGGTGCAGCCAACATGTCTGCGGTCTATAACTGAAAAGTGGTCGGGGAGGCAGGCCGAGAGTTTGTCGGTTAACTCCTTGCACGAGAGAGGTCGCGGGTTCGAGTCCCGTCAGGTGGTTACCGGTACGCCCGGACATCTGTAGCTCAGTCGGAAGAGCGCTTAAACGCCGGTGGACATCACCATGTCTGCCTCCCCACCCCTCTCCTCGAACTGAACACGGAAGGGACGGAGGCCGAAGGCTCGTCGGTTATCTCACTGTCACTGAAAACACCGGCAGCCGACACCATGTCTCCGTCCTTTTCATGCTCACAACCGAATAACCCACCCACTGCACGAACGGAGGAACGCCCATGTCGGACGTTCTGAGCACCTTTTCCACACGTCGCACTCCGCAGTCGCAGCCACGCACCCCCGATCAGGTCCGCAACGCTGCCGGAGGCTTCGCCTACCGCACCGGCGATGAGCTGCGCCTGCATCGGTTCCTGACCCTGGGCACCGACGGTGGCACCTACTACACCGATGCCAAGGAGCTGACCAAGTCCAACGCCGAGGTCGTCCTGCGCATGGTCGCCGACAAGGGGCTGTACACGGTCGGCCAGATCGTCGAGATCTCCACGGCTGGCCGGGCGCCGAAGAACAAGCAGGCGCTGTTCGCGCTGGCCCTGGCTGCATCGCACGGTGATGACACCACTCGTGCTGCTGCGCTGGCCGCGCTGCCGCAGGTTGCCCGCACGGCCACCCACCTGTTCGAGTTCCTCAACTACGCCCAGCAGTTCCGTGGCTGGGGCAAGGGTCTGCAGAAGGCCGTGCTGCGCTGGTACGCGGACAAGCCGGTCGATCGTGCTGCCTACCAGGTGGTCAAGTACCGTCAGCGTGAGGGCTGGACGCATGCCGACGTGCTGCGCAAGGCGCACCGTCACATCGACGGGGTGAGTGCCGAGCACGCTGCCCTGTTCAACTGGGCGGTGGGCCGTCGTGAGGGTCTGGATCTCATGGGCAACCGAATCGAGGTCGAACTGCCTGCGATCGTCGGCGCCTTCGAGGACCTGCAGGCAGCTGACGCGGTGGCCGACGTCGTGCGTCTCATCGAGGCCGGACATGGCATCAGCTGGGAGATGATCCCGGACCGGTTCGTCAACGAGGCCCGGGTTTGGGAGGCTCTGCTCGCTCAGGGCGTGCCGCAGACGGCGCTCATGCGCCAGCTGCCGCGCCTGACCCGGCTCGGACTGGCCACCGGGGACACCGGGCGCGCTATCGCCGAGCAGCTGACGGACGCCGAGCGACTCAAGAAGGCCCGCGTGCATCCGATCAACGTGCTGGTGGCCCAGCGCACCTACGCGCAGGGTTACTCGGAACGGGGGTCGAGCACCTGGACTCCGGATCGCAAGATCACCGACGCGCTCGACGACGCCTTCTACACCGCGTTCGGCGCGGTGGAGCCTGCTGGAAAGCGCACACTGCTGGCTCTGGACGTCTCGGGTTCGATGGGCATGTCGGTCTCCGGCCTGCCGCTCTCGTGTCGCGAAGCCTCGGGCGCGCTGGCCATGGTCATCGCGGCCACCGAGCCTGACGTTGAGATCGTCGGCTTCACCTCGGGCGGACGGTCCTCGGGCGCGTTCCGCAACCGGGGAGGGCGTTCCGGCGGGCTGAGCAAGCTCGACCTGAGTCCACGGCGCCGCCTGGACGACAACCTGCGGGCGATCTCCAACCTGCCGTTCGGTGGCACCGATTGTGCCCTGCCGTTGGTCTGGGCCAAGGAGACCACGGTCGAGTTCGACACGTTCCAGATCTACACCGACAACGAGACCTGGGCGGGCAACATCCACGTCGACCAGGCGCTGGAGCAGTACCGCCAGTCTTCGGGTGTCGATGCTCGGGTCGAGATCGTGTCCATGACGGCCACCGGCACCAGTCTGTGCAACCCGGATGATCCGGGCATGCTGGACGTGTCGGGCTTCGACTCGACGGTGCCGCAGCTGCTCACTGATCACTCGGCGGGTCGCATCTAGTGACAGCTGTCTCCGGGGTAGGTTTTCAGTACCTCCCCGGAGGCGGCTTCGGTCTCTCTGTGCACGTCAAGCGGGTTCTCGGTTTCAATCTCCTCCCCGTAAGGCTGCCCACGAGGGGCGGACACTTTGACCCTGTCACTTCCCCTAGATGCCAGAGTTCGAAGCGGTACACACGTCCGCCCGCTGCTACCAAGGATGACTGGTCCGGTGGCAGACCTGCGTGCGAGAGATCGATGAGGACCCTCGTCTCGTGGTTTTCTGAGTGGACCGCGAGGCGAGGGTCCTTCCCGGGTTTTGGGCCATGTCGGCCCTACACTCATACACACCCACACAGCAGAAGGACGACCGCATGAATCAGAAACGCGCCTTCAAGACCGACTACGCCCCTGAGTTTCTTCACCACGTGGTGGTGCAGCGCGGAACTCGACAGATTCTCATCTCCAAAGGCACCCTGATCAGTGTCCGTCGCAAGCCTGGCCTGATCTCGGGCAAGTACGCCTTTCTCTACGCTGAGCGCAGCAAGGACGGCACTCTCCTGCTGACCGTGGAAGGCCCAGATTCGCGCGTGGTGTCCGAACGTCGCCGCAAGATCATCCGCGAGTCCGACATCAAGACTGTGCACGTCTCCACTCGTCCCGGTAACGATTCGAGCCTCAACGCTGTTACAGGGTAGACACGTCACACACTCACAAGGAGCGTCGCATGAGCACCTCACTCTATCCAGTACTGCCCGCGCCGTGGGAATGGCGCGAGAGCGGCGATCAGTTCGTGGCCGTTCGGCAGATGGACAACTACCTCTATGCCCACATCGTGCCTGAACGAGTCTCCGGACACTGGGTCGTGTTGCGGGTCCATGTCGACGGACCAGCCAGCACAACCCTGGTCGGCGCGTACTCCGACATAGATGACGCGATAATGCGTGCTGACGAAATCGTCCTGTAGTAGGATCAAAGAACACCCACAACACACCCACAGAAAGAGGACGTTTGTGAAGCTCAACAGGCAGAAGATGCTGGACCTGATCGAGACCATCGAGGCCGACGTCGACCAGCGTGGCAAGGAGTGGACTGAGGCCGAGAAGGCCTTCCGGGTTCAGGAACGCAAGCAGTGGATCGAGAAGTATCATCCTCAGTTGCGCGCGGTTCGCGACCTGCTTTCCGCCAAGCTCAAGAGCGGTGCGGTCCTGACCGAAGAGGAGATCGCCCCGCTGGTGAGCGGCAACCGTCGGTGGTCGTCCCATCCCACTCTTCCGGTCTTTGCGCCCACCAGCATGGGGTTCAACTACAAGGGCAAGGAGTATCCGGCCACCAAGCCGCTGCTCGACCAGTCCCCTCTGCTGGACCTCAAGGCCGCGCTGCAGTCAATTGCCGACGAGGAGGTCTCCACCTCCGCGTTGGCCGCCATGGGCTTCCGCAATCTCGAATGGTTCTGGCGCCGGGTCAAGGAGGCGCAAGCGTAGTGGCGCTATTTCGTGGCGTCTGTCTGCTTACTCCCGAGCAGATGAACATGCTGGCCTTGGGTGCCGAGCCGTACGCCGACGACGTTTTCGCGTCCACCCTGCAGTGGGAACTGGCGATGGCTCATCAGGTCAAGGTGATCCCGGAGTGGCCACTGATGGTGGATCTCAACGACGGTTGGTCCGTGTTCAACATGGACGGCAGGCTTTACGCATTCAACGAGAAGACGGTCGAGGAGTCGATGAAACGCATCGCCTCTGAGTCCGGAAGGCTGTCGCTGCTGCCCGACGAGTTCGTGACCTGGCGTCACCGTCCCTTCCTCTTCGGTGACTACGGCAGCGTGGGCCTGTTCCAACAGACGTCCTCGGCACATCGGTGGAAGGGACTTATCTGATGGGCAACGTCGATCCCGCTCTGGCAGACCGCATCGCCGCGATCATCGGCAAGCACAGCCTGCTCGACCCCGAGGCTGCCGCAACCCTGGCCCACCATGTGGCCCACGACCTGGGACTGACCTCCGAGGTCCACCAGGTCCAGGGCATGGACTACCTCGGCGGGGTCACCATCAAGCGCTGGGTGACCGGGTGGTTCAAGGGATGAGTCGCTACTCCGAACGTCACCAGCACACCGCCACCTGTGCTCACAACGGGTGTGAGGATCCGGCCAGCAAGCTGGAGGTCCGCAATGGGGTGCTGAACTGGTTCTGCGAGAGGCATGTCCAGCAATGATCGATCCCACCGAGGAGGTCGACGACTGGGACCGTGATGAGTGGTGGGTCGATGACTGACCGCATCGGCATCGGCGTAACCACGCACAACCGGGTCGGCATGCTGCACCAGTGCGTCTACAACATCGAGTGTCACAGTCCTGACGACCGGGTGCTCGTGGTCGTCGACGACGCCAGCGATCCGGCGCCTTACCACCCGTTCAAGGCGCCGGGGCAGACCTACCGGTTCGAGCAGAACGTCGGCGTCGCTCGGGCCAAGAACAAGTGCATCGAGCTGCTCATGGCCTCCGAGGTCGACCACGTCTTCCTGTTCGACGACGACACCTGGCCGGTCGAGAAGGACTGGTGGCGCCAGTACACCGAGTCCGGCTACGAGCACCTGTCGTGGAACTGGCTGCCGCGCTGGGACGACAATCGCGACCTCTGGCCGCTCGCCGACGACCACGGCATCACCAGCTGGAACACCTCCAACGGCTGCCTGCTCTACTACACCCGCAAGGCCCTGGAGACCGCCGGAGGCATGCGTGTGCAGTTCGGCAAGTGGGGCTTTGAGCACCTGGAGCACAGTCACCGCATTCATCGCTTCGGTCTGACGCCGGAGCCCTTTCTGAGCCTGGCCGATCAGCATGGCATCTACGCCACCGATCAGCACCACGAGGACAAGGCGGGCTCGCTGTCCACCCTCACCGGTGCCGAACGTCGCGAGTGGTACGCCCGCAATCGTGACTTCTATCAGTACTGGGTCGAACAAGAGCCGAGGTTCGTGCCATGGGGCTTCTAGCCTTTCTCGTCATCACCGTCGCTTCCTGGGTTCCGGTGGTGATGCTCCCGACCAACAGTGGAGCCTGGCTGTTGGCCGGACTCCTCGCCGGGGCGCTCACGCTCTTCCTCGGTGCGGCACTGACCTCCGCACAGGCGATCAGTGATGGCGGGAACAGTGCGGTCTACTACTTCTGGTGGGCCCTGGCCATCGGTCTTGACGTTGTCGGTGGAGTGCTGGCGGTCTACTGCCTGGTCTCCCTGATCGCGCGGGGGACGGGCATCAGCGTCGACGTGGAGGTCACCCAATGAAGATCATCATCGGCACCTATCGGGCCGACAAGGCCATGATCGATCGCTGTCTGAATTCGATCATCGACCATCTGGCTGACACCGAGCGTCTGGAGTTCTGGTTTGTCGACGACTCCGCCGACAACGACTTCCGGGGCTGGCTGGAGACCTTCGGCAACGTTGTCGGTCTCGGGCGCGACCGGCAGGGCTACACCAAGGCCATGGACCGGGTCTGTTATCTCATGCGGACCTTCGAGGACGACTACGTGATGTTCTGGGAGGAGGACTTCGTCGCTGTCAAGCGCGTCGAGCTGGACCTGATCCGTGCCGAGCTACAGCGTCGTCCCCGGCTGGCCCAGATCGTGCTGCCGCGTCAGCCCTGGTTCCCCAATGAGATCGAGGCCGGATCGATGATGAAGGCCCTGGCCGATCGTAAGAACGACACCTATGAGACCCGCGCGGTGCCCGACGCGCTCATGCCGACCACCCTGTACATCCACACCATGACGTTCAGCTGCAACCCGGCGGTCTGGGCGCCGATGGCCTACCGCTGGCCCTGGCCGCAGTGCGGCGGCAGCGAGGACGAGAAGACTCGCTACCTGCGCGAGGACGACAAGGCTCTGTTCGCCTTCTGGGGCGACGAGGTGCTGGTACATCACGACGGAGAGCGGGTTGGCCATGGGTACTAGACGGATCGAGGACTTCGGCGCCGTGGCCATCCCCTATCGTCCTGGGCCGGGCCGTGAGCAGGCCTTCGATCTGGTCCGGCGGTGGTGGAAAGCCTGGGGCTTCGACGTCTTCGTCGCCGACAGCAATCCAGACCTGCCGTTCAGCCTCTCGGAAGCCCGCAACAACGCGGTGCGTCTGGTGGAGCAGTCCGAGCTGGGCCCGGGCGTGGTGGTCGTCTGCGACGCCGACACCATCCCGCAGCGCGATGTGATCCGGAAGGCCATCAAGATCGCCTCCGAGCCCGGCCATGTCATCTACCCGTTCACCGACTATCGGTACATCAGCAGTCAGTGGGCCGGGCGGGCCGAGGACGTCAGCGACGACACGCTGATTGAGACCGACTTCGGCGCGGTGGCCACCCCGATCTGGAACAAGGAGAACAGTGTCGGCGGGGTCATCGTCACCCACAGTCAGACCTACTGGGATCTCGGTGGGATGGACGAGAAATTCGAGCGGTGCTGGGGCTTCGAGGACAACGCGTTCGTCGCGGTTGCCGACACCCTGGCCAAGGTGATCCGGCTGCCTGGTCAGGTGTACAGCTTCAGTCACGAGGTCGAGGGCGTGGGTCGTGACTGGTCCAAGCTCAATCCGAACTACTGGCGGAACGAGCTGTACCAGATGTGCTGGGGCAATCCGAAGCTGATGAGAGAGCTGGTGAAGAAGTGATCGACTGGTGGTGGTCTTATCTGCTCACCGTCGTGGGCGTGACCGGTATCTATCTGACCACACGCAAGCTCTGGTGGGGATTCGCGGTCGGCTTGGCCGCTCAGGTCCTCTGGACGATCTACGCCGTCGTCACCCATCAGTACGGCTTCCTGTTCTCGGTGCTGGCCTATGGCTCGGTGCACGCGCTGGGGTTGTGGCGCTGGACCCGGTCACCGGCGGAAGGTTCGGAATTGCATCCAGAGCGTTACTTCGACGACAGGCCGTTCTGGAGAGATCCGGACGAGGAGACCCTTCCGTGATCAACATTGCCGTGGTGGCCTGCCAGAGTCGTCAGCGGCGTGCCGAGAATCTCGCTCAGGCTGTGGGGGCTGAGTTCGTCGCGGTCGACGACGGCACCCTCGGGCCGGGTGCCAATCACGATGTCGCCTGGCGCTGGCTGGACGATTCTGGGGGCGAATGGTCGGTGGTCCTGGAAGACGACGCGATTCCGGTGGCCGGGTTTCGCGGTCAGCTCGCGGCGGTGCTGAAGGCTGCTCCCAGCCCGATCGTCAGCCTGTATCTGGGGCGGTCTCGACCGCCGCACTGGCAGCTGTCGATCATGCAGGTGATCAATTGCGACGAGCATTTTCTGCTCGGCTCCACCCTGCTGCATCATGTCGCGGTGGCCATCAAGACCGATCTGATCTTCGACATGCTCGCCGAGCGTGATCGCCATCTGCCGGTCGACGAGTCGATAGGGACCTGGGCGCGTGGTCGTGAGATCCCGGTGGCCTACGCTCATCCGAGCATCGTCGATCATGAGCATCGATTGCCGACCACCATCCTGGAGCGCACCAGCGGATATGCCGGTGAGACCGGCAGACGGGGCTCTTCCCGAGAGGTCCGCAAAGCCTGGACGCTCGGCTCTCGCAAGGTGTGGGGCTCCACCACTCGACAGATTCCCAACCCGACGCACTGACCTGTCCGCTACCTCCGGAGCAGCACGAATAGGTGAGAACCTGCTGCCGTGGAGGAGTGACGAGTGCAAAAGAGGGCTCTTCGGATCAACTTCAATCGGTCGGTCAGCGGCGGCAAGCCGGACGTCATGGAGGTCGCGGTCGCTCCGCTGAGCGAACCGAACTCTCCCAACAACGACGCCACTCTGGTTGGCGGGACCCAGACTCGGGAGATCCTGCTGACCAACGAGAACAACCAGGTCGTGTTCGAACTGGTGCCCACCGATCATCCCGACCTTACCGAGCGGGTGCTCTACCGCATCGCATGGCGCAAGGGATACATGGGTCGGCAAACCACTGCCGACTTCGTCATGCCCGACTTCGACGTCGATTACGACAATCTGAAGGATCTGGGCAACATCATCGGTGGTGAGACCTATCTGCAGTGGACCGATCGTGGTCGTGCGGGTGGTGTGGCCGCACTCAACAGTTCCGGTCAGGTGACCGACGCTGACGGCAATGTGGTGGGCAGCGACACTGACGGTGCCACCAAGGGCGAACTTGACGCCGAGATCGTCAATCGTCAGCAGGCCGACCAGAACCTGCGCAACTTCATGCTGGCCTTCGTGCAAGACCAGGTGACTCAGATCTACTCGACGACGGCCAACCGGCTCATACAGGAGGTCGCCCAGCTCCAGAACGCTGACACCATCGAGAAGGCGCAGCGCACGGCGGCGGTCGCGGCCACCAATCACGCGCTGACCCTGCTGCAGGAGGCCACCAACCAGCAGATCGCCTACCTCAATGAGCTGATCGACAACTACAACGAGCAGTTCGCTGACAAGGCCGACCTGGTCAACGGCAAGATCCCGTCGAGTCAGCTGCCCGACATCGCGATCGGGCGCGCGGTGCCGGTCGCCGACGAGGGCGGCATGCTGTCGCTGACCGCATCCCAGGTACAGCCGGGAGACTTCGCGGTTCGCCCCGATGGCGTCTGGTTCCTCAACGCGATGCCGCCCAGCGACATCACCAACTGGGTTCAGTTCACCATCGCGGCCAGCGTGTTCAGCGTCAACGGCCAAGACGGCGTGGTGGTCTTGTCGGCTGCCGACGTCGGCGCGCGCGACGCGAGCACCCCGATTCCGATGGGTGACGTGTCCGGCCTCAACGCGGCGCTGAGCGGCAAGGCTGACAGCGCCACGGTCACCAATCTCAGTGGTCGTGTGACCGACATCGAGACAGACACCACCTACGTCAAGAAGGTGGGCGGGCTGATCGTACGGGCTGACATGCCTGAGGATGCGGTGTTCGTCAACGCTTCTAACCTGATCACCAAGAAGGACGGTACGGTCCTCAACACCGGTGGGGGCGGCACCCTCGATATCGATGACGTCGAGGGCCTGCAGGAGGCTCTGGACGACAAGCTTGACTCCAACGACCCTTCGGTCACCAATGCTCGTACTCCTGTCGCACACGCGGCCAGCCACGCCACCGGAGGGTCCGACGAGCTGACACCTGCCAGCATCGGTGCCGCTCCGGCAGTGCACTTCCATGTCGAGGGCGACATCGATGGCCTGACCGCCGTGCTGGCCAACCGTACCGCGCGTATCGCCAGCCTGGAGGGTCGTGTCGAGGACCTCGAACTGGGCGGCGGCGGCACTCCCGGCGGCGGCGGAGCGTCCGGCAAGACGGTGTGGTGGAACTTCACCGAGCCGGTCAATCCGCTCGACACTGCGACCGACGAGATCCTGCTGCGTAGCCCGTTCGGCTTCAACGGCGCCAACTACTACTACGATCCGGCGGGCGCTCTGCCCGGCGAGGCGGTCTGGCCCTACATCACCCCCAACGGCCATCTCAAGTTCGTCTCGCGCAACGAGAGCGCGCCCCCGGATCCGACCTACGCCACGGCCCAGTCGGTCATCGACCTCACCGGTCTCGTCAACGGCAAGGCTGATCAGGCCGAACTCACGTCGCTGTCTCTGGCCGTGGACGGCAAGGCCTCGACGGCAGCGCTGTCCGCCCTGGAGGCCACGGTCGCGACCAAGGCCGACACCTCGGCGCTCAACGCCACCAACACCGCGCTGAGCGGCAAGGCCGACCAGTCGGCGCTGGACACCCTCACCGGCCTCGTCAACGGCAAGGCCGACCAGTCCGACCTGTCCTCGCTGGCCGCGACGGTGGCGGGCAAGGCCGACCAGTCCAGCCTGACCAGCCTGACCTCGCGGGTGAGCAACGTCGAGACCGGCAAGGCCGACCTGATCAGCGGCGCGGTGCCGGTGGCCCAGGTTCCGCAGCTGCCGATCAGCCGGATCACCGACCTCACCAGCAGCCTGGCGGCCAAGGCGGATCTGTCGAGCGGCAAGCTGGTCTCTTCGCAGCTGCCCGACGTGCCGACCAACAAGGTTGTGGGGCTGGACGCGGCGCTGAGCCAGAAGGCCGACCTGATCGACGGCAAGGTGGCCACCTCGCAGCTGCCTTCGCTGGCTCTCAACACTGTCGTGCCGGTGGCCAACCGGGCGGCCATGCTCGCACTCACCAGCGCCCAGGTCCAGCCCGGCGACATCGCGACCATCACGGCCACCGATGACAAGGGCACCTACATGCTGGTGGCCAACGACCCCAGCGTGTTCGGCAACTGGGTCAAGCTCAGCGTGCCCGATGACGCGGTGCAGACGGTCAACGGCCAGAAGGGCACTGTGGTGCTGTCGGCGGCGGACGTCGGCGCCCGCAGCTCGGCGGCCTCCATCCCGATGGCCGACATCACCGGCCTGGTCACCGCGCTCAACGGCAAGGTGGATACCAGCACCTACAGCGCAGGTCTGGCGGGCAAGACCAGTCCTGCTGACGTGCAGACGCTGCTCTCTGAGTCGACGGTGTTCAAGCAGCGTGCCGACCTGGTGGCCACCACGGCGGTCGCCTCGACGTCGGGCCAGCAGTCGATCGACGGCGTGCTCACCCCGGTGGGCTCGGTGGTCCTGCTGACCGCACAGTCCTCGTCGGTGGCCAACGGTTTGTGGCAGGTGGCCTCGGGCGCGTGGACCCGCGTCGGCGACATGGCGGCAGGCAGTTACTTCCTGCGCGGCACGGTGGTGGTGGTGACCAGCGGCGCCAATCACGGCAACAGCATCTGGCAGCAGACCAACAGCTCCGGCATCGTCGGCACCAACGCCAACAACTGGACCAAGATCCTCACCGCCGGAGCGGTGCCGAACTTCACCGCCAGCCTCGGTGTGGACAGGGTCGGCAACGACTTCCGGGCCAAGGTGGTGTCCGGCGGCGGCGTGCAGGTGGTGACCGGCGGCCTGCAGCTCGATCCGAACGTCGCGGCGCGCAAGTTCTCCACCGACGTGCCTGCCGGATCCACGGTGGTCACCATCAACCACGGGCTCAACACTCTCGACGTGAGCGCGACCTTCCGTGACAAGGCTTCCGGTGACGCGGTGCTGGTGGGCTGGCGTCCGACCGGAGTCAACACCATCTCTGTCGAGTTCGATTCGCCACCGGCGGCAGGTCAGTGGCGATGCGTCGTGATCGGATGATCTGATGGCCACTCTCAAGTACGTCGGCAAGCCGGTCGTCGACGACCCCGACCTGGCCAACCGTGGCTACGTCACGAGCGTCAAGGCCGCCGACCTGTCGACGGAAGCGATCGACCAGACCATCAACAACGGTCTGAACGCCTACGCCTCCAAGCAGTCCGTCGACGACGGCGACTCGCTGCTGGCCACTCCGGAATACGTCGCTGCCGGGGACGAGACCCGGTTGCGGCTGAATCAGCGCGGGGTGGCCGGAGGTATCGCGCCGCTGGATGCCACCACCAAGATCCCGGCCAACTTCATCGACGCCCCGTTGACGCAGCGCTGGACCCGGGGGCCGTGGGCGCCCGACGGCTATCACGGTTCGGCCATCGCGGTGAACAACACCGAGGCCACCCTGTTTCCGTGCACGATCACCGATCCGGGCTACCCGTACCGGCCTATGGTCTTCGCTCAGATCGATGCACGCACCACCCTCGACACCGAGTGGCCGGTGATCACCGTGCGAGCCGGTGATGAGGTGTCCGGAGAGATCGTCGCACGCGGATTCGGTCTGGGCGACGCCTACGAGGCCTCTACCATCGGCGACAACTTCGACCGGGCCAATTCGACCACCGGCCTGGGGTCGGGATGGGAGCTGACCCGGATCGAGGGCAACGATTCTGGCGGCACCATCGGCATCATCAACAACGAGGCCTACTGGGTGCGCGGCACCCAGCAGCCGTCGGCCATCATGGCCCGCCGAATCGATCCCGACACCGCGAACACCGCCACCATCTGGCAACGCATCGTGGTCAACGCGGGCACCAGTGCTGGCGACAACATCTTCAGCGACCGGATCCCCAAGACCCGGATCTACATGCGGATGAATCCCGCGCGCACCCAGTGGGTGGCGTGGGAGATCACCAACGGCACCAGCGCGGGCAGCGGCGGCAACGCTCAGGTCCGGCTGGTCTACGTCGACAACGGTGCCGAGACCCAGATCGGCACCATCACCAACACCCAGGTGGTTCCCAACATCCCCTGGGTGGCCTATGCCGGAGACCATGAGGCCGACGATCAGCGGCTGTTCCGGCTCTACCGCAACGGCGTACTGCTCAAGACGGTGCGCGACGACGCCGGGGTGACCGCGATCGGCAACACCAACCGAGGCTGGGGATTCGGCATGCATGCCGCTCAGTGGGCACCACAGTTCGACCCGTTCCGCATCACCTCGATCTACGTCAGCGACGCGGTGCCCAACTCTGGTCACGTCCAGGTCAATCCGGTCAACGTCGGCAGTCTGAGCGTGCGCACCGGGCCGACCACCCTGTATGTGCGCGCCGCGCGCAGCGGCTCGGCGGCCACGGTGACCGTCTTCCCTTACCGGCCCCGTCTGTGGGTCCTGGCCATCCCCGCGTGAGGAGAAGAACGTGTCGACATTGAAGTATGTGGGCCGGGCGCCGGACGCCGACTTCTCGGTCACCCACAAGAAGTACGTCACCAACCGTTACGACGCGGTGCGGGTGGACGCTGCCTACATCAACGGCAAGGTGGCCGAGGTCGGTGCCAGCCTGGTCACTCCGGCCTACGTGGCCGCCCAGGACGCTCAGCGAGCCACCAAGGCCGCTGTGGACGCTGCCGATGCCAACTACCTGCCTGTCACCGCGCGGGGGGCCGCCGGTGGCGTGGTGCCGATCGACGAGGACGGCTATGTGCCGTCGGACATGCTGCCCACCCTGCAGACCGAGCGCAAGGCCTTCTTCAAGAACGTCGACACTGTTCTGCTCTCCGGCAACCGTGTGGTCACCACGGTCAACGCCAAGGAGTTTCAGGTCGCCGAGATGACCATTCCAGACCCGGGGTTCCCCTACATCCCGCTGATCTTCGCCACCATCCAGGGGGCAGCGGCCAGTGCGGCCACCACCCCGTTGCGCCACATGGGCACCAACAACTACGGCCAGCTCTCGGTGCTCGACGACGAGAACACCAAGTACGCCTGGGCGGTGTGTGGGTCACGCAAGACCTACGACTTCTACACCGCGCTGCCGTTTGCCGACCCCACGGTCAACCCGACGTCGCGGCCACCGGTCTACGGCCCGCTCACCCTCGGCCTGTGGATCGGTCTGTGGAGCGGAACAACCTTCACCTTCAACTCGACAGGTCTGCAGTTTTACGCGATCTGCTATCCCGGAATTGTCTGAGAGGAGTTTGCTGATGTCGGGACTTCTCTACGTGGGGCGCACCCCGTCGGCCTCGCCGGACATCGAGACCCGCAAGGATGTCGAATCCGTTCTGACCAGCGGGGTGTCTCGTGGCTACGTGGACACTCGGGTGGCGGACCTGAGTGCGTCCAAGGCCACCAAGGTCTATGTGGACAGCCAGGACAGTCAGTTTGCCACTCCGGACTTCTATCAGAGTCGCGACGAGCTGCTGGTGCCGAACGCGGCCAAGGGTGCGGCCAACGGGGTGGCTAGCCTCGACGCCACCACGCACGTGCCTGCCGCGCAGGTACCGGTGCTGGGCCTGGGAATGCTGCGCGGTCCGATCGGGCCGAGCAATGTCAACTTCGCGGGCACCACCGGCACGACACCGCTCAAGATCGCCGAGTGGGCGCCGAGCGTGCTGCCGGTTACCGGTCAGCTGCTGGCCTTCGCGCAGTGCTCGGTGCAGAGTGTGGGCGGCAGGCCGGTGGTGGAGATTCGCGCGGGCAACGCGACTCAGACCACCTACGCCTCCCAGACCCTGATCGCCCAGGGGTATGGCCACTCGTTCTACAACGACTTCCAGATGATCACCATCACGCCGGTCGCGGCCAACGGTGAGGGGCAGGACGGCAATCAGGACGCGTGGGCGGCCACGACCAACCTGCTGGTCAACATGTGGCTCTACGACGACGCCGGGGGCCAGTCGTCGATCGCCGTCGGCCTGATTTACACCGCCTCGCTGTATATCGCGCGCACCGCACTGTGACCTGAGGGCTGACCTCCTCGAATAACTGAGGAGGCAAAGTGCCTGTTTACACCAAGGACAACATCGCCATCGGCATCATCGCCGAGGGCCGTCGTGCGCGTTCGGGTCAGGGCCAACTCGATCATCCGGTTATCTCGGAGAAGGGCATCGTCATCGCCCTGGCCACCGGCCTGGTCGAGTCCAACCTCACGATGTATGCCAACCGGGCCGACCCGGACAGCCTCAAGTACCCCCATGACGCCGTTGGCAGCGACGCCAACAGTGTGGGCGTCTTTCAACAGCGCGCGCCCTGGTGGGGCACCTTGGCCGATCGGATGGACGTTGCCCGCAGCGCGGCGATGTTCTACGGCAGCCTGGCCCGCCAGCGCATTGTTGACAACGCGGGCACGCCCAACGAGAAGCGCTTCGACTACAACACCGACCGGGTCTCCCCCGGCACCTGGGCCCAGATGGTCCAGAAGTCTGCCTTCCCGGACCGCTATGACCAGCGGATGGCCGAGGCTCGGAAGATCTACGACCGGCTCAAGGGTGAGCAGGGTCCGCCGGTAGACACCCCCACTCCGACCGTTCCGAATCCGCCGCAGTACTCCGAATTCATCGCGTTCGGGCGAGGCTACAGCGCTCGCACCCGACCGCCGACCAACTTCTTCATCCACACCGAGGAAGGTAACGGCACCGCCAAGAGCCTGTCGGACTACTGCCAGGGTCAGAACGGCGTCAGTTACCACTACACGCTGCGTGACCGGATCGTCTACTGCCCGGTCGACACCGACTACGCCAGCTGGTCGGTGCTGAGCGCCAACGTCTTCTCGATCAACCTGTGTTTCGCGGGCAGCCGGGCGGCCATGAGTCGTCAGGAGTGGCTGGCGCGCGAGGCCGACATCGAGATCGCGGCCTATCTGGCCGTGCAGGACTGCCGCAAGTACAACTTCTCCACCGAGGTCATCCCGCCTCCCTATGCCGGTAGTGCCCGTCCGGGCATTTCCGACCACAAGTACGTCACTCAGAAGCTCGGCATCGGCGACCACACCGATGTGGGGTCGAATTTTCCGTGGGACGTGTTTGCCAAGTATGTCCGCAAGTATGCCGACGGCGTCTCTGTCGGCGACCCGATCCTGGAGTTGCTCGCCATGCCCACCAATCAGGAGAAGCTCGACTTCATCTTCGCAGAGGAGTCCAAGAAGTTCGCCTCGCGATCGATCTACGCGACCCCGGGCGAAGGTCTGGTCGACACCCGGGCCGGGTTCGTTCTCAATGTCGACGCCATGACGCATCAGGATCTGGTCGAACGTCTGGCCATCCAGTATCACGACGACGACGCCATCGCGCGCATCGTGCGGGTGGCTTCAGGCCAGGGCGCCAATCCCAATGACACCTGGGCCAAGGAGCATGCGCTCACCGTGCTGCAGAAGATCCCCGAAGAGGTCCTCAAGGCCTGGCAGGAGAAGAACCGATGAAGTACTCACCCGCTGAGATCGCCAAGGCGGTCGCGGCCTTTGTCGCCGCGCTGGGCGGCATGGCCGCTGTGTTGCTGGCCGACGCCAACTTCACCAACGTCGTCCCGGCGAACATCATCGCCATCCTGGGCTCCCTGGTCGCTGCCGGTGTGGTTGCCGGGGTGGTCTTCAAGGTGCCCAACGCCGTCACTCCGGAGCAGGCCGTCAAGGGTGCGGTCAAGGGTGGCACCAGCGTGATCAACGACATCATCGACGAGGCGCAGAAGGCCGGGGTGCCGCTGCCGGGTCCGGTGAATGCTGGCATCGACATCGCCCAGCAGCGGGTCACCGGCGCGCTGGAACATCTGCCTGATCTCACCACGCGCACCGCCGTGCAGGAGATCATCAACTCCGTTCTCAAGCCGCGATGAGGGTCCCACCGGTCACCGGGGAGTACGTCGGCCTGGGCCCCGGCGACTCGTCGGAAGAGATCCGCAAGATCAAGGAGTTCATGCGGAAGAAGTTCCGCAGCTACGCCGGACATCTTGCGGACACTCCGCACTACGACGACCAGATGACGGCGGCGGTCGTCGAGATGCAGGGCCGGTACAACCAGGACGGCAAGCTGGCCACCGGCAAGTACACCCCCGGCATCATCAACCTCGAGACCAAGTACGTCATGGGCTACCTGGACCGCCCGGCGGGCCCGGACAACCGTCCGGTGCTGTTCACCGTCTGTGGCACCGGCGTGCCCTGGTGGGTCGGCCCCGACGCCGAGACCGCGCGCCGCGTCGAGGATCTATACCGCTGGCAGCCGGTGGGCTATCCGGCGGCGCCGTTTCCCATGGGCCCCTCGATCGAGGCGGGCAAGGCCGAGCTGCGGGCCCAGATCAATCGCATGGAGCCGGGCTTCGAGCTGCGCAAGCAGGTGGAGCGCAACGGCATGGCGCTGGCGGGATACAGCCAGGGCGCCATCGTTACCAGCGAGGTCTGGGAAGACGACATTCGTACCAGCGGTCCGATCGTGGGCTGGGCCAAGGATCACGTGCTCAAGGCCGTTGCGTGGGGCAACCCGAACCGCGAGCAGGGCAAGGCCTATCCCGACGCCGGAGCTCCGCTGGCCGCTGCCGACAGCGCCGGTATCACCGGGCGCTTGATGACCAACACGCCGGACTGGTGGCGCAACTACGCCCACCAGGGCGATCTGTACACCGCCACCCGGCCCGGTGAGAGCCGCGAGGACAAGGTGGCCATCTGGCAGATCGTGCGGGGCACCAACATTCTGTCCGGCCCTGACAGCCTGCTGCGTCAGTTCCTGGAGATCGCCGAGGCGCCGATTCCCAACGCCATCGCGATTTTCCAAGCCGTGATGGATGCGGGCATGTTCTTCGTCAAGGGCACCCGTCCGCACACGAATTACGACATCGGTGCGGCAGTCGAGTATCTGCGGAGCTGACCTATGGCCGAACCACTCTCGCTGCCCACTTTCCGGCCCATCGACAGCTTCCGCGACGCGGTGCGCAAGGGCCGTCCGTGGGACTCGATCGTCGACTTCGTCAGTCATCCCAGCTTCTGCGGCCAGCGGCTGTACCCCCGGCAGATGACGCTGCTCAAGCTCATCTACCTGGAGACCGAGACCTTCACCGATTACGACCTCACGGTGATCGATGAGTGGGCGCAAGGGTTCAAGAACCGTGCTCATCCCATAGGTGTGCAGCCCGACATCATGGATCGGATCAAGCTGCTCAAGAGTCTGGGCTACACCCACTTCCCGCATGTGCAGATGGTGCTGGGCCGACGCGCGTCCAAGGGCATCCTTGGTGGCCTGGTCACCGCCGAGCGCATCGCCTACCTGTACAGCCTGGGCTCGTGGCAGCAGTACTACAACCAGGTGCCCGGTCAGGTGGCCGAGATCCAGGTGGTGGCGCCCAGCCTGAATCTGGCTGTCACCCGCCAGTTCAAGGACATCCGCAATGCCGTGATGGGCTGTGCCTATCTGCGTGAGCACATCGTCGGTGACAAGATCACCGAGTTCTTCATCCGCACGCCGGGTGACGAGCAGACCATCATCGAGAACAAGCTGGCCGGAGTCGATTCCGATCGCGAGATCGCCACCATCGTCTGCAAGGCCGCGACCGCTGCCTCCACCTCGGGTCGTGGAGGTACCGGCTTTGTGAACTGCTACGACGAGTACGCGCACATGCTCACCGGTACCGGCTCGTCGAAGACCGGCGAGGAGATCTACGACGCCTTCCAGCCTGCGCTGGACCAGTTCGGCAAGGACGCCATGACCTACCTGGCGTCGTCGCCCTACTCGAAGATCGGCAAGTTCTACGAGCTGTACCAGCAGGGGTCGGTCACTCTGCCGGAGTACAACGCGCGCGAGGGCAAGCTGGAGACCCAGAGCTTCGCCGATCGTGCTGCGGCTCAGGATATCGACGATGACGACGGTGGCGCTGTCAGCGTCGCCGAGCCCACGTTCCTCATCGTGCAGCTGCCGTCGTGGGAGCTGTATCGCGACTGGGACAGGAGCAACCAGATCCCGATGCGTCCGGGCAAGCGTCGCGCCTTTGCTCGATGGACCGGGCCGGTGCAGTACCGTCCGGATCCCAAGGGCAGTCCGGACGAGCGGCTGCAAGAGCGTCGTCGACTGCGCAATCCGGACAAGTTCAAGGTCGAGCGTGGCGGCCAGTTCGCTACCGTTCAGGATGCCTACCTCGACGAGAACAAGGTCGACCAGATGTTCCTGCCTCCAGGCTGGCGCGATCCGCTGGTGCCGCAGGACCGGGGCCGATTCTCGATCGCCTACCGTGCGCACGCCGACCCGTCGCGCACCAACGCCAACTTCGGCTTCTGCATCGCTCACCTGGAGGACGCTCCGCCGGATGAGCACGGTTACATCTGGCCGCACGTCATCATCGACGTGCTCAAGGTGTGGAAGCCTGAGGACTTTCCCGAGCACACCCTGGACTATGTGCAGGTGACCGAGGAGCTGGACGCTTACCTGACCAGGTTCCCGACCATCAAGAAGATGAGCTACGACCAGTTCAACTCTGCTGGCCTGATCAGCCACCAGAAGCGCAGCTTCCCCAACATCCGCATCCTGCAGCAGACCTTCACCGAGCAGCAGAACCAGGATCGGTTCGAGAAGTTCAAGAGCGCACTCAACCTGGGGTGGGTGCACAGCTATCGCGACGACTTTGCCGAGGACGGTCAGTCACTGCTGGAGCTGGAGCTGAAGTTCCTCCAGGAGAAGATCTCCGGCTCCAAGATCAAGGTCGACAAGCAGGACATCGGGCCGGTGCAGACCAAGGACCTCGCCGACTGCGTGATGGTGGTGGTCACCGATCTGCTGCACGACAGTCTGGACCGCTGGTACAAGAGCCTCAACCGTGTGGTGGGCGGTTCGACCAACGTGGCCGGACTCAAGAGCGGTCGCGAGACCGAGCGACATGCGATCTATCAGGCCCACGTCGACGAGCACCGACCCTCGACGGCGCACATGGATCCGATGCAGCGATACTTTGCTGATCAGATGGCGCGCGAAGAACGTCGCGCCGAGCGGGCTGCCCACAATCGAGCGGTGCTGGAACGCAACAAGACGGAGAGGATGCGTCGCAATTTCGGATACGGGGCGACGCCGACCAGCCGGACACGCGGGCGATTCTCGTAACGCGGGAATAGCCTGTAGTCCTGTTATAGTTCTGGCTCAGTGCAACAGCATTCACGCACACAGATGAAGGAGCCGACATGAACAGCAAGTCACCTGAACCGCCCCGCTCTCCGGGGTGGTCCCTCACCTTGGCCATCGCGCTCGGGTTCGTCGTGGTCGTCATCGTGCTCCACGCCATCTACACCAACTCCCCGCTGGGCGGATGACCGCGACCGCCCCGCGCCGCCCGACCTCTGAAGAGATCCGCGCGGCCAAGAAGCAGCGAGCGTTCTACAGCGCCAAGGATTTCGAGACCAGCGCCAGCGCGATCGGCGAGATCACGCCTACCGCACCGAATGTCAAGCGCAAGGCCTCGATCGCGGTGGCCGACTACGTGAACCGCAACGGGCTGGACCCGTCGGAGATCCCCGAGCTGCTCATGATGTTGGGCATCCATCCGGATCAGCCTGACTACCAGGACGATGACATGCCGGTGCGCATGCCGCGCCAGTTCAACACCCTGGACCCGATGGGCAAGTAGTGATCGCCGATTTCTACCACCGCCGAGTGGGACGTCTGCGCGAGGAGGTGTTGTGTCTGGGCAAGCGCCTGGACGCGGCGACCACCCCCGAGGAGATCGAGTTGGTCAGCACTCAGGTCCGCGACGTGCGGACCCGTGTGCGGCGGTTGTGTGACGAGCTGGACATCTTCACCGACGGCTCGGAGAGTCTCGACTGCATGGTCGGCAGGATCATGCGCACCCTGTCAGGAGAGGACGTCCTGTGAGTGACGATTCCAACATCTTCGCTGGCGCCGAGACGGTTGGCCAGCTCTTCGATGCGCTCTGGTATGCCGGAATGAGCACTGCCCGGGCCAACCTGCCATCGGACACCACCTGGACCGAGTGGTCTCGCCGGTCGCGCGAGATCGCCGTCGCCGACGCTCACAAGCGCTACGAAGAGCTGATCGCAAAACCGCTGGAGTAGAGGACAACAAGCCTGTAGTTTGGTTATAGAAGAAGGGAGGTGACGAGATCGATGGTGAAGATGCGCGCTAGACCCGAGGCCGTGATCATGGACATGGACGGCACTCTGGCCGATGTGTCGACGATCCGGCATCTGGTCGATGGCATCAATACCAAGAAGGACTTTCACGCATTCCACGCGGCCTCGGAGTTCGTCCCGGCCAACAAGCAGGCCATCGCCTTCGGCAAGCGTCATCATCGCAAGGGGCGCAAGATCCTGGTGGTGACCGCGCGCAAGCAGATGTGGGAGCAGGCCACGCTGAACTTCCTCGACCGTGAGGTCGTCCATCACTTCCCGGTCGTGCTGCCGATCTTCATGCGCGGCAATGACGACAATCGCAAGGACGTCGAGGTCAAGCGGGACATCCTGGCCGTCATCCGGGAGCGTTTCACGGTGGTCGCGGCCTGCGACGACAATCCGTCGATCGTTTCACTCTGGGAAGAGGAGCAGATTCCGGAGATCGAGGTCGTTCCGGGCTGGGATCACGATGCTGCTGCACGGTACGCGGTCGCTGCAAACCGTGTGCGCAACCTATAGAATCCTGCTACAGTCCAACTACAGTCACACACACAGTCAGAAGGACGTCCTGCATGAGACTTCTCGCCCACAGCATGCGATCGCGCACCGCGCTGGTGCAGCACGAGCCCGACGGTCCGGCCTTCCTTTATCAGTTCGGCCCGGTCGACACCTATTCGAGTGTCGAGGATCCTGAGACCTGGTTCGTGCCCAAGGGCTGGATCACCGAATTCCCCGACGGCAACGAGTTCGCCACCATTCGTCAGCTGCGCACCCACGTCATCAACACCGTGGCAGGAGTGAGGGTCTGATGGCTGATCGATGGAAGGGCGAGTGGCTCGTCGAGGTCGACGAAGAGGGTCGTGTCATGCTGCCGAATCTGTATCCCGGCGCACCCAGGCCTACCCACTATCGGATCTCCAAGCCGCACTACTCCCAGAATCATGGCGAGCTGATCCTGGTGCCCATGAAAGTGGCCACCGCCGAGGATCTGCGTCCGGAACCCCCTGCGCCACCGGAGTCGTCGGAGGAGCCGCGTCCGGAGCCGGTCGATCTTGGTGACCGTGCGTTCAACCCGAACTACACCCTGATGGAGGTCCAGGCTCTGCGATACCCCTGCCCCTACTGCAGGGTCAAGGCTGGAGAGGACTGTGTGGCCAGCCCCAGCGGACGCAAGCTGGTCAACTATGAGGGGACCCGCAACGTGCATGCCAGGCGTATGGATCTAGCAGCAGAAGGATCGGACACACAATGACGACGTTCCGCGAGGCAGTCAAGCTGATCACCGAGGCCAAGGTCTACACCGATCTGTTCCCCGACGTCGATGTCATTGGCCATGTGTACCGCTCGCTGGCTTCTGCTGTGCATCCCGATCGGGCGTTGTCCGGCCAGCACGCTGAGGCCACCAGAGCCTTCCATCGGCTCAACGAGTTCAAGGTGACTGCCGAGAGGATGCGTGACGAGGGCCGGTATGGCGAGCCGGAGATCCTGGCCAGCATCGCCAGTCGCGACGGCCTGCACATGGTTACCGCATCGTGTGGCGAGGACGAGATGGCGGTCTACTTCCGGGCCATGTCCACCACCAAGCAGCACACACACACCTTCACCAGCATGCTCAAGGTGGCCAAGAGCGCCAAGGACAACGATCTGATGGCCCAGGAGGCCAAGGCGCTCAAAATGCTGCACACGCCGCCGGAAGAGGGCAATGCGTATGCGCTCACTCGTCACTTCCCCAAGCTGGAAGACACTTTCCTGCACTCGGAGGGGCGCCGCCGGGCCAACGTGACGCCGTACTTCGAGCACCATCGTTCACTGGCCACGCTCAAGAAGATCTACGAGGCAGGCCTGAATCCCGTGCATGCGGTCTGGATCTTCCGGCGCCTGCTGATGGCCCTGGGCTACGCTCACGATCGCGGTCTGGTGCACGGCGCCATCACGCCGGACAACATCCTCATCGAGCCCCGTGATCACGCTGTGGTGCTCATCGACTGGTGCTACTCTGTGGTTATCGACTCAGAGTCGAAAACCCACATCAGGGCGGTGGTGCCGATGTATCGGGACTTCTATCCTGCCGAGGTGCTCGCCAAGGGCCCAGCCACCCCGGCCACCGACCTCTACATGGCCGCGTTCCTCATCCGTTGGCTGATGGGCACCCGCATCCGTCCGGTCTTCCGGACCTTCTGCAACGGGGTGACGCTGGAGAGTCCGCGCTCGCGTCCACAGAACGCATGGGCGCTGCTCAAGGAGTTCGACGAGCTGCTGGAAGGCCTCGGCTCCCCGTACTACCCTCGCAAATTCGCAGAACTCGTTCTGCCCCAGATGTAGTACCGAACAACAATCACACAGCAAAGGAGAACATCATGGGTTCAGGAGCATGGGACAGCTATACGTACACCTCGCACGTCGCGGCCAAGGCCGCAGCGGGCAAGTCGACCTTCGACTACACCGACCAGATTCGGTCGGGTAAGACCTCGGCCCAGGCCAACAGCCTGCTCGACCCCAAGGTCAAGGCTGGTGACGCCTCGCCGTTCGCGGGCAAGGTGATGCGCGAGGTGGTGATCAGCGCCGAGCACCCCAATCCGACGCCGATCGCCATCGTTCTCGATGTCACCGGGTCCAACTTCACCGCCGCCATGGCCGTGCACGCCAAGCTGCCGCAGCTGTTCGGCCTGCTGCAGCGCAAGGGCCTGATCGAGGACCCGCAGATTCTCATCGCGGCCACCGGGGATGCCAACAGTGACCTGGTGCCGCTGCAGGTCGGCCAGTTCGAGTCCGACAACCGCATCGACGCCATGATCGAGGCCATGTACCTCGAAGGGTGCGGTGGCGGGCAAGCGCACGAGACCTACGAGCTTGCGGCCTACTTCCTGGCCCGGCACACCTACCTGGAGCCGTGGCACAAGCAGGGTCGCAAGGGCTATGCCATCTTCATCGGCGACGAGAAGCCCTACGACCGGGTGAAGGCCTCTCAGGTGCGCGCCCACATCGGCGTCGACATCGAGGCCGACGTGCCCACCACTCAGGTCTTCGAAGAACTCAAGGAGCAGTACGAGCCGTTCTTCCTGTTCCAGAAGCAGGGCAGCTATTCGGAGAGCCAGGTGCTGCCATCGTGGCGCAACCTGCTCAACGAGCAGGCGGTGACGCTGGAGGACCCCAACAACGTCTGCGAGTTCATCGCGGGACTGCTGCTGCTGCGCGAGGGTGGGCTGGATCTCGACGAGGTCGAGGACGAGCTGCACGACGCCGGATTCAACACCACGGCCATCCGCAGCGCGTCCAAGACGCTGGCGCTGGTCGGCGCCGGAGGCTCCGGTGGCGCGGTGGCCAAGACCGACGGCAGCCTGGGCCTGGACGACGACTCGACCGGGGCTGATCGACTGTGAGCGCCGAGTGAACAAGAAGAAGGCCTACATCGTCACCGACCTCGGGTACGGCGATGCGGGCAAGGGCACCACCGTGGACTGGCTCTGCGGTGGTGACCCCTCCACCCTGGTCGTTCGCCACAACGGTGGCTCTCAGGCCGGACACAACGTGGTGCTGGACGACGGCACCCACCACGAGTTCAGTCAGTTCGGCTCGGCCTTCCTGCACGGGGCGGTGACCTTCCTCAGTCGGTACGTGATGGTCAACCCGCTCGACATGATCGAAGAGGCCAAGCACCTCGACGAGGTGAGTCAGCTCGAAACCACCGATGCGCTGAGCATGATGTTCGTCGATGCCCAGGCCAAGGTGGTCACGCCGTATCACGTCGCACTGCAACGGCTGAGGGCCTACGCCCGGGGCGGGTCGTGCGGTAAGGGTATCGGCGAGGCCGTGCGTCAGCACCTGATGATGCCCAATCTCACCATTCGGCTCGGCCACCTGCGCGACCTCTCCCTCAGGACTTCGCTAGAGCAGCTGCGTCACTATTTGCTGAACGTGGCTGAGGGGATAGGCCGCAATGAGGGCGACGACAGCTTCATCGACCGCACCGTGCTCGAAGACCGGCATCTGTCGTCTCATCTGGCCGAGCGATACTACGCCTGGACCAAGCGGGTGGGCATCGTCAATCGTGGTGACGAGTGGCTCGGACACTTTCTGCACGGAGGCCATACGGTGATCTTCGAGGGCGCCCAGGGTGTGCTGCTCGATGAGTGGACAGGCTTTCACCCGTACACCACCTGGTCGACGACCACCCCACAGAATGCGCTGGCCCTGATGGCTTCGGCCCGGTCTCAGGTCGCGCCGATCAGTCTGGGTGTGGTCCGGTCCTACGCCACGCGTCACGGTGACGGTCCGTTCGTCACCGAGGATCCCGAGTTGAACTTCGACGAGCCGCACAACCACGAGGGCATGTGGCAGGGCAAGTTCCGTCAGGGTCACCTGGACCTGGTGGCGCTGCGCTACGCCGCGAGTGTCTGCGGCCAGCTCGACGGCCTGGTGGTCACCCATCTGGACCGGGACAAGTGGCGGGGCCGTGACTTCCAGGTGTGCGAGCGCTATCTCACCGACACCGGACTGGTGGTTTCTGAGATCCAGCCGCCTATCCAGATCGGCATGGGCCCCCGGATCAAGCAGACTCAGGTCCTGATGGGCGCCAAGCCGGTCTATGACGACGACGACATGCATCTGACGCTGGACGGCCTGCTGGATCGCTTGGGCACCATCGCACCGGTGGTCGCGGGCTCCTGGGGTCCGACGTCCAAAGACAAGCACATTCTCAAGGAGGGGGTCATCTGATGGACAAGACTACGATCATTGCGTTTGCTGGGATCGCCATCATCATCGCGGTGTCTGTTGCTGTGGGGCGGGTGATGAACCGATGAAGCTCACTCATAGCCAGCGCGCCACCGCGCGCCACCTCGGTATGTCCGAGGACGACTATCTCAAGCGCGACCGACTGGTCGACCTGACTCGCAGCACCATGCTCAAGGTGCACGCGCAGCTGGCCGAAGCCCTGGCCGAGCACGACCGTGTCGGTGCTGAGCTTGGCGACCATGCGCCCAGGATCCTTGTCGAAAGCGTGCGCGAGATCCAGGACAAGGTGGACGACTACTTGCGCTGCAGCGGCTGCGGGGTGCATCCCGGTCAGCGTCATCAGTCCGGCTGTGATGTGGCCCGGTGCAAGGGGTGTGGGTGGCAGGACATCTCTTGCGACTGTGAGGAGAAGTCTGACGAAATGACCCTGTGGACCGGGGAGTGGCCGGGGAAGGCCGAGGTGGCCGAGTACCAGCTGCTCGACCTGAACATGCTGGCCGTATTTCAGGCGCGTGGCCTGCTGGTCTGGGACCGCGATGACGAGCGCCTCTACCAGTCGCCGAATCATGACGACGAGCGCTGGCAGACCAAGGTCGCCGAGTATGTCGAGGCAGAGCAGAAGATGAGCGACGAGATCATGGCCAACTGGCACAGGAGCTGGACCCCGTGATGAGTGACACTAACCGTCTGTTGCAGGACGCGCTGGATGCTGCTCGTGACGCCGACAGCGATTTGACCGACTGCCTGCCGTTGCCCGATGACCTCGACGAGTTCCTCGACGAGTGGGACGTCCCTGCCGAGGACCGCGAGATGTTCAAGGGTCTCGCTGCCGAGTTCGAGTCGGTGGTCATGGCGCTGGACGGGCTGATACTCCGACTGCGCGAGAAGATCGAGGCGCGAAAATGATGGCGCTGGTGGCTCTGGTGCTGAGCCTGCCGCCGATCGATCCGGGACTGCCCACCCCGCCCCCGCCGCTGCCGACCTACATCGTCGAGGACGACGGCACCCGTATGCAGTGCGGGCCGAATTTCCGCTGGTGCTGGGACGAATCGCCACGTTCATAATCACCCTATAGCGGCAAGCTCGTGGTAGTCTGAACAAGACTGATCACCAAGACTTTTCGCCCTATAGCACACACGCAAGGAGACACACACAATGAAGCAGCTCGGATTTGGCTCGCTCAACTCCTCCATCATCACCAACGCCAGAGACCTGAACCGGCTGGCCAACGGCAGCATCATTCGCAATGAGTGCGACACCTCTGCCGGTCCCGACCAAGGTGTGCACTTTGTCAAGACGCCCTTGGGCTGGCGTTACAGCGATCCCAAGGGCAAGCCCACAACCTGGGAACTGTTTCCCTCTGACGCGATCCATCTGCCGGTGCAGGTGGTTCATCGCGTGTCCGAGTTCGAAGACGTCAGCGAGATCACGGAGAACAGCCCACACACACAGAAAGAGGACTCCAAGATGGACACGGATTCGACGCCCTCAGCCGCGAGCACTGCCATGTCGGTCGACTCGCGGTACGTTCTGACCACTCCGTACCGGGAAGATCTGCGCTACGAGTTCACCAACGCCACCGACGCCGAAACCGCCGCCCGTATGGCCAATCGTCTTGTCAGGGCCGTCTGGGAGGTGGAGTCCGTCAAGACCGCCGTCCAAAGGCAGCTCCACCTCACCGTCGATCGGGACGGGACGGTGACCAAGCCATGACCATCAGAGTCAAGATCATCGCTTCTTCTGGCGAGATGTTCGAAGCCACCAAGCTGGCCGTCGACCTCAGGAGGAGGCATCCCCGCCTCCAGGTGCACCAGCCGATGGTCGACTACCAGAGTGCTTCTGATTCCGAGTCCGCATCTGATTCCGAGTCCGCATCTGAGTCCGCATTCGAGCGCACCTTCATCGTGGCCAACGCGCGTCATGCCGCAGACATCACCCAGCGCTTCGACTTCGGCAAGTGGCACGATCATGCTCTGCAGACCGCCGAGATCTTGCACGAGGTCACCGGCGACACCTGGTTTGTGCTCGCCGAGCGCCAGGTGACCACGACCGAGACGGTCTTCTATGCCGCCTACGGTTTCCAGGACTAAGGAGCACGAGTTGTGATGAGTGATCTTCCCCTGTACCCGTCCTCCTACGAGACCGAGCGCTTCGTGGTGCAGGATGCGTCCGACACCGGCGCCCAGTACGTCTTCGACTTTGGGGTCGACGGGTTCGGCGCCCAGGCCTGTGCCGATGCTTTGGCCGAGGTGACCGGCAGGTCCTGGTGCGTGATGCGCAGCACGGTGGTCACAAAGACCTACATCCTCAGCAGGGTCGGGCCC